CACGTGGTCACCCCCAACCACAACATCACCGAGGCGTCGGGCTACCTGACCCCCGGCTCGCTCTACAGCGCGGTCGCGATGACCGACCTGCACGAGCTGCCCTCGGCCCGGATCCTGATCAACCCGTTCGACTTCCGTGACATGTACCGCTGGGACATCAACCAGACCGGCTGGGCCTTCAAGGACCGGGTCGTGGCCGGCGAGACGATCACCAGCTTCGGCGAGTTCCAGATCCAGCGCTCGATCATCGTCCCGCAGGCGAAGATCTTCCTCACCCCCGAGCCCAACTTCCTCGGCGTGTTCCCGGTGCTCTACAGCCTGGACGTCGAGGAGAACCACAACGTCGAGGCGTTCTGGAAGGGATGGGTCTTCGACGAGATGGTCGCCATGAACATCCTGAACCCGCGCGGAATCGCAACGATCACGAAAAGCTAGTTCCTAACCCTCCCGAAGGAGGGTGATGGACAAAAGCTAAGAGAGCCCCTAAGGTGAAGGTTCCGGCCGACACCGAAGGGGCTCTCACATGTCTGAGGGTAAGCGCTACGCGCAGAACACTGCCAAGCAGGCCCAGGCCTGCGAGCTATATCAGCAGGGCAAGCCACTCGACTACATCGTCAAGACCCTGCAACTCGACTTCTACCGGCTCAGGGTCGCCCTCGACCGAGCCGGCCTCCGGAAGTACCGAGAAGACGAGAAGCCTCCGGATACCTGTCCTTGCGGTAAGAAGACAGGGGTCCCAGGACAGAAATTCTGCTCCCATGATCATCGCATGGAGTATGGCCGTACGAGACAGGCCAATCCTGATAATTACGTGACTTTTAATTGTCTCGGATGTGGCGAAGAAATCACCCGGTACAAGAAATACGGGAAGGGCTACAATAAGTACTGCTCGAATGAGTGCGCCGCCAAGCACACGAGGACCAAGCAGCACATCGTCGTTGATGATGCCGTTGTCCTCGACTCGGGCTATGAGGCGCTGTTCTGGGGGCTGTGCTCGCTGTGGAAGCTCCCGGTCGAGCGGGCCGACCGCAGCCTGGCCGTCCGGGTCGGCGAAGACGGGTGGTACTGCCCGGACTTCTGGCTGCCGACCCTGGGCCTGTACGTCGAGACCAAGGGCTTTGAGGATGATGACGACCGGGCCCGGTACGCCGCCTGGCAGGATGCCGGGTACCGGCTGCGGGTGCTAGACAGAGATGACTTGCTGCAGGTAGTGTCATCTGAATTGTTTCTCTCGCTAAGGAGTTCAGATGAAGACGCCCCAGTCTCCGGAGGTGAACATGCACCAGCGTCGTGAGCGCGGCCGGGCTGTCATCTTTCTGTCGCTTCTCGCTTTCGCCCTACTTACCTGGGGCTAGGCTCCTTCCATGAGCCGATCCAAGAGGAAGCTGCGTCATGCTCAGGCTGAGCTAACCCGCGAGCAGGCGCGGGCGCTCCGGGATAATCGGCTGGCTGACCTGCCCTGGTGGCGGCAGCCGACTCTCGGCGCAATGATCTCAAAGCTCCTGGGACGCTGACGCACGGCGCAAAAGCAGAGGGCCCTGGTTGAGTCCAGGGCCCTCTCGCTGCGGTCAGGGGGCTGTGCCCCCGATCACGGACGCTTCCCTCGTCAGGCCATGTCCGCCGTTCAGCCGCCGCAACGCTGAGGCTGCACGTCCCGGAAGCGAGTCGGTGCCGAGGGGAATGCCTCAGCAGGCCGCATGTCCGGGCCGTGCAGCGGGGGCGGGTGCCGAGTTCGCCACGGTCCCCCTTGCGCCTTTCCCCGTAACCAGCCAGCCTCACTGGCAGAGGCGGCCTGAGCCGCGTGCACCTGAGAGCTGCGTTACCGCCGGGCCTTGCACGGTGGCGCTTCGGAACTGACACGAAGCTACCAAGGAACCTTGTATCTGTCAAGCTGCGGTACGATGGCCTCCTGGCTCTGCCGGGCGGTGGCTGGCCGCACTGCTGGGGGCAGGAGTGCTCCCCCTCCGCCCGGCATCCGGGCTAGGCTGCCGCCATGCCTCCCATCCTGAACATAGAGGGTTACTGCCCGGCCTGCGGGGAACGCGAGCTGCATCGCATGAGCGGCGGCATGATCCAGTGCCTGAACCGCTCGTGCCCCGGTCCGGGAGCAGTCCAGAACATGCTCATGGCCTCCCGTCCGCCGGATCCCCCCTCGGTGCTCGCGACCGCAGCTGACCTGCTGGCAGCTGAAGATGAAGGACGCCCCCTTTTCCTGCGGCCGATGCTCATGCACCTCGGGAATGTCCTGCATGGCCGGGGCCTGAAGCTGCCCTACCGCGTTGAGCTGGAGATTACCGCAGCTGACGACTCCTCGCTCCAGATGACCCTGGAGCGCGCGGTTAACCAGCAGCGCATCCGGCCAATCGAAGTCACTCCGTCCTTCTATCGCAGCTAGCCACCGTCGTGATTACCGCTGCCGCCCGCTGGCTCAGCCTGCTGAGCGCGACGCCTGATGCTGTCCGCTCCTGGGACTACCTGCAAGCCCGGCGCCAGCACCGGCGTGAGCGGCGTCGGCACGAGGCCCTGCTGCTCCTGACGGAGTACCACGGTAACCAGGTGCGCTTCCAGTGGCAGGCCGCGCACTACTGTCCCTGGCACGGCTTCCCGCCCGCCGGGAGCTATCGCGAGGCGCCTTATCCCGGCATGGTGCTGCGGGTGCTCCCCTGCGGCTGCCAGCGGCTGCCGGACGAGCTGACGCGCCTCCTGATCTCGCATTAGGCTGCAGCCATGGCCAGACTCCCCAGCGAGCTTTACGTGATCCAGCAGAACGACGGCATCGTCACCCTGTCCGAGGACGGCAGCCAGCGCGAGATCGCCCGGTTCGATCCGGCCGACGCCAATGCCACTGCCCGTGCCCAGAAGACCATTTACGACAGTGAGCTGTCCGACGAGGACAAGTGCTTCGCGCACTTCTGGTCCGGGTACTTCCACGCCCATGCCGGCGGCGAGCAGCCCTCCGCTGAGCCTTCGATCTCGGAGTCGCTCATGGCCGGGGCCATCATCCATGCCCTGACTTCCGGCACCTGGGAGCAGGAGCAGACCCGGCTGCACGTCCGGGTTCCGATGAAGGCGTGTCCCGGATTCGAGGTCAGCTCGGACTCCTTTCCCGGCCAGCGGTTCCGCGTCGAGGTCCGCGAGGTGATGTCGTGAGAGTGAACGTGAATGGCCAGGTAATAGTCGTGACCGGGTGCGAGGGGCTGTCGCTGGGCGCCATTGCCACGAAAGCACGTTGGCAGACCGGATATGGCGAGATTCCCTTTGACTGCTGGGAGATCCGGACCGATAACGGCATCCTGCTGAATCCGTCTTCCAGGCCGGGAGCAATTGACATGATCTTCGTGAGCAGACTGGCGGCCATCGGTGGCTGACAGTACTCCCGAGTCCGAATATGACTATCCGCGAACGAACAGCGGTCCCCTCTGCAATGCCGAGGAGTCCGGCTATCTCGCGAGCACCGACGTTTACTGCCCGTTCTCTTCTGACGGTGCCTGCACTTCGGGCTGCCCGACCAACCGGGAGCGTGCCTGCATCCTCGGAGAGTGAGTTTCTGACCGAGCAGTGCAGGATTCCTTGATAGGCTCTGGTCATGACGACACCTCCAGGCCGGCCGGACCACCCGGACTTCCAGCTGATCAGCCACGCTCTGCTCGGCATAGACGCACGATCCGAGAGCGGGCAGGATACCTCGCAGATCCTGGACGGCATGATCGATCCGGACTCCGCGCTCTATGCCGCGGTCCAGCGGGCCAGCTTCGCGGCGAAGAAGCTGCCGAAGCTGCGCCCTCATCTCAGCGCCCTGGCCGGAGCCTGGCTCGACGGCCTGCTGACCGGCCTGCATGTCCAGCAGGAGAAGACTCCGGCCCGCGCTCCGGGCAACCCGGAGGCTGCTGTCGCCGGAGAGCTGGTCCGCGAGATCCTCGAAGCGCTCTGCAGGCAGAAGGGGATCTCCCTGGACAGCGAGGCTGAGCCCGGCACCCCGGCCCGCAACTTCGAGCTGGCCCTGCGGCTGGGTATTGGCGAGGTCTTCGGGATCACCTAGGCTGCGCCCATGAGCAACTCCGAGCGCGTGTACGAGGGCACCCTGAACTGGCCGCTGTCAACGCTGCCCGACGCCATTACCTGCCGCGCCCCGGCCGGGGAGTCCCTGCCCCCGTGGGGCCTGGTCGAGGACGAGCCGCCGCCGGAGAGCCCGTGCGGCCAGGTCATCTTCCCGTCGGGGCCCGATCCCCGGACCCTGGCCGGGATCAGGGACGCGATCGAGCGCCACATGCGCGAGGCCCATGGCGAGGAGGTCTGACTGCCGCCATGAGCCCGGCAAATCATCCCGGCTGCCCGCTCAGGTCTACCTACGTCAAGATGATCTCCAGCGCGGAGTGCGAGGACTGCGAGGGGTTCGAGGAGAGCAGCCTCGGCAACTCGGCCGAGCACCTGCGGATGCTCCGGCAGAAGGCCAGCGAGCACGCCGGGGTTGCCCACCACCGGGTGACCATGCACCTGGCCCAGGACGTGATCATCGAGCCCATGCACCCGCAGACCAGGGAGAAAGCACTCAGGGGCCTCCCTGATGTCGGCGCCGGGGTTTAGGCTGCCGCCCATGACACAGATCCCCGCCCCGGCCAACCGGATCAACCACGTCGTCATCGTCGGCGACGAGTCGGGCTCGATGAGCCGTCACGCCCGCTCCTTCGTCCAGGTGTTCGATAACCTGGTCGCCGATCTCGTCGATACCTCAAAGGACCTCGACCAGGAAACCCGGATCTCCTTCTACGCATTCGCCGATGCCAGCGATATCCGGTGCCTGATCTGGGACAAGGACGTCCTGCGCGTTCCCAGCATCGGCGGCCTCTACCGGCCGCATGGCGTTACCGCGCTCATTGACGCCTCCTGCCTGGCTATTGACGATCTCAGCAGGACACCGGTTATGTACGGGGACCATTCTTTCCTGTTCCTGTGCCTGACTGACGGCATCGAGAATGACTCGCGGCGCAATACCGCCCGCGATCTGGCTGACCGCATTTCCGCGCGCCAGGACAACTGGACCTGGGGCATCTTCGTGCCCGACCGGGCGGGCATGAGCCGGGCGCGCCAGTACGGCTTCCCCGAGGACAATGTCTCGATCTGGGACACCACCTCGACTGCCGGGTTCGCCTCGGCCGGCAACCTGATCCGCGAGAGCGCCCAGGTCTTCATGCAGGCCCGGTCCCGCGGCGAGCGCCGGGTCAGCTCCCTGTTCCGGGTCAACGCCGTGAGCACCGAGCAGGCCCGGGCCTCGCTTATTCCGCTGGCCGACAACACCTACCGGCTGTACCCGGTCACCCAGGAAGCCGACATCGCCGATTTCGCCCAGGTGGCCACCGGCGTGCCCTACCGCAAGGGCAGCTGCTTCTACCAGCTGGAGCGGGCGGTGACCATCCAGGACTACAAGGGCGTCATCGTCGAGGGCTCCGACGGGCGCCTGTACACCGGCGGCGCCAACGTCCGCCAGCTGCTCGGCCTGCCCGAGCAGGGCAGCGCCCGGGTGCGCCCGGCCGGCCACGGGTGCACCGTGTTCGTCCAGTCCACCAGCTACAACAGGAAGCTGCGTCCCGGCACGCGCCTGCTCGTCATGAGCTGAGCGGCCGGAAGGTGTGGATGAGGCAGGCTCGCCCCGAGGGGCTTCCCCGGTTGTGCCCCGAGTGCCCGCAGCCGGGCCCGCGGCTGGTCATCCTCGCCCGGTACTGCGGGGTCTGCAAGATCAGCCACCAGCAGTGGGGCTGCCCGGACTGCCGCGCCATGTGGTGGCCCCCGCTGGAGTAGGCTGACGGCGCCAGCTGGCGGGAGAAGCAGATAAGTCGCATCGGCAAGCCGGGCTGGTTACCGTGCCGCCTCACGGGTTCCCGCCAGCTGGCCTGCTACGACTCAGGGAGCTGATCATGGCAGCACAGCAGGGCTGGGAGCAGGCCGCCGCCCTGGAGGTCGAGGAAGACCCGCTCACGCTGGAGTGGAAGGCCGAGGCGCACCGCCGCACGGTCGAGGCCCAGCTGAGCGAGGCCGCCCGGCGGGCCGACCCGGCCCCGAGCCTGCCCGTGCGCCCCCGGTGAGTCACCTCGACATGCAGGCCGCGGTGACTACCTGGGTAGCCGAGGCCGTGCAGGATCTCGCCTTTGACCTGGAGATCAGCTACTGGATCATGCTGAACGTCCACACGGCCTTCCCGGTGGCATCCGTCATGCTGACGGTGACCAGCAACGGGCGGTCGGCCTGGACGACTCCGATGGCCGCGGTAGGGCGCTGGCCCCCGGACCGCCTGAGCGTGCGCGAGGCAGTGGGCGACGGGGTACGCCAGATCCGGTCGTACCTGGCATGAGCGTCACCGGCGAGGAAGCCGTGATCACCATCACCATGAAGGGCCTGCGCAATGCTGACCAGGCTGTCGCCCAGGTAGCCACGTTCGTCCACCGCAGCCTCTACCAGGTCCACGGGACTCAGGAGTTCGAGGTCATCATCGAGGCACCTGACCAGGCATTCAGGAAGGTCATCTCCCATGAGCGAGGCTAGCGAGATCAACCACGGCAGCCACACCTACCGCCTGGCTACCGAGACGGTCCTGGGCCTTTACACCCAGCTGCGCCGCAATGGCGACGAGAAGACCGTGAAGATCGAGACGCGCCTGGTCCAGGAAGACGGCTCGGTCTTCGCGATGCGCCTGACGAGCATGCCAGGGGGCAGCGGGCCCGAGATCCGGCTAACTCCCGTGACTTATCCCCGGGAATACGCCTAGGATCACTTCCCGAAGGAGGTGGAGTAGGTCCTAGCACTGAGCGCGCCCTGGTCCCTTTCGCCGGGCGGCCAGGGCTCCTCAGCTCTCACGCTGCTAGGGTCCCCTGCATGCACGCGCCCACCGACATCCTGATCCGGACCGCCAACCCGGATATTCTCCAGCAGACCCTCCAGCAGCTCCCTGGCGTAAGGGCCTCCCTGCTGGGCAGTCCCGGACGCTACGAGCGCGAGGACGGCTGCTGGCGCGCCCGCGTGTTCGCCGGGCTGCCCTTCCTGGAGTTCGCCTTCGAGCAGCAGGGCTACGGCGAGATCGTCCGCGAGGCGGCAATCCCGTGACCAGGGGAACCGCCGCCCGGTACGGCACTGAGGAGTTCCGCCAGATCGCCGAGCGCGCCACGATCCTGCGCTGCGAGGTCGGCTCGGGAGCCCACGGCATCGCCATCCCCGGCACTGACGACCGCGATGAGATGGGCCTGTGCATCGAGCCGCCCTCCCACGTCATCGGCCTGCGCGAGTTCGAGCAGTACATCCGGCGCACCGCCTGGGCCCGCGGCGGCGAGCACGAGCCCTCGCAGGCCGGGGACCTGGACCTGGTCGTCTACAGCCTGCGCAAGTGGATGCGGCTGGCCCTCAACGGCAATCCCTCGATCCTGCTGCTGCTGTTCGCCCCGGATTCTGCCTGCCAGGTCCTGGAGCCCGCCGCCGTCCGCCTGCGCGAGAACGCCGGGAAGATCATCTCTCAGCAGTCCGGCTTCAGGTTCCTGGGCTACCTGCACTCCCAGCGCGAGAAGCTGCTCGGCATACGATCGCCCGAGGTGCACCGGCTGGACCTGGTCCAGAAGTACGGCTATGACACCAAGTTCGCCGCGCACGCGGTGCGCCTGGGCATGCAGGGCATCCAGCTCATGCAGACCGGGCGCCTGCAGCTGCCGATGAGCGAGTGGGACGCCGAGTTCGTGCGCACCATCAAGACCGGCCGCTACCGGCGCGTCGAGGACGTACTGGACGAGATCTCCCGCCTGGCCCGCGAGCTGGAGGAGGCAATCCAGGTCTCGGAGCTGCAGGCTGCCCCGGACCGCGAGTGGGCCGATGAGTACCTGGTCAGCGTTTACCGGGAGCTGTGGGGGTAAATAGCCTTCCATGTACATCGGCGGCGGCGTTCTTCTCCTGATTCTCATCATCGTGGTGATCCTCATCCTGCTGCGCCGGGCCTGACCCCGGAGGTCCTCATGACTGCCCCACAGCCCGCTCCGGCGCCCCGCGCCAGCTACCCGCTCTTCCGCTGGGCGCCCGGCACCTCGCCGGCCTCGCGCGTCCTGCTGGTCCTGGCCTTCGCCTTCGCCATCGCGGCGACCCTGGTGGCTGCCGGGGTGATCACCTTCTCCGGCGGCAACTGGCTGATCCCGGCATCCCTGGCATCGTTCTTCCTCGCCTGGATTGTCTGAGGCGCTAGGCTGCCGCGCATGGACAAGAATGAAGCGCGGCAGGTCATCCTCAGCTCCCTCCGCCTGGCCCGCGAGCGCGTTACCGGCGACACCCTGCAGGTCAAGGCACGGCGCCTGGCTGAGCTGAACGAGGCCATCGGCGAGATCGCCGCCTGCCGGGTCCCGGCATCCTCTCCCCTGTCGGCAGCCAGGGTGCGCGAGCTGCTCGGCGACCCTGAAGGCCATCACATCAGCGAGGCCGTGGACGCCTGGGCTGCCGTGTTCAGCATCGCCGGGCCCGAGAGCGAGGGCCCGGCGACTGCGGGCGTGCGCTTCCGCGAGGCCGACGCTGAGTCTCCCGAGCTGACCGCCGAGTTCGGCCTGGTGCAGGGAATCCTGCGCCAGCACGACCGCACCGCGAAGGATGACAGCGCCACCCTGCGCGGCACCAGCGCCTCCATGACGTACCTCTCGCCGGTGGGCCGCTTCCGGCTTACCCTGGAGCAGCTTGACTAGCTTGCTGAATGTAATAAACCTTGCTAGCCTTCTGTCAGTTTCCTGACCGCCCAGAGCAAGGAGCACCATGAGCAAGCACCTCGCCCAGCTCGGCCTCGCCGCCGTTCTCGCCGCCACCCTGAGCTTCGCGGCGGCATGCGGCGGGCATGGCCACGCTGCTTCGAGCGCCTCGGCCGAGGCCTCGGCCCTGGCGCACAACCCGAAGATCGTGGCTGCCGAGAACCACTGGAAGCCTGTTGTCCGGGCCTGCGATGCCGGCCAGCACTGGCTCACCCATCCCCTGCGCTCTGCCGAGAACCTGGTGAACTGCTCGACCAGGGGACTGACCGCGCGCCAGAAGAAAGCTGCGGAGCAGTGCGCCAGCACCGGCATCTTCCGCAACGGCCTGCATCAGTCCGCGATACCCAGGGATGAGACGACTCTTGCCCTGTGCCTGGCCAGGGTCGCCCCGCCGAAGGCGAAGAGATGACCACGCAGGCAGCCAGGCCGGGATCCGCTCGCCCTGGCCTGCTGCGCCATCCAGTTGAGCACATGCGGGCGAAGCTGCCGCCGCCGATCATCATGCCGAGCGGTCATGCCGCCCGGTACCGGCTGCTTCAGACGATCACGTGGATCGGCATCGCCGGTGCCTGCGCCGCTGCCCTGGTGGCCGGAGCCTACTTCAACGGCCTGGAGGTCAACTGGCACGTCTTCTGGCTGAAGAGCTGGTGGGACGGCGGCATGGGCCACCTGATCACCTCGCCTAGCTGGCCGCTGTACCGGCACGGTTACCGTGACCAGGGCGAGCCCGAGGTGGCGTTCCTGATCGTCGGGATGATCTTCGCCAAGCGCAAGTCCTGGAGCCGCCGGGCCCCGCTCTGGTACATGATCATCGCCCCGGTACTGCTGCTCGCGCTATCCGCGGCCGGCATCACCGGCGTGATCTGGCTGCTGAACTTCGGCATCCCGCACCTGCTGCACGAGCAGGCGCTGAGCCACTGGTACCTGTTTGCCGGGACCCTGGCCGGCGGCTTCCTGCTCGGGCACATCGTCAAGCCGGTCTGGAGGCCAGCCGGGGCGACGATCAACGGATGGTTCGTTGACTGGTCGGTGGACCGGTACCTGGTCCGGCGCCAGCACGGCAACGGCCGCATCGTCGCTGCCCCGCGCTGGGTCCGGCACTGGTACACCGCCCCGCTGTCCCTGCGCGAGCGGTGGATGTGGCAGGTCAGGAACAACGAGGTCATCACCCGGCACCGGAACCTGCCCCGGTGGGCAGCCTGGGCGCTGGCTGCCATCGGCGCCCTGTTCCTGCTGCTGGTCGCCTACCTGACCGTGACCGGTTTCATCGCCCACTTCTGGATCGGGAGCGGTCACTCGGTCCCGTTCCTTGCCCCTGCGGGCAGCTGACTCCGCCCGTGCCCGTGCCGGGGCGCTGGCACGGGCGGTCCGGCCCCCTCCCGGGTGTCCCACGGGAGGGGGCCTCCTGCTTGCAAGATACAATAATCATTGATAGCGTGATGTCGATCCCTTCACCCGAGCACAGGAGACAGCATGACTACCGAGCGTCAGGAGACCGGCGGCCCGGGCCGCACCCCGCGCAGCGAGATCGGCCCGGCCGTCTCAGCAAACCGCAAGAAGGAGCCGGTGCTCCTGCTCGACCTGTCCACGTCCATGGACTGGTCGGCCACCGACGAGGGCAACGGCAAGGACTGGCCGGACGAGGGCAGCCGACGCGCCATCGTGATCGGGGCCCTGCCCCTGCTGGTCAAGGCCCTGGAGGATCAGGACTCCGAGGCCGCTGCCGAGCAGGCGGGCGGTGATGACGAGGAGGGCGGCCTGCTGACCTTCGGCTTCGCCAACGACCCCGTCGAGATCGGGGACCTCAACTCCTCGAACCTGTCCCGGCGCCTCAACGAGATCCAGTGGGGCGGGCGCACCTACATCATGCCGGCCTGGAAGCTGGCCCTCAAGGACTACGACGAGGAGTTCGGCGACCGCGACCCGGCCGACCAGCCCACCCACCTGGTGCTGGTCATCACCGACGGCCAGGCCGACGACTTCCGCGAGTTCGACAAGGTGATCGAGTCTGCCAGCGCCAAGCGCGTCATCGTCGTCGCGATCGTCGGCCACGGCGCCAAGGCCCGCGCCACCTTCGACGAGTACACCGCCGCCGCCAAGCGCAACACCGCGGCCGACAGGTTCGGCAAGACCCACGTGCGCGTCGTGTCGTTCGACGGCGTGACCGACCCCGCCGAGATCGGCGAGGACCTGGCCACCCTGGCCAGCTAGCCCGGCCCGCGCCCAGGCCAGGGAGAAGTCGCCTGGCATCTTCGCAACTGGGCACGGTACGGAGGAGAGGCCCCGGAGCTGATGCCCCGGGGCCTCTTCCTGTCTCAGGACGGCTGGCCGACGCGCTCGCGCTGAGCCTCGGGCAGCGCATCGCGGGCCGCCTTGAACTCTTCCGCGCTCAGCCCGCGGCCCAGCTCGTTGATCAGGCGCAGCTGGAAGCGCTGCGTGGTCACCCTCCGGTTCAGGATGTCCAGGGCCGCCCGCTGGCGCGCGGTCTTGCCGACCAGGCGGGCCGCGCCCCACCGGGCGTGATCGCCGCCCGCGATGATCTCGCGCAGCGCCGCGATCTCGTCACGGGCCTCGGCCAGCTCGCGCCGGGCGTTCCTCAGGCTGGACTGCAGGTCGGCCTGGGCGGTCCGCTTCTCCTCAGCTGTCATGGTCATGGCGTGCTCCTTCCGCTAGGGCGAGGGGGTACTTCGAGCACAGGCGGGCGGCCTGCGGCTCCAGGGCGACCGCAGTCAGCGCATCGCCGAGATCAGGCTCGTGAAAGGGGACCGCGATGAGCTGGCGGCGGCAGGCGTCCTCCAGCAGCCAGCACAGGGCCAGCTCATCAGGGACAGCCAGGAGCACGAGGGTATTCGAGGAAGCGTGCCAGGCGGAGGTCAGCTCGGGATGAGCGACGGCCAGGTCCAGCGCGGCATGAGCGGCCTGGACAGCCTGGACGGCGAGCGGCAGGTCAGCCCGGGTCACGAGATAGAGCCGTGAGCCCTAGTAATGCGTCATGGCGGCAAGCTAGCCCGGCTGCCCGCGGCATGTCAAGCTGAGCGCCCCCGGCCGGAATCGAACCGGCGACCTGCAGATTTAGAGTCCGCTGCTCTGCCACCTGAGCTACGGGGGCGCGATGCAGGACGAGCGCCCACGCCACGGCGGGAAGATCCCTCATCTGCCGCCCGGGGTCGGACCCCCGGCGGAAGATATCTCCGCGCCTCCACTTGCGGTAGTTACAGCTACCGCTACGAGCCGGGGAGCGGCTCGCGGACGCCCGTCCTGCTGTTCAGCATGCTAGCACGCTGATAAGGTAGATTGCAGCTAGACGGCAGATGCTCTCGGGGGAAGCGCTATCGCGAGAGGGGATCACTCATGCAGACTGACTTTGACCAGGACTTCCGTCGGCTGGCCGCTCGCGGGAGCTTCGTCATCCGGCCGCTCACCCAGTACGCCTCCGTCCGTGACGAGCTGCCCTACCCGCAGGAGGAGAGGTTCCGGCGCGTCGTGGCCCTGGACTGGTGGCCGCTCGGTCACCGCTGCGACCCGATGACGCGCCAGCGCTTCATCAGCGCATCTGTCGCCGCGGTCCTGGTGCTGGCCCTGGAGAGCACCGCTCCCCCGCGCGTGCCGCTGGGTCAGCCTGCCCCGCAGCTGCGGCAACGCCGGGATATCATCGGCTGACATGACTGCCGTCGCTGAGTCGCTCCTGGACCGGGAGATCTCCAGTACCGCCCAGCAGCGGGCTGAGGGTGACCAGCGTACCGACCGGCGCAGGCTGGGCGCCTTCCTGACGATCATCGCCCGGCACGCCGCGGATGCCGCGGACTTCGCCCTGCTGGCGGACGCAGTCATCCCCGAGCAGTTCCGGCAGTCGGCTGACGGCCTGGCCGCGCTGTACCAGCGCCTGCTCGATGCCGATCATGAGCCGGATCCGGGCGAGATCCTGGCGCAGGCCTGGGAGGAGCTGCTGCCCGGCCTGCAGCACAAGGAAGATCTCTTCCAGCGGGCCCGGATCACCCTGGCCAGTCTCGCTGCTGATCTCCGGGAGTGCTACCGCGAGGCGCTCGCCGCGGCGGCCACGGCCTATGTCGAGGCCGGGGGCCTGCTGTCTGCCAACACCCTGGTGCCGCTGACTCCCGAGCAGTTCCCTGAGCTGCCTGGCGCTGTCATCCAGCACCTGAAGTGGCGCCTGGAGGGCGAGGGCTACGAGCCGTCGGTGATCCCCTCGCGCAAGCGCTCCAAGGTCCGGATCTACCGGCTGCGCCAGGACTAGGCTGCCACCGTGCCCGAGATAATCACCAGCTGCCCCTGCCGTCGGCCGCATGAGATGAGCCCCGCCACCTGGTCGGCCTTCCGGCGCGTGACCAGGGGACTGCCGGAGACCGTGGTCATCGAGGTGAATCGCAGGTCCTGGAAGGTGCCCCGGATCTATATCGCGCTGCACTCCGTGCACGGCGGCGACCTGCCGGAGCTGGCCGGGCGCTACGGCTGGGAGGAGCTGGATCCCGGCGAGGCGCAGCCGGACGGCCTGTCCCTGTAGCTGCCATCTTCCTGGCAATGTTTATTGCAGCTTTGTTTGCATCCTGGCGGGAAACCTGACAGGATGAAAGCAACCGGCCAGCATCAGGCGGCCGGCAGCAGCTCCCGGAAGGGGCACGAAATGATCAGGAAGATCTCCGCAGTCATCGCCGCGGTGGTTGCCACCGTCGGGATCGGCGGCGCCGCCCTGGCCAGCACGGCCAGCACGGCCACCTCGCCGACGGTCTTCAGCGGCTGTGTCAACACCAGGACCGGCCGCGTGCTCGACAACGTCTTCACCAGCCCCGCCAACTTCAGGCGCTGCCCGTCCGGCAGCTTCGAGGTGACCTGGAACCAGCGGGGGCTGAAGGGCGCCACCGGAGCGACCGGGGCCACGGGCCCGGCAGGCCCCGCCGGGGCGCCTGGCGCCACGGGTGCCAAGGGCGACACCGGCTCGCAGGGTCCCTCGGGCGTGGTCTCCACTGGCACTACCGACCTGGGCGGCGTTGCCTCGGTCCCGACCGGGGGCAGCTTCGTCACCAATGCCACCGATGTCGGCGAGATCACGCTGGACGCGGGCACCTACCTGCTGAACGTGGACGCCAAGGCTACCCCGCCCTCTGGCGGCACCGGCGCTGTCGAGGAGTTCCCGCAGTTCTTCGTCTACAACGGTACGCCACTCGCCGACTTCTCCAACGACCTGTTCAACGTCGGCTCCGGCGCGCTGGAAAATGGCGCCAACGCCAACATCGACAGCTACTTCAGCGGCTCGGGCGAGATCACGCTGAACAGCTTGACCACGCTGCACTTCTACGCCTTCGGCTACAACAGCGACCGGAGCGCGGGCAGCTACGTCCTGGACGACCTGTCGGTCACGGCCACCCGGCTCAACCCGGCCAGCTAGCCACCACGAGACAATCTTTATTGCATTCGGCTTGCATCCTGGCGGGGAACCTGCCAGGATGCTGCCTGCACCGCGGAGCAGAGAATGCACCCGGCAGCCACGGAGGGGGTAAGCACCAGCGCGCCAGGGGCGCGCATGATCCGCCACATGAACTCTTTCTCGGAGGAAATGCACATGCGCAAGGCAATCTTCACGCGGCTCGCGGCCCCCGTGGCCGCCGTCGTCGCCGTGCTGGGCTTCGGGCTGGCCTCGGCCAGCGCCGCGGGCGCGGCCACCGTCGCCGTCCCGAACGCCGTCAGCCACGACACTGCTGGCCTGGCCGGCCAGTACAAGAACAACGTGGCCAGCGGATGGCGCTACCGCGACGTCAAGACGACCTTCACGGTTACCGCCAACATGGAGCAGCTCGGTAACACGGGCTCCGGGCCGACCGCTGAGTTCGGTGGCGCGGGCGTCCGACTGTGCGACGCGAACAGCGACAACGGCCAGGGCTTCGGCCTGGATAACGGCGTCATCTGGAATGCCCCTCTGAGCGAGTTCCAGGCCGCGGTGGGCTTCGGCGATGGCGTGGACGCTACCAGCACCGACCCCGACCCGTGCGTGAGCACGGGTGCGTTCTCAGCCCCGCATGTTTACCCTGGCAGCGTCAACGCGGCCGGTGTTTCCATCGGGGACAGCATCACCGTGGAGACCTACTACAACCCGAAGACCCACTGGGTGACCTTCACCGTGACCGACAACACCACGGGCTTCACCTCCAACCTGCACTGCTTCGCCGGCTACCAGAACTTCTACGAGGCGGGCGTCGGCGTGCTGGATCTGAACGCGAACGCCCTGGTAGGACCGGCGATCAACCCGATCACGGCCTTCACCGGCTCGCGGGCGACCAACTACGGCGCGAAGTCCGCCGCGACCTCCCTGCTGTCCGACGGCCCGGCTCCGGGCGCGGTCACGGCCCTGAACGGCTCCAACGTCCCGGTGGTCGTGCCCGGTCCCCTGACCGGCGGATCCGCGTTCTCGATCACGGCCGGCATCAGCTAACCCGTCAGCCGGCGCTTCCCGGCCTGCCTGTCTCCCGGGAAGCGTCACCAGCCGGGGCCAGGCGAGCATGTTGCCCCCGTGCATGCTGATGGATCACCCCCCCGATCCTGCGTGGCCCCTTCAGCGGAGCCCGCTCCTGCCGGTGAAAGCCCGGTTCGGAGCGGGCTCCGTCCATTTACCGGGAAGACGGCATGCCATTCTCCTGGTAATGTTCATTGCATGCAGGAATCACTGATCGACCCGGCTACCGGTAAGCCCCGGCTGCTGGCCGAGATGTGCTCCACCTGCGTGTTCCGGCCCGGCAACCTCATGCGGCTGCGACCGGGCCGCCTGAAGGACCTGATCAGGCAGAACACCGGCCCCGAGGCCCAGGGCCTGCACTGCCACCAGACCACCTACGGCCAGAACCCGGAGACGGGACTGGCCCTGTGCCGGGGCTTCTACGACCGCTTCGGCCAGCTGGCCAACTTCATCCGCGTCTGCGAGCGGATCGGCGGCTTCACCGAGGTCGTCCCGCCGGAGGAACATGATGCCTGAGCCCATGATGATGATGGAATTCCGGCCCGCCGCACCCGCCGGCACCACGCCGATGACCGAGCACCTGTGCCCCCGGTTCGGCGTCCGGTACCTGCATCCAGACAGCCCGGACGAGATCCCGATCTGCGGCCACGTGTCCCCGTCCGTGGCCATCGAGCTGGCCCGCCGCCGCGAGGAAGGCACGTCATGAGGATCACCCGCCGCGAGAGGCTGCGCCGTCACTGGTGCGCTCTGCGCCGCCGCTGCTTCGAGTGTGACCTGCGCCGGCCGTTCCACCGGCTGGACTGCTCGCGCATGTTCTTCGGGGATGACGGCCTTGACTGACAGCACGGGCCTCGGCGACCGCATGAAACGCTACGAGGCCTCGACGAGGTTCCGGCTGCCCCGACGTACCTACACGGTCATCCGGGTAGACGGGCGTGCCTTCCACACGCTGCTGCGGGATGCCGACAAGCCCTTTGACTATCCCTTCATGCGCATGATGGAGCACACGGCACGGGAACTGTGCGCGGAAATTCCCGGAGCTGTATTCGCTTACGCCCAGTCCGACGAGATTTCTGTCCTGGTGCATGACTTCTCGTCCATTCACGCCGAGCCGTGGTTCGGCGGGAACGTCCAGAAAATATCCTCGGTCAGTGCCTCTGTTGCCACGATCCATTTCGCGAGAGCTGTTCTTCCCGGGACGTCCTGGGGCCACCGTGCCGCCACTTTCGACGGCCGGGCGTTCACGATCCCGGACCCGGTCGAGATCGGCAATTACTTCATCTGGCGCCAGCGTGACGCCGCGCGCAACTCGGTGATGATGGCAGCTCAGGCTCGCTTTTCCCACGCCGAGCTGCAGGGCCTTAACAGCGGCCAGCTCCAGGAAAAGCTGTATGCCGAGGCCGGGATCAACTGGAACAATTACCCGGCACAGGCCCGCCGCGGCAGCCTCACGGTCAGCCAGGAGTACCGGGTGTCTCACGATGATCCTCCGGTCGCGCCGCACATGGCCGGGGACTGCCTGCACCCGCGGACCTGCGTGCGCCACCGGTGGAGCACGCAGGCGGCGCCGGCCTTCGCGATCGAGCCCGGCAACGTCCTGGCCACGCTGGTCCCGCCCCTGCCGGTGATGCCGGCCCCAGCCGCAGAGGAGAGCTGATGATCCCCGTCGCCGCCGGAGTGTATGCCGAGCTGTTCGACCTGACGCCGCTGCCCGGCGGCGGGTTCCGGGTCAAAGAGACCGAGACCCACTGGATCGACATTGTCCCGATGATCTTCAGCTGGCGGATGGTCACCGTGCCGAAGAACGACCCGCTGACGCGCGAGCGCAGCTGGTGCTACTTCGGGAGGGAGGCCCAGAACTTCATCGCCGCCGTGCTGGCCGCCCAGGCCTGGGACGGCACCGATGGCACGCGCCCGGAGGGCTGGGACAAGGACCTGCAGACCGGGGAGTACAGCCGCCGGAGCGGCCTAGGTAAGGAACCAGTTCACGACCCGGCCGCCGGATGACAGCGTGCTGTGGGTCGGGACCGCCGCGGTGACCGGCACGTTCGGCAGCGGGATGGCCGGCTGGCCGGACGGGGTCACCGTGATGTCCACGACCTGAGGCGTGCCCATGTAGAAGTTCACGGCGCCATTCGGCGTGGTGAACGGGTTGCTCAGCGTCGCCGAGCCAGTCGGGCCCTGGTACAGCGCTCCCGGCACGGCCGCAGCCCTGCCCGGCACGTTGACCGTCACGCTGGCGCTGGCCAGGGTGGTCTTGCCCGGCATCTTCGCGGCATCCAGCACGACCCGCACCCTGCTGCTCATGTCGCTTCCGGGCGCTAGGATCCTGACCGGAGCCGGCAGCTGACGGCCCCTGGCCCGCCGGCCGGAACACCCGGCGGAAACGGACAGTCCCGGTGGGCTTCCCCGCGAGGGGAATCAGGGTTCGATCCCCGTTGTCCTGCCGGAGCGCGAGGGTAAGCCGGGAAGCGGCCGATACCGGTGGCAGCTGGCACTGCCCCGGCCCCGTGCCAGCGGGGGCGGACGGAGGTTCAAATCCTCCTCCTCGCGCTCCCCGGAAGCAGCGTGACCGCGATCATCCCGCCGGACAACCGGGCCGCCGGCCAGACCGGGCACCTCGGTGATCACAACAACATCTCCGACGTGCTCACCGCCATGGCCTCGATCCTGGCTGCCTACCCGTCGCTGGCGATGGGGACCGCCAACCTCGCGGGCGGCACCGTCACCGTCCCGAGCGGCATCGTGACGGCCTCCTCGGTGATCTTCCACGCCCGCCAGTCACCGGGCGGCACGCTCGGCCAGCTGTCGGTTACCGCGATCATTCCCGGCGTCTCCTTCACCATCACCTCGACCTCGGGAAGCGAGACTTCCCAGGTCGGCTATCTCATCGCCACCGGCGCGCCGCCTGCCATTCCCTGACGCTCGGAAGATGCAGGAGGCTTACATGACTGCTGTGACCGAAGAGCGCTCGCGATACGTCCCGGTGATGTGCCGGAACAAGATGGCCGGGCCCACCGTGATCGCCTCGGATCCCAAGAGCACCCACGAGGTGATCTTCTCCGGGGCCGGGGCGCCCGACGGCGGCGATGTCCAGCCGATCCCGGACGAGCTGATCCGCGTGCCGGCGTTCTCGCGGGCGATCTCCCTCGGCATCCTGGAGGTCATCCAGGGCTCCGACAACGAGGCGGTCCGGGCCGCGCTCCAGGTTCAGTCCGATGCCTTCTGGAAGCGCTCGCAGCAGGACAACGAGACTGCCCTGGCCAGCCTCGACGCGCCTGCCGACAATGACCTGATCGCCGTGGCCTGCATCGGGCCGGGCACGCGGCCCGGCACCCGGTGCGAGGACACCATCCCGGTCCGGGCCCGCGAGCAGGACGCCCAGCCGCCGCTGTGCAGCCGTCACCAGTCCCTGGCCTCCCGGTGCCTGCGCCGGGGCACCGGCCCGTGGGAGCTGGAGGAGCTGGGATGACCTGGGCGCCGGGCCGCCCGGACCCGGCGGCCATGATCGACAACTACGACACCTCGGAGACGGCAGGCCCGGATGCGCGCTTCGGCCACGTCGAGCAGGTGTCAGCCGTCTTTGACGTTGCCCGGGCCGTGGACCTGGCGCGATCGGCGCAGGAGCTGGCCGGGGCCCGCCAGCTCCCGGACATGAGCCACCCGGCTGTCCGGCCGCTGCTGCCGGACGCCGACCGTCACCGCCGGGAAGCGCTGATAGCCGCTCAGCGGGCCCAGGCGCAGCTGCGGGCCCGCGGGCTGGCGGTGGACCCGCAAAGCGGCCAGGTGCAGCGCCTGGCGCCGCCCGCGGCCCCTCCGGCAGCGGGCACGGGCACGATGCTGGCAGTGGATGAGGAGCCATGAGCATCTCGAACATCGGGATCGACCCGGGCGTTACCGACACCGGCCTGGTCGGCGAGCAGATCGACACGATCACGCTGTCCAACACCGTGCCCGCCACGCTGAGCAAGGTCGGGATCATCTCCTATCCCGGCTTCAGCCCGGTCAGCGCCCAGGCCTCTCCGGTGTCCACGGTGACCGGCGCGCAGCCCGCGGTGATCACCGTCTTCGACACCACGTCCAGTCACCCGCTCGTCGCCGGGGTGGACTACACGCTGTCGCCCAGCGGCTCGGGCTCGCAGCTGACCTACTCGATCCTGCGGGTCTCCACCAGCACGCAGTCCTCCAACAACGACACGTGCACGGTGAGCTACCTGTTCGGCGACATGCCCGACACCGCTTATGCGATCGGCGAGACCCTCGCCCAGTCGCAGCTGGCCCCGCTCGGGCTCACCCAGGGCCAGCAGTTCGGGGCTTACCCCGGTCAGCTGCCGGGCGCGGCCGACACCACGGGCGCGTCAGTGGCAGGCATCGGCGCCGCCCTTCCCGGCGGCTCGGTCTCCGACGTCATCCCCTGGGCCGGATCGGGCAACCTCGGCGGCCAGACCGGCACGGTCAGCCAGTCCGATTACGCCGTCGCTCCCGCCAGGGAAGGCACCTACGGGTGGCCGCTCGGCACGCCGGACACCGAGGAGGTCTACGGCGGCGGCAGCCCGCTGGCCTTCGTGCCCTCCCTCGGCAATGAGCCGCAGGGCAACGTCGGCAGCACCGCCGACCCCGGCATCATCGACACCACGATCTCCGGCGGCTCGCTCTACCAGGCCACCAATCCCAGCTCGCCTGCCTACCGGCCGCCGATCCTCGGCGTGGCCGCCTCGGTCAAGGACACCACGCTGACCGACATCCTGGGCAACCAGGTCAGCGCGCAGCCGTTCACGGACGCGGGCTACAACGGGGTCAACGTGGACACCTCCTACATCGGCGCCCCCGCCGCCCCCTCGGCGCTGTCGAGCCAGACCGATACGTTCGCCAGCGGCCAGATCACCGTGCCGAACTACCTGTCGCAGGCAGGGGTGATCACCAGCTCGATCGTGGTGACCAACACCACCTCGTCCCAGACCATGGTGCTGAACACCGACTACACGGTGACCGTGGTCGGCAACGGGCCGGACACCTACGCCTACCTGACCTTCATCGTGGCCGCCCACTTCGCGGTCGGCAACAACGTCTCGGCGACCTACTCCTACGGGAGCCCGCAGTACTACGACTCCAATGCCCCGGCCTCGGTGCCCGCGGCCCCCGGCGTCGGCGCGGGCACCCTGCAGACCGACACGCCGATCTCCTTCACCTCGACCCCCGTGGCGCTGACCAAGACCGGCATCGTCACCCCGCCCGCGGGCCTCGTGGTCACCGACCTGACTGGCGGAAACGCGGGCAAGCTCCAGGTCCTCAACGTGGACTACACGGTCACGGTGAGCGGCTCGGGCTCGACCCTGACCTACTCGATCGCCCGCCTGGCCGGCTCGACGCACTCAACTTCGGGCGACAATGTCTCGGTCGCCTACCTCTTCGGCAATGCGGCCTACTTCACCTCCGGCCCTGCGCAGCCGGTTAACCGGGGCGCCCAGATTTCCTGGACGCCCCCGGCCGGGACCACCGAGGTGGACTACTACCTCATCCAGTCGCTGCCCGACCTGGGCACGATGTACGTGCCGAAGAACGGCCAGCCCGGCTTCTACGGCCAGCCCAGCGTGGCGGGCTCAGACGACTACGGCCAGCCGATCTTCCAGTCCGACACGTTCGTGCTGCCCAGTGCCCTGGCGGCGCCTGCCACGCCGTCTTCCAGCACCGCCACCACCGGCGGCACGGTCCTCGCCGGCACCTACGGCATGATCATCAGCTACACCAACGCCAGCGGCGAGACCATCGGCTCCCCGTCGCACAATCAGGTCACCACGGGCTCGACCTCGACCCTGACGGTCAACTCGCCGTCCGCCGAGGCCGGCGCGACCGGCTGGTACGCCTACCTCACCCAGGCGGGCGGCTCGGCCTACACCCGGCAGCAGGCCGCGGGATCGCCGACGCCGATCGGCACCAACCTGACGCTGACCGCCCCGCCGACCAGTGCGGGCGCGGCCCCGCTGAGCACCCCGCAGCTGAGCAAGACTGCGGTCATCACCCCGCCCGGCCAGCTCATCGTCCGGGACACGACCTCCTCGGCGCTGACCATCCAGGGTGCCTCGTCCTCGGACTACGCGAACCTGACCCCGACCGGCGGCCAGCTGGCGGGCCCGGCCGAGCAGGACCCGCTGCAGCCCATGGGGGGCGTGCTGATCTACGGGGTGGACTACACCGTCACCACGATCGGCGTGGGCCCGTTCACCACCTACCAGATCAACCCCGTGGCAGGCTCAGTCAACGCCTTCCCGGGCGATACCATCGTGGTGGACTACTGGTACGACCAGGCGGGGACCGTCCCGCTCAGCGCCGCGAACGACACGCTGACCCTGGTCGCCTCCTCGGCCGCGCTGCTGCACTCGGGCATCGTGACGGCGCCGCAGAACCTGATCGTCTACGACACCACGATCTCCAGGCCGCTGGCCTTCGGCCTGGACTTCACCGTCGCCTCCGCGGGGCTCGGCCCGGTGAAGACCATGACGATCACCGTGATCACCTCGGGCCCGGCCGGGGCGGGCGCCACGGACACGCTGCATGCCTACTACCTGTACGGCAGCGCGCTGGCGGCCTACTTCACCCAGGGCCTGACCGAGAACGCCCCGCTGATCTACAAGCCCGGCGGCTCGGTCTATGCCTGGCAGGGCTACCAGTTCCAGATCGCCGCGGGGAACCGGCTCGGCCTCGGGCCGTGGTCGAACGCCAGCGACTTCGTGGTGCCCCTCAACTACCAGGCTCCTCAGCCCGGTTTTGAGGGCACTACGCAGACGATCACCTTCCGGGACCCCGCCAACACGATCAACCCCGTCTACACCCCGTCCGGATCGGTGCTGGCGGGCACCGGCCTTGGTTACTGATCTCTCCCCGGGGAGAGCGAGAAGGGAAGGTCAGTGGCAACATTCAGCACGCTCCTCGGCCTGAAGCTGAACGCGCCCACTGACCCTTTCCAGCTGTCTGACTTCATTCAGAACTGGAATATCCTGGACGCTAATCCCGGCGTCTTCATCTGCACGTCAGGGTCGCGCCCGTCCTATACCAGCGGCCAGGCCGGGCGCCTGATCTTCATGACTGACCTGAAGCAGCTGTCCTACTGGAACGGCTCTTCTTGGAATGACCTCCGGGACTCGGCTCCGGTATTTGCCGGGGGATCATTCATCAACTCGAATATCTCCATGGGCGCCAGCCCGACGGTCTCGGTCTGCACGTTCACCACCCCGCGACCCTGCGCTATCTCGGTGATCCTGTCGGCGACCTACAGCATTCCCGCGCAGGTCGGCATCAGCTTCTTCCAGTCGATTACCTTCGACGGCCAGCAGCAGCAGCTCGGCTCTTACCGCGAGCGGTGGCAGATTGCCGACCTGCCCGCCCTCCTGCCAACGCAGTTCAATATCGCCTCGCTGGCCGTTATTCCCAGCGTGGCCGCGGGCTCGCACACCATCGGGGTGCTGGTGCAGAACAGCAATTCGTTCAGCACCTCGCTCAACCTGATCGGCGCGAAGACGATCGGCATGATCTCGCTTTACAACACCAATAACACGCTGTAGGCGACATGACCGTTATCTCGCCGGACCTGGCCGACTGGAGCGAGCGGCAGTACCTGTCCCAGTACTCGATGACCCCGCTGTCCCTGACAATCTTCATCGGCGGGGTGCCGGCGGACCCGGACGGGCAGGCCGTCGCCGCCCAGCTGATCCTGCAGAATGCCGACGGCACGGTCACGCCGGTGAACAGCTACACCGCGGCCCGGACCGGCACCGGCGCCTACACCGTGACCCCGTCGTCGCAGGACACCGCGGTCCCCGCCGACGCCGAGCTGGCCTGGTCCTATACCGTCGCCTCGGCCGGCGGCCCCCAGCAGTACGCCTCCCTGCTGACGATCGGCCCGGCCAACCCGTTCTACGACAGCCTGCCGCTGGACATGAAGGACTTCCTGGAGGTCCAGCTGTGGGCCCGGTTCCGCGATCTGTTCGACTCTCCTGACGGCGGCCCCAACCTGCAGGCCTACTTCCAGGCCCACTGGTCCCGCGGCCGGGTCGCCCAGCTGATGGGCATCGCGGTCTCCAAGCTCAACTCGATCGCCCAGCCCTGGTCGAACTACACCCTGGACGGCTCGACCGGGCCTGAGTACCCGATCTCGCTGTGGGGCGGCCTGCTGTCGAGCTACACCTACTGCGAGATGGTCAAGCACCTGATCCGCTCCTACACCGAGCAGCCGCTGCTGCAGGGCGGAGCCGGGATTACCCGCCACGACCGGCGCGATTACGTCGATCGCTGGCGCGCCGTCCTCCAGGACGAGCAGGCCGAGCTGAAGAGCATGCTCGACGTCTTCAAGATCCGCCACATGGGCCTGGGCAATCCCCGCGTGCTGGTCTCCGGAGGCACTTACGGCCGCTACGCTCCCACCCGGATCGCGGGATCGGTCGCCGCCCGTCCGCGGATGTGGGCCCGCTGGTACTGAGGCTGGTAATCTTTGTTGCATGAAGCTGCACGACTACGAGCCTGACGTGCAGGTCTGCCGCAGCATCATCGACGACAGCACCTGGTACTGCTACGACATGGATGGCACTCGCGGCGACATGACCAGCTGGTCAGCACCTGGTCCGGTCCGGAAGGTCAAGCGCTGGGCCGAGCAGCAGTTCGCCCGTGGCCAGCGCGTCCGCTGGCAGCGCATCGACGGGGATACCTGGCAGCTGCGCATCGTCCGGCCGAGGAGTCGGTGATCGAGCTGCGCTGCGAGATCCACGGCGGCCCGCTCCGCTATCACAAGGGCCTGTGGGTTTGCCCAGGCTGGGATGGCGAGGGCTGCCTGAACATCGCGGGCGGCCTGCCGCAGGATGCCTATGACCGCGTGTCCTCGGGCCAGACGCGATGGCCCGGCGCCATGCTAGCGTCGTCGTCATGATGCTCCAGCAGGCATTCCTCCGCTCCGGCACCACTGTCCGGACCGCCTGGATCGGGCTGAAGGCAAAGGCCGGGGACCAGGTCACCCTGAAGAACTCCGAGGATCCGCACCGCCGGTGGAACGTCGTGGCCGTCTACGCCCGGATGCCCGCTGACCAGCTGCACACGGACTGGCACAACAACATCTGATGGCCGCCCCGGCGACGCTGCCCTGCGGCAGCGTCACCGGGCGCGTGCACCAGGAGGCCTAGCTCTTGCCGCGCGAGGCGAAGCGGCTGTAAGCCGCCGTCAGGTGCTCGCCGATGGTGGAGGCCGCGCTCCCCATGAACTCTGACGGGCTCACGGTCGGCATCTCCTTGCCCTTCTTGCGGCCCTGCTCGTAGGCCATGCCCGAGAAGTAGGCGGCGATGACGGCGGTAGCAGTCGCCCCCACCTTGAGCGCGAGCTTCTTCATGATCATTTTCCTTCCGGATCGTGTCAGCTGACTGGCAATCATGCTAGCATTCCCGTGACATCGCCGGGACCGGATCGAGAGGACTGCAGGAAGCCATGAGCCATGCCACTGATCATCCGACAACGTGCTCAGGCAAGAAGTGCACCGCCTCCGTGCCGGGGGCCAAGTGGGCTCGCATAAAGGCCACCAAGCAAGGGTGGATATTCCTGAAGAACGGCGAGTCCTACTGTCCGGAGCATCTTCCTGAGTGGGTAGAGGGCTGGCGGCTTAGAAGAGCAGCCCGCGAGGGCAAGCTGGCACCTAAGTGCGGGATGAAGACCGACAGCTGACAAGAAGGAGCACTTTCATGGAGGACACGTTCTACCTGGTCATCAACTCTCACAAGGTCGTCAAGTTTCAGCGGTCCCTTCCGACCGGACTTAACCGCGGCGAGATTCCAGTCCGCGTGGATGTCATTGTCGAGCCCACCGCCTTCCGCACGCCCACCCTGATCCGCCAGATAAGGATCGCCGACCCCTTCGAGGACATCGCGCTCAGTGATGTCGAATTCCGGAAAGATTTCATTACCGAGGAGGAAGCGGAGCTGATCAGGCGCCGTCGGCTCGGGCAGATGCGCGCTGTCCTGGAAGCGCAGGGATACACGATAACCCCGCCGCCGGAACCAGAGGAAGGTACCGTGCAGGCCGAGGCGCGCAGCCTGCTGTCCGGGGAAAAAGAGCAATAGGAGGATCCCGCATTCATGCCCGAGACCACCACAGCCAAGGCACATAAGCCTCAGAAACTGAAGGAGAAGCTACCGCCCCTGCATATTGCCGTTCAGGCTATCGCCACGATCATCGCCTCATTCATCGGCAGCTTCCTGGGCGTTGCCGGGACGATCATCGGCCTGGTGATCGGCTCAGTGATCTCCACCGCCTTCCCCGTGCTCGCCGAGCATGCCGCCGAGCGCGGCAGCGCAGCCGCCAGGGCCCGCTACCAGCAGCTGCGCCTCACCCGGATGGATCCCGGCCGCGCCCGCGCTCAGGTCGCCCGCGAGCAGCGGACCCGCGCGTTCCGGCAGCTGACGGCCGCTCGTGCCGGGATCACCGCAGTGATCGTCATCGTCACTGCCTTCGCCGGGGTCACCGCGGTGGAGGCCATGGCAGGCAAGCCTGCTTCCGATATCGTCCGCGGCCAGACCGGGCACGGGCTGACCATCACCGGCGGCGCCCCTCCGGCCCCGGCACCGAGCCCGACCCTGACGCCCCGGCGGCACCGGCGGCGCTCACCCTCGGCTACCCCGTCGCTCACCCCGTCTGCCTCGGCGCCGGCTACCTCATCCTCCCCGGCGCCCTCATCATCCAGCCCGGTTCCGGTCACGACCTCGCCGAGCCCGTCGCCCCCGACCAGCTCGCCCGTCCTGGTTACCTCCCCGCCGCCGGCCTCGGCAACGGTGCTGCCATGAGGAGGCGCTCGGAAGTCGTGAGACCTTCCGGGAGCGTGCATGCCGTCGATGAAGTGGTACCGCCAGGCCCGCCTGCCCGCCTGGAACGGCCTGGTGAACTGGGACTCCGACGCGGTCGTGGTGACCCTGCACACCAGCGCCTACATCCCCAACCCTGACACCGACGCCTTCGTCTCGAACCTGACCGGCGAGGTCGCCACCGGCAGCGGCTATGTCCAGGGCGGCATTGCCCTGACCAGCAAGTCGGTCATCTACTCCCCGGCCAACAGCTGGCCCTATGCCTGGGCCCCGGCGACCGCTTACGCAGCGGGCCAGCTTATCCGGCCGCCGAACGCCAACGGCCAGGTCTTCCAGTGCGTGGCGGCCGGGACCTCCGGGTCCTCGCAGCCCGCCTGGCCCGCCTACGGGCTGACGGTGACCGACGGGTCCGTTACCTGGCTGGCCGCGGGAGCCGGGATCATCACCTGGAACGCCCAGAACATCCAGTGGGCCGCTTTCTCGGCCTCGCTGCGCTACCTGGTGGTCTCCGACCGCCAGCAGGGCTCACCGGCCGCTCAGCCGCTGCTGGGCTACCTCGATCTGGGCGTGACCACCTCGGGCTCGGGAGGCAACTTCGACGTCGTCTGGAGCCCGGCGGTCTTCGCTGACGTGGTGCCCTGATGCCCGTCCTGACCCAGGTCCTGTCCGTTCCCGGCCCGGCGCTGGCCGGGGAGCTGCCGCCGCGGATCGCCTTCGAGACGTCACCCGGCGCGCCGCTGCTGGTGCGCTCGGTGCCCGCAGCGGGAGCGGGCACCCCGCCGTTTCTGGCGGGCACGGTGCTGTTCTCGGTGCAGGTCACCTCCCAGCCCGCGGCCGGGGCCGGGATCCCGTCCTTCGCCCAGATCGGCCTCGGGCTGGTCCCGGCGCCTGCCCGGCCGATCCGGGCCTGGCAGCGTGACGTCCAGAAGTACGCGATCACCGCCGAGCGCGAGCGCCATGTCCAGGCCCTGTGGCAGTACGGCGAGCTGGCCGTGTTCGCCCTGATGTGGACCACCCTGGACTATGCTGCCGGGCTGGCCGTGCGCTGCCCGCGGTGCTTCATCCCGGCGGTGCAGAGCGTCTCGCCCGAGGCCCAGATCGCCACGGCCTACGGCCAGGGCAACCAGTACCTGTGCCCGGTGTGCTTCGACAGCCAGTTCGTGGCGGCGGCGCCGCTGTCAGGCACTCAGCCGGGCCTGAGGGCCCTGCTGGTGCGCCCGGCGATCTTCACGGACATGGACAAGGACCACCAGCGCACCAGCCGGGGCGTGATGAACCCCGGCGCGCTGAACGCTGAGTCAACGCCGGACTTCCGGGTCCGGCCCGGCGACTTCATGTTCCGGGTCACCGGTGACCGGTTCCGCCTGCAGGTGCCCCGCCGGGTCACCCTGCGCACCGGCTTCGCGTCGCCCTACCAGGAGACCGCCGCGATCACCTACAACATGGTCGTGGCCCAGCTGGAGGACCCGGCGGCCGTCAGCTCGATCATCCCGCCCGATGATGCCACCCTGGTTCGCTGGCTCGGCACCTACACGCGGGTGCCGGTCAGCTATGCCGGGCTGGAGATCATCAACGGGCCGCTCATCCCCGGCGAGGTGCCCCCGCCCGCAGCCTCCGATAACCTGCAGCCAGGAGCGACTTTCCCCCTGGCGGTGACCTGAGATGGCGGAATACCGGATCAGCAATGTCCGCTTCGGCGTCGGGCGCGATGCTTGCTCCCCGGCTTCTTATTATGCCGGGATGGCTGATATTCACGAGCAGGCTCCCGGCGGAGAGTATACCGAGAGCGTCATGTGCCCGCACCGCCATCCGGACGAGAAGTCCGCGAAAGCCTGCGGCAGGGCATCAGCACAGACGAGGATCACGGAGAGGAATTCACTGAATGCCTCTTCTTGACACTCCGGAGATGAGAATATCCGAGCGCCCCGACCGGCTGATCATGCGCGTAGGCGGCCTGTCCGGGGCACGGGCGCGCAATGTGGCCAATGAGGCCGCACGCATCGGGCGCCAGCTGGCGCCCAAGCTGAGCGGGCAGATGGCAAGCCGCCTTTTCCCGCTGTACGGTAAAGAGTACTTCGGTGTTGGCTGGCTCGATTCCTATGCCTGGTTCCAGGAGCAGGGCATCAGCCCGTTTACCATGGTCGCCCTGGCCGGCAAGACCATTCCCATGTGGATCGATGATCCTTACGGGACGCTGGCGCAGGAGAACCCGCGGGCGCAGACCAGGATCACGGTCTCCGGCCGCACGCAGGTACTGATCTTCCGCCGGGCCGCCCAGCTCGGCGCCCGCAAGACGATCCGCACCAAGACCGCCGAGGGCCGCTACGAGGAGCGCGAGGTGCCGATGAGCTACCCCGGCGCCCCGGGCCGGATCGGCAGGCGCCAGTCCCCGCAGCCGTGGACCACGCCGGGAAAGGTCGGCGGCCAGATCGCGCCCGGCAACATCGGGGTACGGTGGCGGCATCCGGGCCTGGCGCCCCGGCTGTTCCTCAACCACGCCATCACCTCGGCCGCCCAGCACGCCGGCATCGTGCCGGTGCGCATCTACGTCTGCGACCGGGCCTGGAAGGCGAGGTTCAGCTCATGACCACCCCGCCGTCGCCCGGAGGTACCCCGGGCTACCTGCGCGAGCTGAAGACGCTGGCCCAGCAGGCCATCTCGCAGACCTTCGTGGTCACCTACCCCGAGACCGACCCCCGGGGCGGCCAGCACCCGGTCTACTGCTCGCTGGAGTACCCGGTCAGCCCGGCTGCCTACCCGGCCCTGTGGGTCACCTACGCGCCCGCCCAGCTGCAGACAGCGGGCATCAGCTACACCGAGAATGACGCCGCGGGCAACTGGTATGCCCGCTGGCGGTTCTCCGGCACGGTCTCCTTCACCGTGGCCGCCCTGGCCAACAACGAGCGCGACATGATCTACGACCAGCTGGTCAGCATCATCGCGTTTGCCTCCCAGTCCCAGGTGCCGAGTGCCTTCCGGGAGTTCATCGAGAACTCGCCGCTGATCGAGGTCACCTTTTCCTTTGACTCCCTGGAGTCAACCGGTCACTCCGAGGCGCCGGGAACGCCCTGGGGCACCGTCGAGGTGATCTACGAGGACACCGTCTCGATCCAGGTGACCGGCGAGTTCACCTCGGACCCGGTGAGCCTTGCCCTGGTGCCGCTGCGCGAGATCACGGTCACCGCCTACGCTGCCGAGACGGGGTCCAGCCAGCCCGGCTCACTGGGCAGCTTCATGACCGACATCACGCAGAACTCCGTGCTCAGCCCGGATGAGAGCGTGATCGGCCCGGCCCTGTCCTCACCTGCTGCTGATCCCGGCGACGCTGGCTTCTGAGGCCCGTTACCGAACTGAGACATACTTTTCCCGCTACTCGCGTGGGATGAGGCCCCCGCGCGCACCTATAGGAGAGGAAAGAGCAGCCGGGCGTACAACCCGGAGCCCCCGGCGCCTGCACGGAAGTACCAGAGGGCGTCCCGGGAGGCAGCGTGACCATTCCAACCTTCTCGACGTATCAGCCTCCGGGCGTGTACGTCGAGAGCATCAACACCCCGATCGTCACGCCCACGGGGGTGCTGCCGCAGACGCTGACCCTGGTCGGCCCGTCGCTCGGCTACCGCACCGGCGTCCAGTCGTTCCTGATCTACGCCTCGGCCGGCTTCCAGCTGAGCTTCACCGGCGTGTTCACCACCGCGGTGACCGGGCCCCCGGCGATTGCCGCCCCCGTGGTCACGGTGACCTCCACCGGGGTGGTCCTGACCCTCGGGACGGACTACAGCCTCACGGTCACCCCGGATCCTTCCGGGAACTCCGCCCTGGCGGTTACCACCGTCAGCCGGGTCAGCAACTCCCCGAACATCTCCGACGGCGCCCAGGTGACCATCACCTACAACTACGCCGACGTCACCTACTACCAGCCTCAGCTGTTCACCGACTTCAACTCGGTGGCCAACGCCTACGGCCCGGCCTTCGTCTCCTCGGTCCCGAGCGCCGTCGGTGCCACCCAGATTGCCAACCCGCTCACCTTCGCGGCCCAGCTGGCCTTCGACAACGGCGCGAACACGATCATCGCCGTCGCGCTCAACCCGGCCGCCGGGAGCCTGGAGGCGCAGTACCAGGCCGCCTACGGACTGGTAGCCGCCAACTACGGGGCGACGATCATCGTGCCGGTGTGGGCGGACGACATCGCCCCGCCTGGCGGATCCAGCACCACGGCGTTCGCCCAGCAGCTGGCCAGTGACCTGAACGGAGCCTGCGTCTCCGCGGCCAACAACGGGTACCCGCGGATCGGCATCTTCGGCCTGCCCCGGCTGTACAACGAGTCCGTCGAGCCCGTCACCTCGTTCGCGGCCACGCTCGGCTCTGCGCGCCTGGTCCTGGTCTACCCCGAGGTCCTGCAGGTCTACAACAGCCTGACGGGCCAGGTTTTCACCGCCTCGGGCTGCTTCATGGCTGCTGCGGCGGGCGCGGTCCTGGCGACGCTGCCGGTCAGCACCGGCCTGACGGGCCAGACCCTGACGGGCTTCTCGATCACCCAGGCCGAGATCCAGGCCATGACCCCGGCTTTCATGAACGCCATCGCTGCGGCCGGCACGACCGTGATCTACCAGAACTGGCAGGGCGCGCTGCAGGTCCGGCAGGGCCTGACCACCAACCAGTCGGCGCTGAACTTCAGCGAGATCTCCCTGGTACGCCAGTCGGACGTGCTGCTGCTCGCCGTCCAGCAGGGCATGTCCCTGTCCGGGCTGATCGGCACCCCGATCACCGCGACCACCATCTCCACGGTCCAGGCGGCCCTTACCGGGATCCTGGAGCAGCAGATCGCCCTGGGCAATTTCGCCAGCTACACGAATGTCTCGGTGACCGAGCAGCAGTACCCCGGCGGCGACCCGACGGTCATTGCCTGCACCTTCGACTGGCAGCCATTCATCCCGCTGAACTACATCACCGTGGTGCTGTCCATCAACCTGACGACCGGGGCAGTGGCCACGCAGTCGTCGCAGAACGCAGTAGCGGCCTGAGCAGGAAAGAAGACACGCTGTGGCAAGCACGACAGTCCGGGTAGTCGGCTCCGGCTACACCGTCCTTTCCTACAACAACAAGCCGATCGCCTACTGCGAGGGCTGGGAGGACTCGGGCCAGGCTGCCTTCTCCGACACCGGCCAGCCGTACCAGTTCATCCAGCCGATCGGGTATGAGCACCCCATCGAGGTGGCCACCTCGCGCGTGCTGTCCGGCGGCACGCTCATGATCACCGTGCGCGAGCTGTGGAATCAGCCCGTATGGTGGGCTCTGGCGGGCCTGACGGGCACCTGGTCGATCGTCGATATCTTCAAGAAGCTGGCGGCCAACCCGAACTACGTGGCCGCCTCGCTGGTCATCAAGCCGCCGGGCACGGCCAACACCCCGAGCCGCTGGCGGGGGAAGATCTACCACAATGTCACTGTCGTCGGCATCAATGACGGGGATACGATCACCGTCGGAGCGCTGGCCGTGACCAAGGGAATCACGGCAGTGTACACGCACTGGACGCCCCTGAACGCCAACAAGTTTCCGGGGACATAGGAGCTTGACCTTTCTCCGGTATATGGTAGCGTTGCCTTTCTGCGGACCATTAGCCGGAGAAAGGAACTGCGTTGCAGAAGACCCTCGTCACCCTGCTCGACGACCTCACCCCCGGGGCTGAGGTCGAGGCCACCCACTCGGTGCGCTTCAGCTTCGCCGGGACCGATTACGAGATCGACCTGGCCGAGCACAACTTCAAGGCCATGGAGGCCGCTCTCGCGCCGTACATCGACGCGGCCCGCACGGCACCGCGCTCCGCGCCCGGCCGGGAGCGCGGGGCGCGCACCCCGGCTCAGCGCCAGAACTCGAAGAATGCCCGCCAGTGGCTGCTCGCGAGGGGCCACATCAGCTCGGAGCGAGGCCGTATCCCCGCCGAGAAGCTGAAGATCTGGACCGACGCCGGCAGCCCGGAGGTGTCCTGAGCGATGCCCCCCCAGGTGAGCTACGCAGTGACGCCGGAAGAGGCCGAGCGCCTCCTGGCGCCGCTGCCGGATGACGACCAGGCGTGCCCCTGCGGGCACTGCGGGAAGACCAACCGCCAGCAGCGGCTGGCGGCGCTCCTGAGCCGCCCGATGCTGGCGCCGGACCCGGCGCCGGAAGCATAGGCGGGGATCCACGGCAGAGGCCCGGCCGGACGCGAGTCCGGCCGGGCTTTTGTCGTCCCGGTCCACGGAAGCTGTGACGCTCCGCATGTTCCCGGCCGGAAGGACCCCCTCCATGACTACCCCTGCCGCAGGCCCTACCGTCTCGGTAGCGACGGACAAGGCCTCCTACAACGTCGGCGACCCGATCACGGTCACCGCCACCTATGCCGACGACCAGACGGTCACCGACCAGCTGACGGTCACCGTCACCGTGACCGATGCCGCGGGCAACAGCGCCACCGGCACGACGCAGGCCGGGGTCACCGTGGTGGCGCCGCAGCCGATGACCGCGACGGTCTCGGACTCCTTCGGCGACGCCTACACCGAGCAGCCCGACCAGCCCGTCGGCACCGCCGTGTTCACCTCCACGGTCGGGACGCCGCCCGCCAGCGCGTGAGCACCCTCACCATCGCGGTCACGGTCACTGACGCCGCCGGGCAGGTTGCCACGGCGTCGGTGGACGTGCCCGTCACCGATCCCCCGCCGCAGCCCGCCGGGGCACTCCCGGCGGCTGACATCGCCGAGCGGTCCCGGCAGAGATGGAATCAGGTCAGATGAGCGCTCCAGTCACGCCGGACGCCGCCGAGGTCGCTGTCCGCACGCCCGGCATGAAGGTAGAGGTCAGGGCTTGTGCCGTCGCCGACGGCAACGTCGAGTGCGCTGTCGAGGTTAACGGCCAGAAGGTGTGCCTGACCTTCACCGGCACCGACATCCTCGTGGACTTCGCCGGTGGCTGAGGCCGTCCCCGGGACCCCGGAGGTCCCTGTCCCGCAGGCCGACGGCTCGCCGCTGGAATTCGGCGAGCCGGACGGCCAGTGGCACATGGACTTCCAGGGACTGCTGCACCTCGGCTACCTCACCGCCAGCTTCGAGTGGTGCGGTCACAAGATCGTGATCAAGACCCTCAACGGCCGCGAGGACCTGCTGATCGCCTCCCTGATCCGCGACTGGGATGCCACCATCGGGGCCACGAAGGCCTACGCCATTGCCGTCGCCGGCCTGTCGGTGCTGTGGATCGACGGCCAGCCGATGCCCACCCCGCTCGGCGAGGACGAGTCCAATCCTGACCGCTGGGCCGCTGAGCGGTTCGCCTATGCCCAGCGCTGGTTCGAGCCGACCATCAACGCGATCTTCAATGCTCACCTGAAATTGCTGGCGCGGGTGAGCGAGGTGGTCACCGAGATGGGAAAAGAGCCGGCTCCAGCTGGCTGGAGCGACAGCTCAGGATCGCTGGCTCCCGGGGACTTCTCTCCGGCCGCTCCGTCTCTGTAGTCCAGGAGCTGGGCGCCCAGCTGCTCTACTTCCTGGACGGCCAGAAGGCTGAGGCCGCCCGGCTGGAGCGCGCCAAGGCCGCCGCAGTGGCCGCCCGGCGGCTGCTTCCCGAGATCGCCTGGCCCGAGTTCTTCGCCAGCCAGGATGACAACGCCGTCCCGGCGGCGGACGCGGACATGAGCGGCTTCGAGTGGGAGCATCCCACCCCCGAGTCCTTTGAGAAGGACCTGGCAGCCGTCATGGCGTCTTCCGAGCACGTCGGGCTGCGCGAGCCGCCGGACATGCCGCAGCCGTCCGAGCGCCCGCCGCTGCTTCCGGCTGACCTGGAGTGGACATGACCGGGAAGCCCTGGAGGCACCCGTGACCACTCCCTCATTCGGCGGCCGGCCTGAGCAGAACGTCAACCCCGGAGCTGACTTCCAGCTGGCCGAGGGCTTCGGCCAGCTGGTCAACAGCATTCAGGGCCTGCAGGCGGTCATCGGCCAGCAGACCTCGATGCTGGAGCGCACGGCCAGCGCCCAGGCCCGGTACTCGGTAGCGGGCCTGCAGATGCCCCAGGTGACCCAGGCCGCCCTGCAGTCCATTCAGGCCGCGGGCGGGATGACGCCGGGCATGACCGGGCCCGCCTCCCAGATGACCGGCGTCGGCGCCCTGTCATCGCTGCAGAACCTGCAGGTCTACACCAGCCAGCGGATCGGCCAGTGGATGGCTGGCGTCCCGCTGTTCCAGCAGGGCGGGGGCCAGCAGGCTCCGGCTGCGCCTGCTACCGACGTCCGTGGCACTCCGGGCATGACGCCTCCCGGCATGCCGAACTCTGCCGCGGTGCCCGCCGGGGCGGGAGCCCAGGCCTACAACCAGGCTGCTGCGGCAGCAGCCCAGGCCACGGTGGCGGCCATTCAGGCGGCAGCAGGCATCGGGCCAGGAGTCGGCGGCACCGGCGGGCCCGGCGGTCCTGGTCCCGGAGGACCAGGCGGCCCGGCGCCCGGAGGCCCTCCCCCGGGCGGCCTTCCGGGCGGCGGCACGACCGTGCAGCGGTACATGCAGCTGGCGGGGGCCCGGATCGCGATGTCCGGGGGCTCTCCCGGCGGCCTGATCAGCGCGGTGCGCGGGCTGCCGGTCATCGGCACGGCGCTGGACATCCTGCAGCACGGGACGAGCTTCTTCCAGGGCCAGTGGGCTGCCGGGCGCCAGTTCCAGGAGGCCGAGGGCGGTACCAACCTCGGCGGTCAGGCCGAGCGCTTCCACCAGGCGATCTACCAGGCGTCCATGGCCCTGACCCCGATGGGGGCCGGGGCTGCCGGCCAGGCTTTCAACGACGTGACCGCGATGGGCTACAACCGGGCCGCGCCGGTCGAGGAGCAGCAGGGCGCGGCCACCGGGCAGAATCGCATGGGTGCCCTGAACTTCATCTACTCGAATTTCACCGGCTCGGGCATGTCTGTGGACCAGTCGGCTCAGATCCTGCAGACGGCATCGCAGAATTCAGCAATATCCCTGCAGAATCTCACCCAGGTGCTGAAGACTCTCTCTGATACGGCGGGGAAGGCAGGAACCAACGCTGATCAGGCCCGTCAGTCGTTTGAGCAGACATTCCAGGCGGCCATTCATGCCGGAGCAGGGCCAGGTGCCCCGCAGCTGGCCGGAGCCGTGGCGGCAACTCAGGCGTCTTACGGGAAGCAATTTGCGGGAACGAGTTTCGCCGGTGAGCTGAGCATGACCCGGTCCTATATGCTATCTGGACAGTACGGTATTCTCCCGGCTCAGCTGCAGTATCTTCAGCGGAATAACCCGCAGCAGGCAGCTAACATGATAGCCGGGCAGAACCTGGGCTTTATCCAGAACGAGCTTGGCCTTTCCCAGACCGATCTGGCCCAGCTGCAGAAGATCATTCAGGAGCACGGCGGGAACAATTCCATGAGTTCTCCCGATGCCGTGGACCAGGTTGCCCAGCAATGGCTCAACTGGGGAGATGCTAACGATCCCGGAGCCTTTAACGTTGACATCTGGGCTCAGGTACTCAGCTCCCTGACCAATATCCCGCTGACGCCTGCCAACGTTGCCCAGTGGATCGTCAAGCAGGTGGCCGGGCAGAACGAGGCCTCCCAGGCGGCCAAGATGCCCGCGCCGGGCGGCACCGGAACCAGGTCGGGCTCGGCTACCGTCCCCGCTTCCCGCGCCGGCAGTGCCGTCAGCGGCCAGTACGGTCTCGCGAAGGCTGTCGAGGGGTCGATGAATGGCGTCTCGTCGCGCCTGATCGGCCCGACCGGCGCCAAGACGTGGCAGCAGGTGCTGACCGGCAAGTCGGGCTCGGCCGCCCAGGCCTACCTCTCCGAGGAGAAGAAGTCAGGCCAGCGCTCGCCGGTGCTGGAGGCCCTGCTGCAGAACCTGGGCGCAGGAACCCAGGTCCAGGTGCAGACCAAGACGGGGCCGCGCGTGATGAACCTGACCGACGCGGTGAAGTACTACCCCGACGAGCTGATGGCCGGCAACGCGATGTTCTTCAGCGCCAGCGGCAAGACCATGCTCGGCACCACCTCGCAGATCACGCACGGGCTGACCGACCCGAACGAGCCGGTCTCCGGCGAGGAGCACCAGGTCGCAGGCTCGAACCTCGGTGTCTCGCTGAAGAGCTGGCGGCGGCAGCATGGCAGCACCTACCTCAATGCCGGCACCGGCAAGAGCGTGACGATCAACCTGTCGTCGGAGGCCAAGCAGCTGCTGAAGCTGCTGCCCACCAACAGCGACCAGGCGGCGGCCTCCGGGACCGTTCCGGCGGTGCCGTGGCCCTCCGTGTCGTCGCGCTGACTAGCAGTTTCTCCGGAATCGCTTGACCGGCCGTTACCGCGCTGTTAGCGTCTCGGCCAATTGACGTCTAGGCATGCTGCCCCCTCTCGGGGGATGGGCCCCGAGGACGTTACGCCGAGGACTGGAGTCTCATGCCAGCCGTTCGCAAAGTCAATCCTGCCCTGTACCTGTTCGTCCTCGCTGCCACCCTGGTAGCTGTCTTCTACCCCGTTTCCCGCGCTTCATTTGCCCCCGCCGCCAGGGCTATGGCGGTTTCTTCATATCACGGGCCGGATGCCTCTCTGAAGGCCTACCGGGCCGCTGCCCCGCGCTCCTACCGGGTGCACGCCGGCGACACGCTGTCCTCGATCGCCGCCGCCCAGCTCGGCTCTGCCGCGCGCTGGGACGCGCTGTGGTGGGTGAACCGCGGCCACGTGCCCAACCCGGACGAGATCATCGCCGGCGAGGACCTGAGCCTGCCCATGGCGTCCCTGCAGGGCCAGTGGCTGGCCCGCCGCGCCCTGGATGCCGTTCCCCGGCCCCCGGCCCCCAAGCCCGTGATCGCGGATGAGTCAGCTCCCGCGCCCCCGTCAGGGCCTGCGCCCGCGCCTCCCGTCAGCTCGACAGGAGGCGGTGGTGTCGGCGGTGCCTTCGGCGCCTGCGTGCGCCTGCGCGAGAACGACAACAGCTATGCCTGGGGCACTGGCGATGGCGGCGGTGCCTACCAGTTCGAGCCCGCTACCTGGGCCAGCGGCAACGGCGGCAGCATGGCCGGCTACGGCACCGCCGGCCCGGCCTGGCAGGACCAGGTGTTCCTCAGCGTCTACGCCCAGGACGGCACGAGTCCCTGGGCTCCCTCGGACGGTTGCTGACAATGCGCGAGCGCCTGAAGCGCCTGGCAGGCATTGCCGCGGTCGCCTTCTGCATCGGCATCGCGGGCCACTCGGCCAGCCATGCGCCGATGCATATCCGCACGGACCAGCCCCGGCCTCTCGTGCCGGCTCTGCGCACCTTTCAGCCGGTGCACGTCCAGCTCGACGCCTATGATTCGAGCGGCGGAGGGGGCACCGGCGGCAGCGGCGGATCCGCCCGGGCACCGGCCCGGCTGCGCGCCTACCGCTGGGCCACCGGCAACGCCAGCGGCTGCTGGTACGCCTGGGCGGGCGCCGGGCCCTGCCGGGCCGGATATGACTGCTCCGGCCTGGTGATGCGGGCCTGGGAGGCAGCCGGGGTGAGCCTGCCCCACAACGTGGCGGCGATGCTGGAGAGCGGCAAGCTGCGGCGCATCCCGGCACGCGACGCCCGCCGCGGGGACCTGGCCGTGTGGGGCGATTACCACGTCGAGCTGGTGGCCTACCTCAGCCGCTGGACGTTCGGGGCCCAGCAGTCCGGCACCCGCGTGTGGTGGCACCGGACCTGGGGATCCCCGGCCTACTACCGGGTGGTCTGAGGACCGGGGCGCCCTGAGCCCGCGCCCCTACCACATCCGGTGCGCGCCCGACCGCGGTGCGTCCAGCGCGTCCCCGGTCTGGCCGTAGCGCAGTGCGCGCTCGGCATCGGCAACACTGCCGCCGTGCACCTGAGAGTAAGTCAGGGCCTCGCGGTGCAGCCTGGCCTCGGGCCGGTTCATCCACTCGTGGGCGGCGACACTGGCTGCGACGATCGCCGCGGTCTCGGCAGCGCGAACAGCAGCCTGCTCCTGCGGGGTCAGGGTCCGCTTCCAGGCTGCGTACCTGCGGCTCTCCTGCACCGCAGACTGGATAATCCCCTTGATCGCGGCGATGATCGCGATCAGCAGCGGGACGATGATCATAATGGCGCCGGGGATCTCCGCACTCTTATTCGGGGGAGCGCCGGTACCCCCGCCGGATCCGGCCAGGCAGATGATGATTCCTGTGATAACGATCCCGGCCAGCAGGAATGCCATCGGGGCGATAAGACGACGGTTCATGGCGTTCTCTCTTTCGGGTCGTAGTCGGGAAGACTGCTGACATAGGCGGCCTTCGTCCTCCAGTACCGGTTGCAGCCTTCCTTCGTGCACGTGACGCCGGAATAAGCCGACCAGGTCCGGTGATAGCCGTTGAAGGCCGAGAAATTGCAGTTGCGCTGCACCACGCGCCAGGATGGGCGGTGGCTCTTCCGGCACTCCGCATCCTTCTTCCTGAGGTCCTCGCTGAATATCATCGGCTCTCTCCTGAAATCCGGACGCGCACGCGGATCCGGCTTCGGGCCGGGACGTAAGCGGAATTGCGGCCCTTCAGGAAGATCCGGTAGCCGTCCTGCGTGCGCAGCGTGCTCTCGATGAGATAGAAGACGCTGTCTTCGAGCAGGATCTCGTCACCGCGCCCGGCCTGCGATGGCGGTATTTTCTCCGTCGCGCGCAGCAGCCGCCACTCGTCCAGGCGCCCGGTCACCTGAGTGCGCCAGGCGATCCAGTCGGGGTGGTCGGGCACGTGCCCGGACCAGCCGGGGTGACTGCGCCGCGGGCGCGGCACTTCGAGGGTGACCGGGCCGGCGTGGCACCGCGGGCAGACCGGCGCGCCGGTACCGCCCATCCACCGCCGGCCAGCGCCCGGGCAGGCCGGGATGTCGCGGAGGGGAGTCTGGCTGGCCGGGGTGCTCATCAGATCTTCACCAGGCCCTTCTCGTCGAGCCGCGCGCCGTTCGAGCGCTCCTTCTTGACGGCGTTCGCGATGACCTTGTCGATCTGGGCCTGGGTGGCGCCCGTGCCGGGGCAGGCCGCCTCACGGGCCAGCAGGACCTTCGCTGCCCGGGCAGCTCCCTCGACGTATCCGGCGTGGCTGGGGTGCTCGCCGTGGCCGTAGTAGTCGCGGAACTCGACCTCGCTGCGCAGCACCGCCAGGCAGGCGGCCACTGTCGTGACGTGCTCGCTGAAGCGGGCGTCGGTCTTGAAGCTGAACGCCTCCTCCGGCCGCAGTGTCTTGCGGTACTTTGCGGCCAGCCTGGCGGCCTTCTCGGCAGCCCTGGCGTCCAGCGCCTCGCGGTCACGGCGGCCGGGGCCGCTGAAGTTCGGGTTGGCCGGGGCGTCCGGGAAGCAGACCGTGCAGGCCTTCTCCCCGAACTCCTCGATCATGACGGCCTCGTCGCAGTCAGCCAGCTCGGGCAGCCATGCATACTCGGTGGTGGGGAAGCAGGTCGGGCAGTTCATGCCCCGGTGAACATGGCCGTTGGCGTTGGTGACCAGGAAGTAACGATTCCAGCGGTGCTCCTGGTAGACGGCCTCCAGGTCCGTGACCTCGACGCTGATCTCGGCCTGGCGGCCCTTCAGGGCCCTCCAGGCCTCCAGGGCTGCAGCAGCCTGCTCAGCGCCGTAACCGGTTTGCTCCGCGAGGCGCCGTGCATCCCGCATGACCTCGCTCAGCGTGCGCCTCCAGCCGGCGCGGCGGCCAGCCCCGATGACCTTCTTGTCACCGGCGGCATAGTGGATCTGGCTCTCGGCCACCCTGATCGCCTGCTCGATCCGGCTGTCTGCCTCGTACAGCTCGGCCAGCCGGGTGTCGGTCTGCTGCGCCTGTGCCTTGTCCATGACAAGAGCCTATCAAACTTCCTTGTATTGTCAACGCAGCACGGAAGCTACATGGGACACGCGACGCTGGGCTTTGCCGGGGGCCCGTCGATCGCCTTCCGCCTGGACCCCGAGGACATCGAGTGGGACTTCCAGATCATCACCAACGTGATCGAGACGGTCGGCGGCCGGGTGGTCCAGGTGATCGGCTCCTACCTCAACAACCTGATCATCACCGGGAGCCTCGGCGAGGACCACTCCACGCCGAGGGGCGAGAGCTGGCGCCAGGCCGAGGCCTTCCTCAAACTGGTCGGCAACCTGATGAACTACCAGTCGCGGGACTCCAACAAGCAGGACAAGATGCAGCCCCCGGCGATCTTCAGCTACCCGCCCAAGGGGTGGCGCTTCCAGTGCTACATCGACTCGCTGACCGACGCGACCGGCTCGGCCTCGCTGATCATGACGCCCGGCACGATCAACCAGCGCTACGTCCTGAGCCTGTTCATCGTGCAGGACGCCACCGAGGGCCTGGTCGTCGCGGGCACCAGCAACGGGGTGCTGAACAAGAAGGCCGAGGAGGCCATCGCCGCCTACATGGCCCGCATCTCGGCCGGGGTGGGCTGGCATTTCTCGGTCTATACCGGCGTGGCCACTCCGGACCTGACCAAGACCGGCAAGAAGAAGAAGACCAGGCCCCGCCGCTCCGGCGGCGTCGGCCATCCTGTCCCGCCCGGGCCGCCCCAGTAGCGAGGAACGAATGACCACTCCGAGCCAGCGTCCCGTCTGGGGTGCTGATGTCCCGATCTCGATGCCGCTGCCCGTGCCCTCTGACGAGCCCATCGTGGTCGAGATGTACGGCCTGGGCATGACCCAGTACCGGCTCGTGCACGCCCTGACCCAGCGGGAGTACGAGGCCCTTTCGGTGCCGGTCTACCAGCCGGATGACCCGTCCCTGCCGGTCTCGCAGGACGATGCCAGCCTGGACAATGCCCCTCCTTCAGCCGGCACGCCGTGACCTCCCCGGAAGCCTCGGGAGGTCGTCCATGCCGAAGCGCCAGGGCCTGAACTGCACCCTGTCTTTCACCGACAGCAAGAAGGTGCGCCACGCCTACTCGATCCGGGCCGGCAACCTGAGCCACGGCATCGAGATGATCTCTGATGAGTCCGCGGCCCGGACCAAGCGCGCCTATTACCCGCACCGCACGGCACTGCAGCAGTTCACCGTTCAGGCGCTGCTGAAGGACTGGGATGAGAGACGCCATTTCGTGAGCTGGCTGTCCTATTACGCGGCCTATGCCCTCGACCCGGACACCACGCAGGAGTACTTCCCGTGGATGCGCGTCGAGGTGCCCTCGCGGGAATTCCTCCAGTTCGGCGTTCCCCTGCAGGGATACCAGTGGGGCGCGCACACCGGGATGATGATGTTCACTCCCGATATCGTCTTCGAGGCGGCTAAGTCGCCGGGACAGGCGCACCTTCCGGTAGTCAGCTCGGTCATCAACAAGTGGACGGCTTTCACCTCGGACCAGGCGATCGAGTACTTCTACCCGTTCGGCATCCAGCTCGCCGGAAATCAGCAGGGAAATTACTCCCAGATCCAGTACCCTGGTGCGCCCACGCAGTTCAATCCGCCGCCCCCGAAGATCCCGCCGGGCGAAGGCGGGATGTAATGGGAGTATTTCTCTATCAGCCGGGAATCAAGGTCTATATCACGACCGAGAAGAACGGCATCCTGGATGTCAGCGAGGACCTTGTCAGCGGTAACATGGTCCGGCGCAGCAACGGCGTGTCCTCATTCACCTTTACCCTGATTAATGTCCGGCGCAAGTACGACGGCATCTTCACGCCAAATGACCGCATCATCGTGATGATGAAGCGCATCAGCTGGCTGCGCGTCTTCACCGGCTACCTCAACTCCGTCCCGCTGGTGACCGCCTGGCCGCAGGACATCCAGTTCACCGCCAGCTGCTCGCTCAAGCGGCTGCAGTACTACTACTGGGACCCGGCCCTGGCGGCCAGCCAGTCGCTGGTCGCGACGGCCATGGCCGCTACCAAGAATCCCGATGACGGCGGGGTCGGGAACGCCATCCTCACCATCCTGAATGACGTCGTCGGCTGGCCGCCGTCCAAGGTGCACATCGCCGGCATCCCGCAAGGCTGGATGAAGTTCGCCTACAAGATCGCCAAGGCAGTGGCCGCGGAGACGGCAGAGGCCGACCAGCTGTCCCAGCAGTTCTACGCCGTGCTCGGGGCCAACGGCACCGTCGGGGGCAGTACCGGCGGGGGCACGGTAGGCAGCGGGGCGCTCAAGCCCGGCAGCTACGGCGGCTATACCATCGACGCCGCCCAGTGCCAGATCGCGATCATCGTCTACAACACCTGCGCCCAGATGGGCGGCACGGCCCGTGATGCCGCAGTCGGGATCATGACCGCGATGGACGAGTCCACTCTCGGCGCCAACCCGGCCACTAACTCCGGCGTCGGCGGCTCCTATGGCATCTTCCAGCAGCGCCCCCAGGACGGCTGGGGAACGGCCAGGCAGTGCTCCAATCCCTCTTATGCGTCGCGGGCATTCTTCGAGCGGCTGCTGAAGATCAGCAATCGTAATTCCATGACATTGTGGATGGAAGCCCAGACCGTCCAGCGCTCGGCTACGTCCGACGGCTCTAATTACGAGCGCTTCGCCACCTTCGGAACCCAGATCGCCGGAGTCCTGTCCAGCAAGGGGAACAATTCCTCGTCGGTCAGCAATACCTCCGCGTTCCAGCAGCTGGCCTCCCAGTGGAAAGGCGGCCACGCCTCCGGCTCCCAGCTTCTGCAGACCGCGCTCAACCTGATCCAGAGCCATCCCCACATTCCCTACCAGCTAGGCAATGACTCGCCCCCGAACACCCCTGCCGATCAGGTGCAGTTCCTCGACTGCTCCAGCTTCGTGCAATGGGCGATCTTCCAGACCACCGGCGGACTGAACGGCTGCCCGCGGACGTCAGAGGCTCAGAGCGCCTGGTGCCAGGCCAAGGGAAAGATCATCAGTGCCGACCAGGGGATGAACATCCCCGGCGCCCTGATGTACATTGGCAGTCCCGGCAGCGCCTCCCATACCGAGATCTCCCTCGGGGACGGCCAGCACACCGTGGGAGCGCATCACACCGGCACCTACTGCGGCGTCGTCACCTCGAAGGGATACTGGACCTGCGCCGGGATCCCGCCCGCCCTGGACTACTCCAAGACGCCGGGCACCGGCTCGGGCGCCGGAGGCAATGGCGACGGCTTCCAGCTGGAGCCCAGCAACCAGCAGCCCTGGTACAACCCGCATGATCCCTTCGACCGGCTGTTCGGCAGCGCTCCCTGGGCGCCGCAGTTCGATACCGACGCCGCGGTGATCGCCGCCGCGTTTACCGGCCCTCGCGCCCTGCTGCCCGACTCCCCGCTGCTGCCTTACATCAAGAACCTGGTCTCCTCGACGCTGCGCTCATTCTCCTCTGCCCCCAACGGGGACTTCATCAGCTGGTTCCCGGACTACTACGGCCTGTGGGGCACCGCGGCGGTCATGCGCGTCGAGCCGGTCGAGCTGCAGGACTTCTCGGTGTACTGGGACGACACCAACTTCGTTACCCACCAGTACACTGCGGCCCCGCCCGCCGCCGGGCTCAACCTGGCCACGGCCACGATGGAGAACGTCGGCCCGGTTATCGCCGTTACCACCACGGGGATTGCCACCATCGACATTCCCGGCATCATGTACGCGCTCTTCGGCCTGGAGCCCACCAAGGCCGCTGCGCAGAAGTTCATTGACTACATCTATACGCGATTCGGTGCCCGGCCTGATTATGAGCAGCTGCCGGGAGTGGTGGGCCCGCAGGGCGAGTTCTTCTCCGCCCTGTACCTGTTCATGCAGAACTGGGCCTATCAGTACAATTCCGATATCTCGCTGACCTTCATGCCCGAGCTGTGGCCGGGGATGCTGCTCCAGATCCCGGAATTCGGGTTCCAGGCTTATGTCACCACGGTCACCCATTCCTTCCAGTTCGGGCCCGGCGGATTCTTCAACACCACCGTGAACATCGCAGCTCCCGCCCGGCTGCCGGGTCGTGACGGGGACTCCTCCGGCAACCTGATCGGCCTCCCTGTCGCCGGGGGCCTAGTCGGGCAGCCCAGCCTGCCCAGCAGGGGGAGAAAATGATGAGCCAGGGGCGCCCCAGCACCGGGCGCTATACTCACTCGGTCAGTGATCCGCTGCGGCTGGTTACCATTGCGTCCATCACCGCGGATGGCAAGACCGCCGTGTGCACTGACCGTAAGGGCTTCGAGGCCCGCGTGCCCTTGCTCGTGCTGCCCGGCAAGGGCGTGCTCCCGGCTGTCGGCGAGAACTGGTACATCACCCAGAAGAGCGGTACAACGTGGACTTTTGACACCTTCATAGGCTCGGACAGCACCCAGCTGGCCACCTCGTCCGGAAGCCTTCCTATTACTTACGGTACTCCGCCTGCAGATACCGTTATCGACCAGGATGGCAATATCCTCCAGTATGACGGGAACGGCAAGCTGGGCCAGGCCCTGGCGAGTCAGCCAGGAACCGATGGCACCACGGAATTCCCCGCCGGGCTCGGCTCCTTCACGCTGCCGGTCCTGATCTATGCCGGAGCCCCGGCCAGGGGCAACCTGGTGGTCTCCATTGCCGGCGAGGCAGGCGAGGACGTCTTTGGCAACAGCTATCCTGCGGGCGCGAACATTACCGAGGGTAACCTTCCTGCCGCCCTGCTCAGCGGCAGCATCTCGACCTCGATGCTCAGCGGCACCATTCCGGCTACGCAGATCACGGGAACACTGGCTGGCAGCACGACGCCCAATACCGGTGGTATCCTCAGCTCGAATCCGTATTTTACCAACGGGGATCTTGCTAACTGGGTCGCTTTCGGGGGCATCCTGTCGGCCACCCAGGTGACCGGCAGCCCGTTTTCCTGGGCGGCTAAGGTCGTTTCCTCCGGTACCGCGGCCTTCGGCATCAATGGCACCGGCCTCAATCAGATTTCTGCTACTCCCGGAACGCAGTACCTGGTCAGCGCCTGGGTCTATGCCAACGGAGCTACCTCGGGAGCCCAGCTTGGCATGAACTGGAAGACGGCCTCCGGCGGCAGCCTGACCGGCAGCATCCAGACTCCGGCCCTGACTGCAAACTCCTGGACTCCGCTGGCTGTCGTGGTCACTGCCCCGGCTAATGCTGCCACTGGCATCCCCCAGATTGGCTTCGCTTCTGCCAGCGGAACCGGGATGCAGGGCTATATCTGCGCCGCCATCGTCCTCCCTCAGGTGCCCGGCGGCCTGATTGAGGTCGGCACTATCACCGCCGCGCAGATTGCGGCGGGCACCATCGTGGCCGGTATCGTCGATTCCACTCTGGTCACCGGCGCCATCCTCCAGGGCGGTGTCGTCGAGGGCGGCCAGGTGATTGGCGGCCTGGTGGAGGCGGATAGCTCCAGCGGAGGATTCTTCGCCTACTCAGCGCCGCCCGGGCCGCTGAACCAGAATTACACATTCGCTACGGGAATCTCCCCGTGGTCAAGTTTTGATAATGCAGGCGTGGCGGCCTCGTCGCTCCATACCATCGGGCAGTCTCCCGGATCCATGGTCATCACGCCCGATGGCGTCACGGCGAATCCGGGAGCAGTCAGCGAGAACACCATTCCCGTGACAGTGGGGCCTAACTTTTACGGTGCAACTGCCATGGTCACCGTGCCTGCGGGATGGTCCTCGGGGATGCGGGTTAATATCCGGTGGTTTAACGGAGCGACCTTCCTCTCCCAGAACAGCGGGACCACTGTCCCGATTCCGGCTAATACCCCCACTCAGCTCACTGCAGCATTCAGTGCGCCCGTCGGGGCCACGCGCGCATCCATGACCATCACTTTCGTCGGTACCCCCGCATCCTCAGTCCTGGCTTATGTGGGACTGGCCGTCTTCGGTAATAACGGGACGCTGATCGTAACCGGCGCGAGTACCAGCGCGACTGATCAGTTCGCCAATTCTTATATCGCCGGAGTAACTAGCTACACCCAGGATTCCGGGTTCACCTTCTACTGCAACATGTTTGACGGGGCTCTTACTGTCTACGTGGAAGATGGATTCGGCGGTGCCCCGGGTCTTATCGATAATTCAGCGGTGCCTGCAAATGGCACTCTCCGGCTTCAGTCCGGCACGGCATCCAGTTCCGGCGACCTGGCCGTGCAGATGTGGCTGTCCAGCAAGAATTCCGGCGGCAGCTCAACTGAGGCTGTCGTCATCGGGCAGAGCATTCCCACGCCTCCTGTTCCCGGACCGCGGATATTCCAGATTCTCGGCAATCAGAATGTCGGCACGATCTATGCGTGGTCTCCCGGCACGACTATCGAGGAGACCTGGCAGAGCCTGGGGACCCTGGCCGGGGCAACGGTGAACAAGGCTCGGTACCGGATGATGCCGGACGGAATGGTGCACGTGCAGGTTGACGTGACGTTCGGTTCGGCCACTGCCGTGCCGATTACATTCTCCAACACGCTGCCTGTGGCCTACCGGCCGCTTTCGACCGACGTGGATATTCGTGCTCCCATGGCCCAGACCAATGCCAGCGGGGCCCTGGCCCGGATTTTCGTCGGCCAGCAGGGCGGCGGCAATCCGGGGCAGGTTCAGCTGGCAGCAATAGGAACAGTAATCGGCACTTACTCGACTAACTTCCAGTATCCGGTCATCTAGCGTGACCCGGAAGCGGGAGAGGGGTGATCGCCATCCGGGACCTGCAGCTCACCTCAGGAGACCTCGTCCTGGCCGGCCGCGGGTTCGGCACGGTCAGCGGGTCAGCCTACCTGCGCCAGCGGATCGGCATGGCGCTTCAGGTACCGTACGGATCCGACCCGTTCAACCCGCTGTGGGGCTCCACTCTCCCCTCCATGATCGGGTCCCCGCAGCTGGCCGGGACCAGTGCCCTGGTCAGCTCGGAGGTCGCCCGCGTTCTCCAGCAGCTGATTGATGCCCAGCAGCAGCAGATGACCCAGGCGACCCTCCGCGGCACCACCAGCCAGCTGGACGCCTCGGACGTGATCGCCTCGGTGGACTCGGTCACCGCGGCGCAGGCCTCGTTCAGCCCGGCCACGGTCCAGGTGACGCTGACCTTCACCACCCAGGCGGGCGAGCAGGTCTCGATCTCGCGGACCCTGAGCGGAAGCTGAGATGCCCTCCCAGTCAGATATCTCCTCGCAGATCATTGCCACTCTCGGCACCTCCGAGCCGGACCTGGACACCTCCGTCGGCTCGGTGACCCGCGCGATCATCGACGCCGTGGCCTCGGCGATCTCCGACGCCAGCCTCGACCAGCAGATGCTGGCCTACCAGTACGACGTCTACTCCATGGCCGGCTCGGACCTGGACTCCTTCGTCCAGCTGTTCGGCATGAGCCGGTACCCGGCCGGGCGGTCAGTCGGCACGGTCACCTTCACCAGGGCCGCCGCCACCGATGTCGTCACCGTCCCGGTCAACTCCCAGGTAATCTCCGCCGACGGCACCGTGACCGTGCAGACGCTGGCAGCGGTGATCCTGTCGGTAGGAGCCCTGACGGCCACCGTGCCCGCTCAGGCCGTCGTGGCGGGCCCGGCGGGCAACGTGGCGGCCGGGACGCTCACGGTGATGCAGACCGCGGTCTCGGAGATCACCAGCGTCACGAACCTGACTGCGTTCACCGGGGGCAGCAACCAGGAGACTGACTCGCAGCTGCAGGCCCGCTGGGTGGCCACGGTGTTCAAGTCGATGGCCGGGACCTCGCAGATGTTCCTCGGCATCGCGCTGAATAATCCTTTCTGCACCGCCGCCACGGTGATCGGCCCGCAGACCCGGTTCCGCGAGCAGCTGCAGATCTCCGGCGGCATTGCCACGTCCTCGGTGACGGACGCGCAGTACATCTACCCGAGCGGCGAGATTGCCGGGACTGACATTGATAACGGCAATACCGCTGCGCCGGGAATCCAGTACACCTGGAACTACAATGCCAACCCGCCGCAGGTCGTCGTCATCGACCAGACCTACTTTCCTAACGGGCAGCTTATCGATCTCTCCTATATCTACCTGGACATCGCGAGCCGTAACCAGCCCGCGCAGGGAATCTTCAACCGGGTAGATGTCATCTGCGCCGGTACCAACCCGGTCTCTGCCTCGCAGACGATCTCCTTCTCCTCGGCCCTTGCTTTCTCCTCGAATGCCAGCAACAACTACTACGTAGGGTCCTTCGTCAATCCCGACGGAACCGGGCCCGCACCGGGGAACATCTTCGTGCCGCTGGCATTCGGGCCAATCCTGACCTTGCCCGCGGTTATTGTCGTCGGCACTACCACCTATGCCCAGGCGACTCCGTCCAACCCGATCGGGACGACGGCAGGCGGCATCAGCTACGCCTATCAGATCGTGCACCGCCAGGGAGCCTTCGGCTGGGGAGCCTACTCGGACTTCGGCATCGAGTGGCAGGCCTCCATGACGCCGCCTAACGGCTCGATCATCGCCATCTCCTCGGGTTACACCTATAACGACGTCCCGTCCTCGGTCCAGGCCGACCTGGAGAACTGGCGGCTGGCGGGCCAGGACGTCTGGGCCCACCAGGCCGTCACCATGCTCCTGCAGTTCAGCCTGGCCATCGTCTACAACGCCTCGGTCTCGATCACGACCACTCAGGCCGCGATCAGCTCGGCACTGTCCGGATTCCTCACCACGCTCGGGTTCAGCGCCACGATCTACCCCAGCTCGGTCATCGCCATCGTCGAGGCGGTGCCGGGCGTCGTGGCCTGCCGCTTCCTGGAGGGCATCGATTATCCCGGCTGGAATCCCGCTAACCCGAATGCCTCAGACGTCGGGATCCAGCAGGTCGTCAACGGGGTAGTCACCCAGTCCTTCGTGAATACCCTGGGACAGCCCACCACCATCGTCACCGCTGCCAACACCATCCCGGCATTCGGCGGCACCATCCTGGTCACCAAGGGAATTAACACGCTGGGAGCATTCGGGTAATGCCATCAGTCATCACTGACTCCTCGCTGTCTAACCAGTCCGGGATCGTCAATAACGGCGCCAGCCCCAGCTCGGACGTCTGGTCCTATCCCGACACCCCGGCACTGTCGATCCTGAATTTCCAGGCCGTCTCCACTCAGCCGCTGCCCGGCGGGACGACGACTGCCACCGGGATGCTGTCGCCCGACCAGATGCTGGCCGAGCGGCTGAGGAACTTTTACCCCGGCGTTTACGACTTGTCTCCGGGATCGGCTCTCGTGCATTTCCTGGAGTCCCTGCTCGGTGATTCCGGTGTCGGCCAGCTGCGCAAGCGCCAGACCGTGGCCCGCCTGCAGGAAGCCCTGACCTCGACGAGCTTCTACGACCTGGACAGCTTCTACGGCGCCCTGTTCGGCGATATCCGCGGGCCGTCGGGATCCCTGCCGGTCAACCCGGCCACCGGGGTCACCGTCAGCCCCTATACCGACCTGGGCACCTCTGACGGCTGGGATGACGTCGAGGCGATCCACGCGAAGTTCCGCGAGCGGATCATCAACCTGGCCAGGGCCATCACCCTCGGCGCCACTGTGCCCGGCCTGCAGGCGCTCGGGGAGGCGGTCGCGGGGTACAAGTGCCACGTCTACGAGACCTGGCGCGTCATCGACAACGAGGGCCCGCAGGCCGGCCAGGTCTCGGTTCTGAGCTGGTCGCAGATCATGGCCCAGTACGCCACCTGGAACGCCTTCCCGGCCAGTCTGACCTGGAACTCGCTGCAGGGCTTCACCACCACCGGCACGCCCGCCTTCGGCGGCCTCGGCATCAACGCGCGCAGCGAGGTCATCGTCATCCCGCGCAAGATGTACGCCACGACCGCGGCCGGGCAGACCGAGATGTCCTCTGACCTGTACGGCATCGAGCGCGTGTGCGAGGTGCTCAAGCCCGCCAACACGCTGCTGTCAGTCTCCACCGAGAGCCAGCTCATCCAGACGCCCGTCCCCATCGCGGCCCTGTGGGCCGACAGCGAGTTCTGGGAGATCACCTACGACGTCAGCCCGCCGGATCTCACCGACCCGGCCTATGCTGCCGCCCTGGCCGGCTACCAGCGCGGCGGCCAGCCGGTTACCTCGCCGCTGACAGTGCCCTCGCCGCCCATGTGCCAGGGCCAGGGCACCCAGATCAGCTACGCGGCGGACGTGACCGTCAGCTGGGCCCAGGCCTCCCGGCCCGGCCAGCCGGCCATCCCCGCGGACGTGACGAACTTCGAGACCGAGATGATCGGGGGCCAGCAGGTGACCTACACCGCGCCCAAGGCGGTCATTGATCCAGTCCGAGCGGCGAGCGCCCGTACGGCATCAGCTGTCGGACTTCAGGCTGCGCCGTACTCGGGCCCGCGGGTTCCCGCGGTCCTGGCGGGGTAGGCGGCCAGATCCGGTGCGTGAGCGGCCCGTCGGTCCGGAATCCGATGTCACGGGCGGCCAGCCCGGGCAGCTCGCGAACATGAGGCGGGGTGATCATGAAATCTATGTCAAACCCCCGGAACGAGGGCTCTGCCTGGAGCATCCGGACAGACTGCGGGTAGCGCCAGGTCAGTTCCTCCCGGCCGCCGTCCTCGAACTCGGCGACCAGGCGGACAGTCACCGGGCGCTCGCATCCGAGCACCGGGCCGAACAGCCTGGATTCTGTCATCAGGCCTGCTCCCCGCTCATCATGTCCTGGTAGATCGGCCACTCCAGCACCACCAGGTAGTCAGAGTAGTCCTGGCGGACGGCCAGGAGCGCATCCAGCGGGATGCCTGCCTGCTGCATTTCCGCCAGGACCTGAGGGATCGTCCTGCCATCGACCGTGTGCTGCTCCATGTGGTGCATGATGCGGGGCGCGGGCACCTTGCGGGACGGCATGGCCGCAGCCTAGCCGAGGGCTTACTCTGCCCGGAAGCCTTGTGACCACTCTGCCGGAGGAGATCAGCGTTCCCGTCGTGCAGCTGCCCGGCAGCACCACGATCCCCTCGATCGCGCCGGCCTACGTGGACGGCATCCCGGTGGAGCTGGCCGCGCCGCCTTCCTCCCCGGCGAACCGGACGGCCCGCGAGAACCGCTTCTGGTCCTCCCAGCCGCGCCCGGCCACGAGCACGCTGCAGGAGAATTACTTCATCTCCATCTCCAAGCCGAAGACCATCAATTACCTGAGTTTCGACCTGGCACATTTCCCGCAGCAGGTCACCATTTCCTGGATGGACACAGACGGCAGCTGGCAGCCTGTGACATGGCAGAACGGAAACCCGCTGACCGTTGTTGTCAGCGGCAGCGTCCCCGCCGTTGTCAATAACGCCGCAGCACTCGCCGCCGGCATGAACCCTTACCATTACGGCGCTGGTCACTGGATGCATTTTGACGAGGCTATCCAGGCATTTACGACCACCCAGCTGCTCTTCACTTTCACGCGCAATGCCGGGGTGCTGCCCTCCACGGCCCTGCCGGTGGATGCCAGCGGCGTCGCCTGCCCTTACCCCGTCGGCCTGCGCGACCTGGACTTCGGCTACCGGATCCTGCAGCGCTCTGACGTGCCGGCCACCGGCCGCTCGGCCACCGTGGTCACCGAGCGCCAGCCATTCGACGTCACCTCCGACGTGCACGGCAGTCCCATGATCGTCGCGATCCGCGAGAACCGGGTCTCGGACCTGCTCAACGGGCTGCCCTGGAAGAGCGAGCCCCAGCTGCGCGCCGACGCCGTGGTAAATCTTTACGCCGACTCCCGCAGCCCCTCCGGCCAGCCTCAGGTTATCGACGGCTTCTACATCGATCCGGTCACCAGCGGCGTCCGGCTGAATCTCTACTACTCTCCCTCGGGACCGCCGCCGGGGATCACGTTCCCGGGGCCGGATACGCCCCTGGTGTTCCCGTCACTGAACGCCGGGGGCCCGTCACTGCCCCAGCCCGGATCACAGGGACTGCTCTTCCCGAGCGCAGGCGGCTGGGTCACCGTGTCGGCGCAGGCCGCGGGGCTGAGCAGCGGCACCCCCTGGTGGGCGGCCATCGCCATCCAGCCGCAGTTCGCATCGACCGACCCGGGCAGCTACCTCATCGCGGACACCGGCCTGTTCCAGCTGTACTTCTCCGGCGGCTCCTTCACCCTGCAGGCAGGCTCGGGCGCCGTGATCGCCCAGTGGTCCCCGGCCTTCTCCGCCAGCACGCTGCTGGTGTTCGCCGTCGCCTTCGACGGCATCAGCATCAGCGGCTGGATGCAGGGCCAGAGCCTGGCGTCCCTGCCTGCCGCATCCCTGCCGGCAGTGTCCGCGATCAGCCTCGGCGCCCCGCTGCCGGCCACGCCGGGAATGCCGTCCTCGGGCAACTTCCTGCTGACTGCGATGATCGTCAAGCAGGAGCAGCTGCCGCTCGGGGAGCTGCCGGAGATCCTGGCCGAGTTCGCCGCCGACCCGCAGGCATTCACCGCTCCGGCGGCTGCCGGCGGCACCATCGAGAATGCCGCCATGGTCTTCAGCCCGGCCCTTATCCTGGGCCAGGTTAATCCCTGGGGATTCTCGGGAGGGATTACCTCCTCCTACGAATCCTGCAGCTGGATCCCGGTCTCCAGGAACTACAAGCTCTCGCGCGGCTTCCTGGAATTCGATCCCGTCCTGGCAGCAGTATTCAAGTTTGAGTTCACGTCCCTGCGACCGGAGCCTTTCGACTATATCCAGCCGCTTCCGAAAAAGGTGAAGACGCTTCCCGGGGGACTCAACCCCGGCGGCCCGAACAAGCCTGCCGTCGTGGACACCGGGCTCCAGGTCACCTCGAACCTGGCCCCCTCCATCAATTACGCCGACACCCCGCCGATTCCTCTCCCGCCTGCCTCGAATGCCGCGCTCCCGCGTGAGGCGCTGCATGCCACGGACCCGGCCGGAGCCGATGCGCTGGCCCAGCTCGGCACGCTGTACAGCTTCCAGCCCTGGCAGCCTGCTGCTACCGTGCCGATGCAGGCGGCAGCCGGAACCCATGCCTACGGCGAGGCCATACTCCCCGCGCGCCAGCGCATCGGCTACTTCGTCTCCCTGTCGAAGCTGACCATGTACCGCAGCAGCTTTGCCTCCCAGGACGACACCGAGCAGTACGTCGAGACCTTCGGCGACCAGGCCAACCTGTCCCCCCTCCCGGCGCCGTCCCCCGCCGTGCCGTGGAACTGGGCTCCGGGGTTCCTCACCACTCCCGCGGGCCTGGGCACCTACGCCCAGGTGCAGAGCCAGGTGTTCCCCTCTGACCACAAGGTGACCGGGGTCCAGTTCGCCACCACTCAGTCGGATCCGGTCCAGCTGCTGCCCGACCCCGCCTTCGCGATGCCCGGCGTCCCGTCCTGGGGCCCGGCCGGGGATGCCGATCCGGTTACGATCGCCACCGGGATCAATACCGCGCTCGGCGGCATGGCCCGGGTCACCCGCAATCCCGCCGCCTACACCTGGGCTGAGCTGAGCACCCTGTACGTCTCCTGGGCGCAGCTGGCCGCGGGCATCGGCGCCTGGGCTGCCTTCGGGAACGCAGCGCCCGGCAGCACCCTCGGCGGCCTGGTTTGCACCCAGCCGCAGGCTGTCACCGGCGCCGGGCGCGTCTATGCCGCCGTCCGGGTGTTCGCCACGCAGGGCCTGACCCAGCCGCTGGCCCTGCAGCTGCTCGACGGCGCCACCGGTACCGTGCTGTCCGAGACAGACAACCCGGTCGCCGGCGGCGTGGTCACGGAGTGGTTCACCGGCTACACCCTCGGATCGGCGAGCACCACCAGCGCGCTGAGCTGGGTCCAGGTCCAGAACGAGGTCATCACCTGGAACGGCACCGCAGGCGACACCTGGAGCCAGCTGGACCTGTCCGTCCAGCCGCTCGGCCAGACGATCACCGCCCAGGTTATCCAGCGCGGTGTCACGCAGGACACCTGGTACGTCGATAACCTGTCGGTCTTCGAGGACTCGGTCACCTGGAGCTTCAGCAACGACGGGGGCGCCAGCTGGTACGCGGCCTACGACATCCGCAACAACCCCTCCGGCGTGATGAAGTTCCCGCCGCCTCAGCAGGGCACCGGCAACCAGCTGAGGTGGCAGCTGCAGGGCTGGCGCCCCGGCCTGACCGTCTCCTCGCTGGTCCTGCGGCCCTGGTACTCCCTGCATCCCAAGGGGATCGCCGCCCGGACCGCGGGCATCGGGTACGGGCCGAACCTCACCCCGCTCGATCACTACGCCCCGGTGGCCCGGGACCCGCGCTGGCAGATGTGGGACCAGCCCATCCCGCAGTCCTGGTACTTCGCCTACCAGCAGCTGCTGCTCCAGGAGGGCGCCTACGTGCCGGTGCCCGAGTTCCCCGGCATCGTCAACCCGCCGGTGCTCGGGAACGCCCTGGCCGTCACCGCGGCCTCGCAGGTGCCCCCTGCGCCGCTGCCCGAGCCCGCCTGGGATGACGTTTTCACCGATGTCTTCACCGACACGTACGGGATCGCCCCGGCCGGGGACGTCTACGACGACAACTACGACGACGTGTACGCCTCGGATTACATCATCACCACGGGCACCGTCTGGCAGGCTGGTGCCGCCCTGTCGCAGGGCTCGGTCATGTCGGTCACCGCAGCCGATGTCCCCCTGGTGCGCCCCCTGGCCGGCGCCGCGCTCGGGCTCGTGCCCGGAACGGGAACGGCCGTTACCAGCTTCCTCGCGGTCACCGGGGAGCCCCTGGGGCTGCGCCGCGTCTACCTCGGCAACCAGATCCCCGCCACCCTGGCCGGGAGCCTGGTCTCCTACGACGCCGGGGTCCGCAAGGTGTTCATCGACTTCCAGCCGGACGCCACGACCACCCCGCTGCAGCTGTCGGCCTTCCTGGCTTCCTGCCAGGCCGGGGGCCTGCAGGCGGAGATCAGCCTGTGGGCCAACCCGGACACCGCATTCACGAGCCCGCAGGATTACCTCACCATCGTGAGCAGTTACCTGCCCGCGATCCGCCAGAACGGGTATGACCACATCTTCGTCATATCTAATGCCTCGGCTGTTCACCGGAACGGATTCGGGAAATGGTATCCCGGAGATTCGAGTGTGGACGGTATTTCCGTCGGATTCTACTGCCAGGGCGCTTCTCCCGGAGATATCGTCAACCCCGGCGGCCCGGTTATCGGATCGCCGTTCATCCCGGTCGCGCCCGCCGGTCCCTATGCCGACACCCTGGTGACGGCAGCCCAGTTTGCCGACCTGCACGGGCAGCCTCTCGGCCTGGCTGAGTTCGGGGCCGACTGGTCCCTGTTCACCAATGCGCAGGGCGCCGAGTTCCTGAGCTACGTGCTGAGCTTCCTGAAGGCCCGGATCGGCGCCGGGAAGCCCGTCGGGGACTGCTCTTACCTGTCGGCCTCGACCTACACGCTGCAGAACGCCCCGGCCGCCTGGGTGTCGCTGTACAAGCAGATCGCCGCGCTGCTGGCCAGCGCGCCCTGACGGAGGTGACCTGAGATCCGAGCCCACTATCGCGCTCCCGTCCAGGACAGCATGGGCGACCTGCTGGCCGGCACGGTGGTCAGCGTGTACGTCAACGGCACCACCACCCCGCCATCGGGGGGCGGCACTCTGCTGAGCAGCCCCATCTACCCGGACGGCTCTTCCTCGGCGCTGCTTACCAACCCGTTCACGACGCCCGACGGCAACGTCAGCTTCTATCTCGATGCCTCGCAGCGCGTGGATCTCGGGATCCAGCCGCCCGGCGGCCAGCTCGTGATCTACCCGGACATCGACGTCGAGATCCCCTCGGCCAGCTCGGCCGTGCTGACCTTCCCCGGCAGCGGGCCGTCCTCCACTCAGGTCGGCAATGCTGCCTCTGCCAGCCAGGCCCAGGCCGTCGCGCTCGGCGATACAGCGCTGGCCAGCGGGCCCCAGGCCACCGCAGCGGGCCAGGGAGCCCAGGCCACGGCCACCGCGGCCACCGCTCTCGGCCAGGGAGCCATCGCGGCGGCCACGGACGCTACGGCGGTCGGCCAGGGATCCTCGGTGCCGGGCAGCGGCGGCACGGCCGTGGGCCAGGGCGCCGGGGTGACAGGGCCGAATTCCACCGCCATCGGCGAGGGCGCCTCAGCCGCCGGGACGCACTCCACGGCGCTCGGAGCGGGCGCCAGCGCCTCCGTGAGCAACCAGGTGGTGCTCGGCACCGCAGCTGACGACGTGGCGCTCCCTGGCGGTCTCTCGGCCAGCCAGGGCGGGGCACAGGCCCTGTCGAACGGATCGACGATCACCTTCGCCGGCAGCCTGTCGGTACCGGTGACCGCGTCCGGCAACGTCACCGGGCTCATCCTCGCCGCGAATGCTGCCGGCGGCCAGCTGCTGATCGTCAATAACGAGTCCGCCTTCACCCTGACCTTCGCGGCAGCGGGCACTTCCAACGTCGCGGACGGGGCCTCCGACGTGATCGCTGCCCTCACCGCCCGGATCTTCGTCTGGGATGGCAACACGCTGCTGTGGTACCGGGTCGCCTAGGAGGAATGACATGAGCGAGAAGCCCCGGTTCGGATTCACCAAGGACCATCACCCGGTGTACTTCAGGGCCTTCAATCACCTGGCCGCCGGGTCAGCCGTCACGCGGTTCAACAAGTGGCTGGCGGTGAAGATAACTCAGGCCGTCGGCACCATGTGGTGCGCGTATGCCTTTGCCGCCCTGGCCCTGTACGGGCTGCCGTCGGCGCTGCGGCCCGGCGGCGAGGGCCTCATATCCTGGATTGCGCAGACGTTTATCCAGCTCGTGCTCCTCTCGATCATCATCGTGGGCCAGAACATCAGCCAGCTCGCCAGTGACGTCCGGGCCGCGAAGACCTTCGAGGACACCGAGCTGATCGTGGACCGCCTGGATACCCGTACGCAGGACGGGATCACCGAGGTCCTGGAGGCGGTGCAGAAAGTCCAGGAAATGCTTGCCCCGAAATCTCCGGGCAGCTAGTTCCTGGCCGAGGAGAATCTGTCCCAGTCCGACTCCCTCATGCTTTCCCGGATGGAATGCACCAGAGCCGCGGGGACATCTGACGTATACGCTCCGGCAGCTGATCCCCGGCGGGGTCTCGGGATATTAGTGTTGTAATTATTCCCATCCCAGATGGCGGCTTTTATCTGGTTGCACAGCCAGTGCGCGAGCTGAAGGTTACTGAATGCATTCGTGCCGCCAGCGGCTTTCGGCTTCTTATGGTCTACTGTCACCCCGCGGCGGGAACCCGGCGGGATCGTGAAAACAATAAGCTCCCCGCAGAGCTGGCAGTTATCGCCGTCTCGTGCGCGGAGCTTACTGATCCTGCCCGCTGAGGCAGAGTTCTTACCCAATGCCGCCCTCCAGGAAGCGGACCGCGTCAGTGATGTCGCGGGTCACCTTCGCCGGGGGCAGGCTGTCGATGATCTGGCGCCCGTAGCTCTTGCTGGACAGCCGCGGGTCGAGCACCGCGATGACGCCCCGGTCGGTCTTGTGGCGGATCAGGCGGCCGGTGCCCTGGATCAGCACCAGGCTCATCGACGGGATGGTCATCATCCGGAAGTCAGCCCAGCTGCCGTACCGCCGGACCAGGGCCTCGGCGCGGGCCTTGACCAGGACGTCGGTCGGGACCGCGAACGGCAGCTTGTCGATCACCACCAGGCTGACCGCCTCGCCCTGGATGTCCACGCCCTCGAAGAAGCTCTTCAGCCCGAACAGGACCGCGCGCCCGGCCTTCAGCTGGCGGATCAGCTCGGGCGTGGGGGCGTCGTCCTGCTTCAGCACCGTCAGGCCGAGCTGGCGGAAGGCGGGGGCCAGCCGCTGGTAGGCGTCGTTCAGGTTGGCCCGGCTGGTGTACAGCAGCAGGGCGTTGCCGTCGGCAGCCCGCACGAGCTGCTCAGTGGCCTGCTGGGCGAACACGCGCCACGACTGGGTAGCGGCCCCGCTGGGCTCGGGCAGCCCCTTGGCGGGCACGTACAGCAGCGCCTGGGAGGCGAAGTCGAACGGGGTCCCGGCGTCGAACTCGATGGCCTCGCCCGGCTTCAGGCCGCAGCCCTCGCGCAGGTAGGAGAAATCCGGTGCGCCGGTGCGCCGGTCGCGCCCGGTGGCCAGCGTCGCGGACAGCATGACCGCGGGAGTCGCGTCCCAGATGACCTCCCGCAGGAACGGCCCGGCCGACAGGGGCGCGGTGCGCAGGAACAGCCGCCTCTCCTTCGTGCCGCGGACGGTGACCTCGTTCTCCTCCAGCCAGCGGATGTCGTCCTCGCTGAGCAGGACCGCCGAGATCCGGGCGTGCCAGTCGTCGCAGCGCCGCAGCAGCCGCTGGCGGGCGATGTAGGCGGGGTCCTCGGGGTCGAGGCCCTTCACGGCCAGCACCTGCGCGCGGGCGGTCTCGATCACGTCCAGCACCGCGGTGAGCTGGTCGGCCAGGCCCAGGATGTCACGGGCGGCCAGCCGGACCGGGTCGGGCTGCCGGTTGCCGCGGTTGCGCCCGGCAAACAGGACCGCCAGGGCGCCCCACAGCTCGCCGGCCTGGGCGCTGACGTCCTCGGCGGCGGCCGGGTCGCGGTACTGGTCGTTGAAGAAGCCGGCCAGGTCGTGGCCGAGCCGGATCAGGGCGCCCTCGCCGATGCTGTCCTCCAGCGCGCTGGTGGCCACGTCGGGCAGGTTGTGCGCCTCGTCGATCACCAGCTGCTCGTAGTCGCCGAGCAGGCTGACGGCATCGTTGCTGCGCTGGCGCAGCAGCAGGTCCTGCAGCAGGTAGGCCAGGTTGGTGACCACGATCTGCGCGCTGGCGGCCTTGTCCTTGGCGCGCTCGGCGAAGCACTGCTTGCCGAACGGGCAGTGCTTGCGGCCGGGGCACTCGGCCGAGCCCATCGACACCCCGGCCCACTCGGTACCCGGCACCGCCGGCAGGGTCTCGCGGTCGGGGATCTCGTCCTCGCCGGCCTCGGCGATGGCGCCGAGGACCTTCTGCTGGGCGAAGCTCGGGCTGGCCAGGTCGCGGATCTTCAGCAGGCACGGGTAGTTCGAGCGGCCCTTGAGGATGGCCCAGGTGAAGTCGGTGCCCAGATTGTCCTGGAGGAACTGCAGGTCGCCGATGTACTGGTTCTGCAGGGCCTTGGTCGCGGTGCCGAACACGGTGCGCTTGCCGGACAGGATCGCCGGGATGAGGGCGGCCAGGCTCTTGCCGGTGCCGCAGCCGGCCTGCAGGAGCGCGGCGCGCTGGCTGGCCAGGGCTGCCTCGACCTGGACGGCGAGGTCCATCTGGTGCGGGCGCCGGGTGTAGCCGGGGAGGCTGGCTGCGAGGGCTTCTTGCGCCTCTGCGAACGTGCTGGTCATCTCGTTCTCCTGCCTGTGTGGTTGTCTCGTTGTGGTGCTAATGCCAGCCTAGTGGCAATCTTTGTTGTAGTCAAACGGCAAAGCCCCAGGCGCGGTCGGGGGGGTGACCGCACCCGGGGCTCCGTTATCCCGCGGGTTACGCCGTCATGCTACCGCCTGCAGATGGCGCCGTCCGGAGCGATTTGCGGTCCGCTCGAAGTCGTCCTCGTCGGTCACCAGGTGCAGGGCCTGGGCCAGGTGCGCGTCGGCCAGCGGCAGGCTGTCCGGCGGGTGGCAGCAGTAGGCCTGGGCCTCGGTCTCGGCAGGATTATCGGGCAGCAGCAGCACGTTGCCCGCCTGGCCTTGCTTCTCGATGCGCCACCGGCGCCCGCGCGAGCCGGTCAGGTCGAAGTAGCCGCGGTCGCGGTAGCTGGCCTGCTGCTCCTCGTCCAGCAGGGACATCAGCAGGCCCAGCGCCCTGTCCGCGGCCCGCAGCTGGCGCTGCCGCCGCTGCTCCGCCGCCTCGCGGGCCTGCTCGCGCGCCGCGATGTCCGCGGCGCTCTGCGGCGCCGGGGCACGGACGACCTGAACATTCATGGTGCCGGCGGAGATCAGGGAATTCCAGTTTTCCCAGACATAGGATTTCACTTGAATGCTATCCAGCGCCGTAGTCAGCGTGGACGTTGCCGAGATACCGGAATTCCATGACTCCCAGGCAGGAAGAGCCATTAGCTGAGTAGTCATCGTGCACGTGGAATTACTGGTCGTGTTCAGCACATTCCAGTACTGCCAGGGCACGGTGCGGATATCGGCCACGGTTCAGCCCCCCTGGTTGGCCTTCACCGCGATCAGGCGGCCGGCCTGCGGGTCGAACGTGCGCATGACCTCTCCCCGGACGCCCTTCTTGCCCTCGGCCCGGTAGATCATGTAGCCGGCCTCCTTCAGGCGGTTGAAGGTGGACCGGGCGCTCGCGACCTCGGCCTCCTCCTCCGGGTCCCACAGCTCCCGCTTGTCGCCGTGGTCCTGGTGCATCGTGTGGATGATGCCGATACCGCTGTCCAGCAGCCGGGCGATGTCCTCCTCGGTCAGCTCCTCGGGCTGCTCGCGCAGGGCCGTGATCTCGGACTCGGTCATGGTCATGGGACTCTCCTCGCGCAGGGGATCCAGGGTGTCAGCTGACGGTAGCGTCCTGCCCGGAGACGGTCAAGAGACCTTACATGATCCGGTAGCATGGCGCCCCATGCGGAAGATGAGTTCTGATCAGCACTACGGTCACCTCAGGATCAGCGAGCTGACCGGGCGGCCATTCCGCTCCGGCGCCGCAGGCGTGGCTGACATGAATGCCTACCTGATTGCCCGGCACAATGAGTTCGTGCAGCCCGAGGATGAGTTCTGGAGCCTGGGTGACTTTGCCCTGGGGCAGATCAGGGAAACGCTGCCGATCGCTGGCCAGCTGAACGGGCGGCGCAAGATCCTGGTCGCGGGCAACCACGATCGCTGCTGGGCCGGGGCCCGTAACAGCGCCGGGTGGGATCGCCGTTACCTGGAGGCGGGCTTCAGCCGGGTGATGGCCGGCTCGCCGCCGTGCTGCCCGACGATGATCATCGCCGGGCAGGTCGTGTCCCTGTCGCACTTTCCCTGGCACGGCGGCGGCGACTCTCGCGAGACCGAGCGTCACGCCGAGCACCGGCTTGCTGACACCGGCGGCTGGCTGCTGCATGGCCACGTCCACGAGAAATGGCGCCAGCGGGGCCGGATGATCAACGTGGGAGTCGATGCCTGGGGCGGCCGGCCAGTCTCCGAGGAGGAGATCACCGGGCTGATCGAGGCGGGCCCGCGGGACCTGGCCCCGCTGCCGTGGCCGGACATGCCGGAGGCCCTGGCCGGCTGACCAGGGCCTCCGGGCGAGGATGTCAGGCGCCCTTGCGCTGCGTCTTCATCCAGTTCGTGACGTGAATGCCGGTAGCCAGCTCGGACGGGGGCTCGCCGATCGGGAACGGGACCAGCTGACCCGGGAGGATGTCGAAGTAGGGGTCCGGCCCGAATAGCGGGATGACATGCTGCAGGCGGATGTGGCAGCGGCTGCAGGCGTGCTGGTCACGTCCGCGCTCATCCTTCTCCGGAAGCTCACAGCCGCGAGCGCAGATCATCTGGTAGCAGGCCGGGCAGCGGCGGGGGATCAGCTCCAGCCGCAGCACGTGACGGCGCTGGCGCTCGATTGGCCCCAGCAGGGCATCCTCGTGGGTCAGCCACATGCGCTCATCGTCGGTGAACGTGATGTCGAACAAGGCGGCCAGGGCATCTACGGCGTCGGCAGTAAGCCTGTCGGTGGGGTTAGTCATCTCGGGATACCTCCTGAAGATTGGCTGTCAGCAGATTGATTCTCGGTGAGAGTGCCTTTCGTTAACCTCCTGTCCGCGATCCGATCAGGGTGCCGCCCAGCAGCCTGCGCGGGCGGCGGGGCTTCAGCAGCTCGCTGATGTCGAAGTCGGCCCAGCGGCTGAGGTTCCCGGCCGACAGGGCCGTCCAGCCCTCGCGCTGGAGGTGCCGGACCCAGGCCCGGGTGGGGCAGCCGTCCAGCCTCAGCGCGGCTGCGTCCTGCCAGCCCTCGGCCGGGGAGAACACCTGCGTGACCCGCGGCCGGGCGCCGTGCTCCAGCGGGCGGCTGGCGAAGTACTCCTCGACCGGCTGGAGCAGCTGCTCGGCCAGGGGAACCGTGTCCCACTCGGCGATCCTGGTGAAGTTCAGGTTGTACCAGGTCTTCATGCGCTTCTCGACTGACGGCTGGGAGACTCCGCGCAGGATGACTTCCCACGTGCTGCTGCCGTGGTACCGGGCGACTCCGGCATAGCAGTAGCTGCCCGAGGTTCTCAGCTCGACCCGGCTGCCGTCAGGAGCCTTCCCGACCAGGGTCTTCTTCGTTCCGCTCATGTCCCTGCCTCCTCGTCGTCCTGAGCCCACCCTATGCTCGATGCCAGGAGATTGTCAAACTTCCTTGCAGCCTGCTGTCACCAGGACCGGCGGCTGCCGCGAGAAGAAGATCTCCGGTAACATGCGCACTGAAAGGAGGCAGTCATGAATGCCGAATTCGACCTGCTTGTCTCGCAGGCCGTCTCGCATGCGCGCCTCCTGGAAAGGGCGCTGCATGACTCCGGCCCGTGGTGGGCTGTTACGTACGGCTCCCACACGGAATGCCGCGTTCCTGTCTCCCGGACGGTGCTGGCCGCGGAGCGCCGCATCATGCTGATCGCCTACCTGACTCGCGGCTGCGAGCGCATTTCCGCGGTCGAGATCTACTGTGCCGGAGAGCTGGTAACGGCACGGGAAATAGCGGATGAGCCCTCGGCTCCGTGCCGTATCGCGCTGAGCGTCGGAATCGGCGCGCCCGAGCCCGCATGGTAGCCGCTGAATTCACCCCGCCCCGGCTGATCGAGTTCCAGCTGGACGGTGCTGCCCTGGCGTGCGTGCGGCGTCACATGCTGGCCGCCTGGGACACCGGGACCGGGAAATCCGGCCTGGCTCTCGGGGCGGCCTGCATGGCGCTGCAGGACGGCACGGACATCGTGATCATCGTTTGCGAGCCCAACAAGATCGCCGAGTGGGTGGCTGACCTCGGGATCTTCACTACGATCAGGCCTGAGGACATCGCGGTGTATCACGGCCCGCGGCGCTCCGGGCTCCTCGCCAGCCTGCCGGCCGTGCTGATCACCACCTATGACATCATCCGCCAGGACGGTGCCCTGGTGGCAGGGCCGCGCAAGATGACCGACGGGCCGCTGCTGGATGCCCTGGCCGGGCTCGACGTCATGGTGGTCTATGACGAGATCAGCATCCTGGGCAACCGGGGATCGCGCCGGTACCGGGCTCACCACCACTTCCTGGAGCGGCTGCGCGCCCGCGGCAGCACCCGGCGCCTCGGCCTGACCGCCACCCCGGTCGAGACTGGCTACGAGAACCTGTTCTCCGAGCTGCGCCTGATCGTTCCCCAGGCAATGCCCATGATCAAGGAATTCGACAAGAAGGTCATTGCCTACCGCGATCCCACCCGGTATTACCAGGCCCACTACCGGCCCGAGGGGATTACGTGGTTCCGGGAGATCTGCGCTCCCTGGATCCTGCGCAAGCGCAAGACCGATCCCGATGTCGTCGAGCAGTTCCCGCCTTTTACCGAGAAGTTCATCCTCTGCCCGCTGCACGCGGACCAGAAGGCCCTGTACCGGCGCCTGGAGGACCTGGCCTGGGATGAGAGCGGCAGTTACCAGAAGGTGGCCGGGCTGGCCCCGCTGCTGCGCCAGCTGGCTGGGGATCCCCTCGCCGTCCGCGAGGCTGCCGCGCACGGAGATTCCGCCCTGGCCTGCATCATGTGGGAAGAAATGGAGCCCGAGCTGAAAGGATGCTCCTCGGGAAAGGCCGAGGAGCTGGTCCGCCAGCTGGAGTTCATCTGCGGGAACGGCCACAAGGCCATCGTCTTCACGTTCTTCGCCCACACGGTGCTCCCCGCGCTGGCCGAGCGGCTGGCCGGGTTCAGCGTCTTCACCTACCACGGCGGGATGGCGCGCGGGGTCCAGGAGCAGGCCAAGGCCGGATTCCTGGCTGCCCCGGGCGCTGCCGTGCTGCTGGCCTCCGACGCGGCGGCCCGCGGCATCAACCTGCCCGGCATCCCCTACGTCATCGAGTACGAGGCGGCCCGCACGCACGCCATCCGCACCCAGCGCGCCGGCCGGGCTCACCGCCTCGGGTCGGGCGTGCCGGTTACCATGATCACCCTGGTGGCCGAGGGCACCATGGAAGACGCCCGTGCCATTCCCCGCCTGCTGGACCGCAACGAGCAGCAGGATGTCATCCTGGGGGACTCCGGTGCCGAGAATTACGTCACCGCTGACGACCGGCGCGAGATGTTCGCCCGCGCGAGGAGGAGGAAGCTATCGTGAAGCTCTCTGACATCGTCGAAAAGAAAGTCCTTAGTGGAATAAAAGGCCTCTCCGACCATGGGGTATTGCAGGTCGAGCGCGAGCAGTACGACTGGGAGTGCTGGCCGTTCCCGCAGCCGTCACCGGACGGCAAGGGCACCATCACCACCTACATCATCGCGCTTTTCTACCCGGCCGGTCCCTCCGATCACGTCACGCACGCCCGGGTGCTGCTCGACCCCTATTACCCCCAGCAGAAGGTGGACGAGCTGATCTGGCTGATGGTGCAGGATATCCGCGCCGAGCTGGAGGCATTCGGCGCTATCCCGGCCGCCCCGGCGAGGTCACCGGGCGGCCTGATCCCCGGCTGAGGCATGGAAGCCTTAGGGATTCCCTGCTCCCAGCCGGAGGCGGTATGTCGAAGATCATCGTAGTGGACTATGCGTTCGAGCACCCGACGGTCGAGCAGCTGAAGGGCGCCGGCATCACCGACGTCGGCCGGTACTTCGGCCAGGGGGACTCCGAGCCGAAGAACCTCAACCTGGCCGAGGCCAACGCCCTGGCCGCCGCGGGCATCAGGATCTTCTCCATCTTCGAGTACGCCGCCCAGCAGGCCCTCGGCGGCGCGGCCCAGGCCAAGGCTGACGTCGCCCTGTTCCGCGAGCAGCGCGCCGCGGTGAAGATGCCGGCCGACCGGCCGTGCTACTTCGCCAGCGACTTCGACGTCCCGGACTATGACCCCTCGGTCCCCGACACCCCGGCTAACGCCAAGGCCAAACTCGGCCCGGTGTACGACTACTACCACACCATCCGCGAGGAGATCGGCGGCAACGCCGGAGCTTACGGCGGCTACTACCTCATCAGGCGCCTGTTCGACTCCGGGTGCATCAGCTGGGGATTCCAGACGGTCGCCTGGTCCGGGGGCCAGTGGGACAAGCGCGCCTGCCTGCGCCAGCTGGCTGAGACCGAGTTCGGCAACGCCGCTGACGTGGATGTCCCCGAGCGCACTGACTTCGGCCAGTGGAAGCCGGGCGAGGTCATCAACCCGAAGCCGCAGCCCGGCCCGACCCGGGCCCAGGCCCTCGTCGCCGCCCGGACCGTGGTGTCCTACCTGGAGAAGCACTGATGCCCGGCCCCGGAAGCACCGAAGGCACCCCTTCGCCTGTGCTGCGTCAGTGCGGGGTCTGCCACGTCTCCGACACAGGGCCGATGCACATCGCGGCCACCGTGACCGGTGTCGTGGTGTTCGACCGCCACTTCGCGTGCTGCGCCCGGGTGGGATGCCCGGACGGCAGTTGCGACGCGATCATGGCGGAGGCCGGGAGTGGGCAGTCTCGATCAGGCGTACTCGAATAAGCTCCTGAACCAGTCAACGACGGAGGCGTCCGCGCCGACGACAACGTCTCCGCTGCACTGCCGCCTGATGACGGTGAACGGCAGCTCCACGGTCAACGGCACCGAGCTGGCCACCAGCGGCGGCTACACCTCCGGCACCGGTGCCCCGACGATCACCTTCGCCGCTGCCGCCGCGGGCTCGACTTCCTCGAACTCGGCCGTCACCGTGACCAACATGCCCGCGACCACGATCAACGGCATCGAGCTGTGGGACTCCTCCGGGACGCCCCAGCGCGTGTGGTGGGGCGCCCTGGCGGCGGCCAAGACCACCAACGCCGGAGACACGTTCTCGATCCTGACCGGCCAGCTCACGCTGGCCTTCCCGTGAGGTGAGCCATGCCCGGCGGTGAGACCCCGACAGCCCTGAGCTACCAGGGCAACATCGTCCAGCCGACCCCGGCCGAGAACGAGGGCAGCGTCGCCGCCCCGGCCGGCGGGGCGACGATCGTCACCCTCAGCCCGGTGCCCGGCACCTACACGGTGTCGTGGGACGTGGGCTTCACCGCGGGCACCCCGGTCTCGGCGACCGACTCGAACAACTTCGGCCTCTACCTGGGTGCCACCCTCCTGCTGACCTCGGCCAACTCAGGGGGCTCCCTGGGCATGACGCAGCAGGCCCCGGTACAGGTCACCGAGCCGCTGGCCGCCACCGCGGTAGCGGTCAAGGCGATCGGCGCGGGCACCGCCGGCGTCACCTACGCGGCCCAGCTCGTGCTGACGCCGGTGGCTGCCGTCTCGCCCGACGACCCGCTGGCTCCCTACAACCCGCTGACAATCGACGGGACTTCGGTCAACGTGACCAGCACCCCGGCCAACCTGGCCGTCACGATGGCCGGCTTCGACCTCGGGGCCCAGTCCGAGTGCCAGCTGGGCAAGGGCTCGAACGTGCCCTCGGGCACCACCGACTTCGGCTTCGTGGACACCACCTACCTGCCCACGCAGGCCCAGCAGCTGGCGGGCATGCAGGCCTGCCAGTTCTAGCCGCTCTCCTGCGCCGGCCGGCCCGGAAGGAGCAGAGGACCCCGGAGGAGGCACCAGGTGGCACGGTACTTCAGTACGGTCGAGTCAGCGACGGCCATTGTCGGCAGCAGCGCCCCGTCCGGCAGCAACGCCAACTCGCTGTTCGCGAACCTGGTGGGCTCCACCACGATGCCGCTCAAGGTGCGCCGGATCACCCTCGGCGTGCGGGCCGGCGTCGGCGCGCCGACCAGCCAGCAGATGACCGTGGCGGTGATCCGGACCACGGCCCGCGGCACGGCGAGCACGACCAATGCCGCCAAGGCCCTGGACGGCTCGAACACCTCGACGGCTTTCTGCCCCGGCCTGGACGTGGCCTGGACCGCCGTCCCCACGGCCACCTGGACGGCCCCGTACTACTACGAGTTCACCGTCAACACCCAGGCCACTCCTGACCTGCCCTACGAGCTGCTGGAGGAGCTGACGGTGGCCCCGGCTGCCTCCAACGCCAACGGCCTGGCCTTCTTCAACGTGGGCAATGCCCTGCCGACCAGCCATCTGTACACGCTGGCCGTGGAGTGGGAAGAGTGACCTTCCTGTCCGGATTGTCCTCCCCGGAAGGCCCGGAGGCTAGCTGATCCCGGGAGTTGCCAGTGCCGGTCTTGCGCGCAGGAGCCTCCGGGTCGGTCACGGCCGCTGTCGGCACCACGCTCGCCTCGACGCTGCCCTCCGGTGCCCGGCAGAACGACATCATCTCGATCTGGTGCGCCTCGGTCTCGGCGTCCAACACGTTCTCCTCGCCGGGATTCACCGCGGCGCCGCCCGTCAGCGGCGCCGGGGGGCAGGGCTCTGTCCAGCTGCTGTCCAAGATCAACTACGGGCCTGATCCCGCAGGGGCCACCTACACCGTCACGGCCTCATCGCCGGACGTGTTCGGGCAGGCGATTTTCGCCTACGGCGGCAATGACCAGCTGATCGTCCTCGACGGGGGCGCGCTGTCCGGCGCGGTCGGCGCATCGCCCGGCACCACGGTCTCCTCGCAGTCGCTGACCATCACCCAGCGCGGCGACATCCTGGCGTGGCTCGGCTTCGCCATCGTCCCCGCCGGCACGATCACCCTGACCGCGCCCGCCGGATATGCCACCGAGATCGCCCAGTTCACCTCCAGTGTCACCGGGGCCAGCCAGGTCACGATGATGATGGCCGACTTCAGCGGCACCGTGCCGCCGGGCGCCACCGGGGCGGTCTCCGGGACGGCGTCGGCATCCGGCATCAGCGGCGCCGTGCTGCTGGGCATCCCCGCCGTTCAGCCAGTACCGCGGTTCCTGGGACGCCCGTCCCGGACGAGGCTCGCGCCGAAACTGCGCCGCAGCCGGACCGTGCAGCCGGTGCAGCAGACCGGCGGCCTTTTCCCCGTATTCACCCGGCAGCGCCCGCGGCCCGTGCAGGCGCCCCGCAACTGGTCCCGCGGGCGCGTCTTCCAGGCGCCCTTCACGCAGGGCAACCGGGGCGGCCCGTGGCCGGTCATGGTCATCACCCAGCGGTTCCGGCCGCTGCAGGCAGCCTGGTCCGCGAGCCGGTTCCGGCGCGGCCGGGTCTTTGCCCCTCCGGGCATCGCGCAAGGGCCGCAGGCGCCCCGGTGGGTGCCTCAGCAGGTCATCAGCCGGCCATCGTGGCGTCGCGTGGCTCCCCGGCTGCGGCGCAGCCAGGTCTTCGCCCCGGCTCCGCAGAAGCAGGCCACCGGAGCGCCCTGGGCGATGTTCCGCCGGGTCCGCAGCCGTGATGCCGAGGGCTTCCGGATCTACCGCAAGCGCGTCTGGGCTCCCCGCATGAGCCAGGGCCCGCTGCCGGCGGGCACGCCGCCGGTCATGCGGCCGAGATCCCGGCCGCGTCCCTGGTGGTACCGCCGCCAGGGCCGCGTGTTCGTGGTGACCCGGCCGAAGATGACCTTCAGTGCCGCAGCCGCCCTGAGCGCCCCCTCGGCGCTGACCGCGACAGCCACGGTCACCCGGTTCGCCACCGCGGCGCTGTCGGCCCCGAGCACGATGAGCGCACGCGGCACGCGGGGCGTCCCGGCCTCGGCCGCGCTCACCGCCCCGAGCACCATGACCGTGCGCGCACAGGCACTGCGCATCGCCACCGCGGCACTGTCGGCCCCGAGCACGATGACCGCGCATGCCGCCCTGGCCCGCAATGGCTCAGCGGCACTGTCGGCCCCGAGCACGATGACCGCGACGGCTTTCCTCGGCTCCTCGGCAAGCCTGCTGGCGCCCAGCAGGATGGCCGTGGCCGCGGTGGCCACCCAGCTGGCCTCGGCGGCCCTGAGCGCCCCCAGCGTGCTGACCGTGACCGCGACAGCAGGCCCCCGCGGCCGGGAGATCACCATCACGCCGAACGCGATCCCCGGAGTGAACGAGGCGCCGGGCACCGGTGACTTCTCCTCTGTCCCGGTGACCGGCTCCACGGTGACCGCCCAGGTCGAGGACGGGATCTACGACGCCGGATCGTAGGTATCCGGGCTCGGCCAGTCCTCATCCCGGGGATACGGCTTCCTCGCCTCCGGCACGGGCAGGTCAGCCAGCTCGGCCAGTGTCGGCCGGGAGTAGTCCACGAACCGCGGGACCAGGTGGAATCCGCGCCCGCTGCAGCAGCTGCAGGCGCGCACGTTCGCCAGCGGCGGCCGGATGTACGGCGCGCTGGCATCCACCCGGCGCAGGTGATTCGGGATGATCACCCACTGGCGCCGGGCCGGGTCCAGCCAGAGCAGGCCGCAGCCGTCACATTCCAGGCACTTCTTCTTCCTCAGGTCAGGCCGCTCCACGCTCGCGACCCAGAAGAATCCGTCATTGTCCCGGAGAAAACGGCGCAGGAAGATAATCAGCACGAGTGAAATTACCAGGCTCAGGAGCACTATCTTCCAGCTGATCCCGGCCGTTAGCATCACGATGGCTATCCCGGTCCACAGAACGGCGAGCGTCCTCATGTCTTCTCTCTTTCCAGCGCCCCCATGCTCATGTCCTTACCATGCGGGCGCAGCTTGCCCAGGTCAATGCGCAGCTCGGCCAGCCGGGCAACAATCTGGTCATACTGGCGCAGCAGGCTCGTCACCTCGGCATCTTCCTCGTAGCTCCTGACCGGCCGGTCGTGCCAGGGGTAGACGCGCTCCCGGTGACCGTCCGGGTGAATGAGATAGACGCGGTCCTGGATCCCCGACTGACCTCCGGAAGAAGACGACGGCTGGGTTCTCTCCAGCTCCCGGAGGCGCTTGAATGCATCGGCCAGGGCAGCATCCCGGCCGGGGTAGGAAGGCTGGCACCCGTCTCCGTACTTGCCGTCAAGCGGGTAAGGCTCGTCGGAGAAGGTGTCATAGCCCTCCAGGCGCCAGGTCATGACTTATCGTCACCCGCAGCGCTGGCAAGGGCTTCCTTGACCGCCTTCGCGAGAAACATGACGCGGCTCTTCTGGAATTCCTCGACTGCCTGGGCGGCCCGGTTACGAGCCTCGATCAGCGCGGTCAGCTCACTGGTTTCCCCGTCGCTGAGCCGGTGCAGGATCCCGGAGGTGTACTCGCGAAGCTGCTCGGTCCCGCCGCTGAGGTAGCGCACTAGGGTCTGGCCGCTGCTGGCGTGAATTCCGGTGGCATCGCCGTGCAGGATATCGCTGCCCTTCACGATAGTAAAAGGAACGGTGACGCCGCTGTTCTGGACGGCTTTCCTCAGCTGGATCTTCAGTCCTTCCAGCGTCTTGTCGCGGAGATACTCACTCTGATAACGAGTGGAGAAAGTCCCGTCGCCGCTGACATCGACCGGGAGCTGGATTCCCTTTACGGTGACCATGAGCTGTGCCATTACTGATCATTCCCCTCGGTGCACTCGTCGGCGATCTCGCCGAGGATGGAGCGAGCCTGGCGCAGGTGGGCGAGGGCCTCGCTGAGCCGCTGTTCGAGCAGCCCGTTGCCTGCCTTGCGCTGCCGCTCTTCGTACCACTCGATGTCGCGGGCGAGGTTGTCGGCGCTGAGTTCGGCCGACCGGGTGCAGACGCGGGTCTGCCTGCGAAGCTCGGCGTCGCCGATCTGGATTGCCATGGCTGCTGTCCCCTCCTGGCGTTGCTTGACGAATGTAAGGTATCTTGCTAGCCTCTTGCGAGTCAACCGGAGAAGGAGAAGATCATGACAGCGAGTACCGACAGCACCGCGCTGGAGCCGCTGGCCCCCGGCATGCTGGAGCTGATCAGCGACAGCAAGCCCTGGACCGTGCCCGGCGTCATCGAGAAGCTGGCTGAGGCCGACGCTCCGGCGCCTCCGGACGAGCAGCCGTTCCCGCCGCTGCCCCCCATTATCGAGCTGACCGACGAGCAGCGCTCCGCGCTCCGCAACATCTCGAAGGTCTTCGGCGTGGTGCACCCGTCCGAGCGCCGGGCCCTGACCACCGACGAGCTGCAGGTGCTGGCCGGGGAGCAGGAGCAGATCAAGATCCTGCTCGACGTGCTGAGCCCGCGCAAGGACGAGATCAGCGAGATCATCCGCCACCACCTCGACGTCACCGCCGAGCTGCAGGGCCTGGCCATCCCGAGGCCGCAGACCGGCCGCTCCGGCGCGGTCACCCGCGAGGCCACTCCCCGCGACCGGAAGGGCCACTACCTGCTGGCCCAGCCGAAGAAGCCGTTCAAGGTCCTGGTAGCCGGATGGAAGAAGGGCTGGGAGCAGCGCTTCGTCTCCGGCAGCCCGTCCCTGTCCCAGGACGCACTGGAGGACCTGCGGGCCACCGGGCAGATCAACCGCGAGGAGTACCTGGGCTTCACCCGCGAGACGCGGGTCCTGGACGAGGCCAGGGTGCAGGCCTTCAGCCGCCGTCACCCCGTCCGCGGCCTGCAGATCATGCGGGCGATCACCCGCCGTACCCAGGCCAACTCCTCGCTGTACGGCCCGAGCAAGTGAAAGCAGGACTGGACCTGGAGGCCCTGCGCGAGCTGTGCCCGCAGGACGCGGCACTCATCGACCAGCTGGCTGCCGCGAAGGTCTTCTTCTATGACGGTCCTGGCATCATCATCAGCCACGGCCGGAAGCTGAGCGGGGAGCAGGCCCGCACGCTGGTCGCCCAGGCGGGCTACAACCCCATGGCCGGCACGCGCTCGGACCCGCTGCCCAGGCGAGCCGTGAGATCCCCGCTCGTGACCTTCCTCAATACCCTGGAGGTCGCCATGTGGGCCGAGGGCAGCGATCCTGAGGCCGGCCTGCGCGTCCTGAACCGGATGATCTACGGGGATCCCCTCGGACCCCCGGCTGACCCTGCTGCCGCGGAGGAGCCTCATGCCTGAAGATCTCGCGATCCCGCCTGACTACCCCAGCTGGGTCGAGGCGCCCGGCACCCGCTGGTGGATTCCCGAGGGAATGGCCGGCGGCCCGGACTTCTCCGTCAAGGAAGCCGGGAAGATCTTCTTCCGCAAGTCCGGCTCCTGGCTGCGGATGCGCATGCAGCCCACCCCCCGCCACCCTCATGGATGGTTCACTGACGAGGACGGCTACCCGCTGGACATCCAGCGGCGCCAGGGCGCTGACGCCTCTTACTCGTTCCGCCGGTTCGACCTGGCCACCATCGAGCGGATGGCCTGGTCGGCCTACCGGCACGAGATCGAGGACCTGGTCGCCTGGTACCAGGAGAACCCGAAGACCGGCAAGCGCGGCGAGCACCGGGCCCTGCGCTACCGGGAGCGCGCGGCCGACTCCGTCCGCCACCTGGTAATCGCCATCGAGCTGGTCAAGTGGGAGGCCCGGCTGTACGGCCTGATCCCGGACGAGGCGCCTCGTGCCTGAGATCCCGCGCCGGGCCGCTGCCGCCGGGCCCCGCCTGCCGACCTGGACCGTAGGCGTAAGCGACTGGCCGATCGACCGGGCACCCTATGACCTCACCCCGGACGAGGCGATCAGCGCACTCGCCACGCCGCACGATGCCGTCTGCGGCACCGAGCACGACGGCACGTGCCTGCCGCCGCCTACGGAAGGACCCGAGATGAGCAAGTTCCTGCACGAGTTCACCCCGGCCGAGGTAGCCGCGGGCCGGGCGCTGTTCGAGGCGGCCGAGGCCCGGCGGGCGCCCCCGCCGGTCCTGTGCTCGCCGCTGACCTGGGAGCGGTGCACTCCCCGCGCCCAGATCACCTGGATCGAGGACGCGATGACAGTCGTGCATGCCTGGCAGGGATCGAGCGTGGTCCGGCCACCCGGGGCTCCGGTTTCCGCGGCTGCTGCCGCACCGGATCAGGTCCACGCGCACGGCTGCGAGTATGACCACCGGCCGCACCGCGGCAGCTGCTTCCCGGGCCCGATCGCTCACGGTGAGTGCGTGAAGGTGCCATGGACTGCCACCGATGGCCACACTCATGAGGGCGAGACCGGCTGGTGGAAGTTCGGCGCGGAGGACGGCACATGAGCCTGCTGCTGATCGACGCGACCGGACTGCTGGTCCGCTCCGAGCGCGCCGGGCGCGACAGCGGCATGACCGCCGAGGTCGATGACGAGACGATCTTGACCGGGCCGCTGTTCCTGTTCATCAGGAGCGTCTGCGGCTACCTGCGCGAGCACAAGCCCGATTATGCTCTTGCCGCCTGGGACGGCCCGGATGCAGCCGGGTGGCGCCGCGGGCAGTACCCGCTGTACAAGGCGAACCGGCCGCCGCCTCCTGATCATGACAGCGCATATGCCCGGACTACCTGGCGATTCCTGGACGCTCTCGGGATAGCTCAGATGCGCATCCGGGGATTCGAGGGAGATGATCTTATCTCCTGGGCCTGCTGGCGGGCGAGCCACGAGGAGACAGGGGATATCCTCATCCGCTCGGATGATGCTGACCTGCACCAGCTGCTCGGTTTCGGCACCATCCAGTTCGGCCTCGGCGGGAACAGCATGCCCATGACCGGAGGAGACATTATTGCGAGCTACGGGGTGACCGCCCCGGCCCTGCCGAAATTCCGCGCAATTGCCGGGGACCGCAGTGACAATATCCCCGGAATGCCAGGTATCGGGCCGAAGACCGCGGTAAAGCTGCTGCAGCGGGCGCAATGGCAGCTGGAAGGGATCTCGCACAAGTCGCTTGACGGTGATGATCACCTGCGGCAGGCTCTTGCTACCTACCGGCGCATCCTCGACCTGAGCGAGCGCCGGGAAGATCTGGATCGCTGTATCAACCGCGACGGGGCCAGCCCCTACAGCATCGCCCGGGCCTGCCAGTGGAAGCCGGGCGAGGCCGTGCTGCGCGCTCGCCGGATTTTCGAGAAATACGACATGGAATCCCTGGTCAGAGCCCTTGACAACGGCCGTCTCTGGTAGCTTGACCCCGGCTGCCCGGGGTCGTACGATCCTCGGTACGGGTGCTCCCCGGGCGCCCTCGTGAGATCTTCTTCTGCTTCGTGAGGGGTACCCCCATGCCTGTCTCAGCCCTGCCCGTCGCGACCAGCCCGGTCACCATCTGCGCAGTCTCCGTCACGGAGGTCTCGGCGCGGCTGGCGGCGCTCGGCAGCGCAGGCCCCGGGGACTGGAATGAGGACGACCTCGCCTTTTACATTCGCGAGGAAATCGGCAGGCTCCACGGCCCTCAGCTGCCGTGCCCGGGAGAGGACCGCATTCTCCGGGAATTCTGGCAGCGGTTCGGGTCAGATGGCGTCCTCATCGCGAGGGCGGCGTTCGAGGCAATGAACGGAATGTACATGGGCGCGCCAGTAACGGTGCGCCGTTTCAGTTCCGGGCATGACGATTTCTTCTCGCTGCCCGTCCTGAAGGACCTGGGCATCGCCCGCGCTCAGTTCTAGTTTCCCCAGGTTCCGCCAGACGATGGGATTGCCATGCCCTCAGACAGCGGAACTCCCGCGCCATGGCCAGATGACGCGGGAGTCCCGAGCGAGATCACTTCTTCTTCTGCCGCTAACAATAGCGAGAGAACAGATGAGCCGCAACAAGAGCCGCGGAATGTAGCTTTCGGCAGCCTGCCCCGCGCTCACGAGCAGCGCCGCCTGGAGCTGCTGGATGCCGCGGTCGGCTATGCCCAGATGGGCTGGCGGATCATCCCGCTGTGCTGGACCGAGGACGACGGGTCCTGCGGCTACAGCGGCCACAACAAGCGCGAGAAGTGCACGAGCGCGGGCAAGCGCGCAATTCTGGACGACTGGCCGAACCGGGCGACCAGCGACCCGGTGATCGCCGCCCAGTGGTGGCGCCAGCCCTCGGCCCCGCTCGACACCGAGGAATGGTACCCCCTGGCCAGCATCGGCCTGGTTCTCGGTGAGGACTCCGGCGTCTTCGCCCTGGACGTCGATCCCGAGCACGGCGGCCTGGAGCGCCTGGAGGCCCTGCAGCAGCGGCACGGGCCGCTGCCTCCGACCCGCGTGCACCAGACGGGCAGCGGCGGCGAGCATTACCTGTGGCGCCATCCGGGGTTCCGGGTGCACAACCTCAAGCCCTGGGGTAAGGACGCCGGGCTGGACGTCAAGGGCGACCGCGGGTACATCGTCCTGCCGCCCAGCCGCAGCTACAAGGGGGAGTACACCGTCTCGGCGGTCATGGCCGAGGCCGAGGTGCTGGTCGCGCCCGAGTGGATCCTGGAGCCCCTGCGCAGCGCCAACGCCGCCCAGCACGGCGAGCGCACCGGCAACGCCGAGGCACTCCCGACCCGGCTGCTCAGCCGGTACACCGAGAGCGCCCTGAAGGGCGAGGCCTTCGCGGTGGCCGGCGCCCCCGACGGCGACATGAACAACTCGCTGAACAATGCCGCGCTCAAGCTCGGCTCGCTCGGCGCGCACGGCCTGATCAGCGAGGACGAGGCCCGCAACGTGCTGCGTGATGCCTGCGTGCAGAACGGCTACATCCACTGGAAGGGCATCGGGGCGTTCGAGGCCACTTTCCGCTCAGGCTGGAAGGCGGGCCTGGCCCGGCCGCGGGACCTGGCCGGCATCGGGGGCCTGACCGAGCAGGAATGGCCCATCCTGCCCTGGGACGACTTCGGCCTGTCCGACCGCATGGTTGTCTACTACGGCGATCAGATGAGGTGGGTAGAGGACTGGCAGACCTGGATGACCTACCGGGCCGGATCCTGGTCCCGGCAGTTCGTCACCGAGGCCGAGCGCCTGGCCGAGACCATGATGCGGCTGCTGCGGGTCACCGAGAAGCCCCTGTACGCCGGTGACGGTGACGGGGACAACGAGAACTCGCCCCGGCAGAAGTTCGAAGCATGGCTCACCAGGTCCAGCACCCACGCCAAGGTGGCCTCCACCGTCAAGCTGGCCCGGCACCGGCCGTCGCTGCGGGCCAGCCCGGACCAGTTCGACGGCCAGCCGGCCATGCTGAACGTGACCAACGGCATCGTCAGCCTGGAGGGCGGCACGATCGCCCCGCACTCGCCGGAGTCCATGCTCACGCTCAAGGCCGCCGCGGACTTCAACCCGCGGGCCGTGTGCCCCCGCTGGGAGGCCTTCCTCGCCCGGGTGCAGCCCGACCCGGAGATCCGCTCCTACCTGCAGCGGATCACCGGCTACTCGGCGACCGGCTCGATCCGCGAGCAGGTGTTCTTCCTGCACCACGGCACCGGCGCCAACGGCAAGTCCGTCTTCCACGACGTGGTCATGCACGTGCTCGGCAGCTACGTCCAGTCCGTCCCGGTCGAGGCGCTGATGGCCTCGGGCGCCGACCGCATCCCTAACGACATCGCCCGCATGGTCGGGCGCCGGTACCTGACCGCCTCGGAGACCAAGGCAGGCCGTTTCCTGGATGAGGCGCGGCTGAAGCAGCTCACCGGCGGCGACACTATCTCCGCCCGGTTCATGCGGGGGGAGTACTTCGAGTTCAAGCCGGTCGGCAAGATCCACCTGATCACTAACCAGCTGCCCAGGCTGTCGGAGGACTCGGCTACCTGGCGCCGGATCCACCTCATCCCCTGGGGCGAGGTCATCCCGGAGTCCGAGCGCGACGGCCTGCTGGCCGAGCGGCTGATCCGCGAGGAGTCCGAGGGGATCCTGCGCTGGATCGTCGAGGGCGCTACCCAGTGGTTCGCCATCGGCCTGTCGGCCCCGAGCACGTCGATCGAGGCGAAGGAGGAGTACGAGCGCGACGAGCAGACTCTCGGCCGCTGGATCGAGGAGGCCTGCAACGTCTTCGAGGTGACCGATGACACGCGCCTGGCCAGCGGGGGCGAGAGGGGCGTCCTGTATGCCCACTACAAGATGTGGATGCAGACCAACGGCTTCCAGCCGGTCAACAACCGGAACTTCCACAGCGAGATGAAGACCAAGGGCTTCAGGGAGTCCAAGAGCCACGGGCGCCGGGGCTACCTCGGCATCAGCGTGCGGATGGACGCCCAGAGCTAGCTCAGCCACGAGGCCCGGCCGGGCAGTCTCCGGCCGGGCCTCTCTTGTGCCCCCGCCTGGTTACTCAAAGGTACATCTCGTCACTCTAGAGATGCTGTACTGGAAGTATAGTTTTCCGTATAACCCCGTAACCGGGGGCAGGAGCGCCGCGGGGGCACATAGACCCTCCGGGGGCAGGAGCAAGTGGATTGTTGAAAGTCCAAGTGCCCCCTCCTAATAGGGGTAGAAAGCCCAGCTCAAGGAGAGATTTCGAGAAACGGGGGCACGGGGGCACATGGGGGCAGCAGTTTTGCGGTCAGTTTTGATTTTGCTAAATGATCTTGTAGCGACTCAGTCACTAAGAGTGTGCGACAGGACCTGGCGGAAAAATCTGAGCTAACCGCGAAAATGCTGCCCCCATGTGCCCCCGTGCCCCCGACCATGATCAACAGCTATCTGACGTGGGAATATAGACCATTATCACTGGGGGCACTTTCGGGGGCACCGGGGCACTTTCGCGTGCCCCGAGGGAAGCTAGACCACCCTCGTGCCGCCGGATAGGCTGGCGGCACCCTAGACGGGAGGCATCATGACCATCAGGAAGACCGCCTCGGGAGGCCAGGTCACTGGCGTCGAGCCGATGACCGTGGACAGGGAGGTGCTCGGCCCTCCGGTCGAGGACTCGTTCCTGCGCCGCGAGGGCTCGAAGGCCGAGCCCCCGTGGACCGCTCAGGACGAGCAGGACCTGGCACGGGAGAGCGATGACGGGCCGTCCGCCCTTTAACCTCGACGAGCTGCTCGGCGAGGCGCACGTCCGGCACTACCTGCGGTTCATTGACAGCGGGGCCCGTGACTTCTACGTGGCCCCGTCTGCCCCGCACTCGGACCGCTACGTCACCGTGGAGAGTGCCCCCGCCGACACCAATCAGGTCGAGCGCCGCGGCTGGGGCCCTGACACCTGCTCCAGCTCGTTCGCGCTGGCCGTCCAGCCGCAGTTCGTCTGGGACGTGTGCAGCTACTACCGGCGGCTGCACGTGCCGTTCTGGGCTACCCGGCGCCAGCTGCGCCTGGCCTACATCCGCCGTGGCGGCCCGTTCAGCCCCCGGCTGACCTACGCCTTTAAGCAGCTGCTCGATCCCGTCGTCCGGGCGGCCTACGATGCTGCCACTCCGCTGCGGCCGTTCTTCCTGGATGCCGATACCCAGGAGGCCGTCAAGCGCGCAGCGGCGCTGGAGGCGGCCCGGCGCACCGCCGAGCAGGGTATCCCGGCGACGGTAGAGGAGGTCCTGGAAGAGCGCGGCATCCGCCAGCGCCGGGAGAGCCTGCGCGATGCGATGCGCGAGGGACGGCCGCCGCAGGAGCTGCCCGAGGATGACCGCCCCCTGGACGGCCTGCCGCTGGGCTCGTCGATATCACCGTGGGAGCGCCAGTGGTCCTGGTTCGCCCGCGGCAAGAGCATCGGCTGGCTGGCCCCGGTCAGCCGGCTGGAGGAATGGCAGCGGCTGCTGCGCCGCGAGCTGGCCGCCCGCGAGATCACCATCAGCTTCGCCGTGGGCTTCTGCCCCGGCTTCCGCTGGTATGCCTGGCGCCCGCGGGAGGGCACCGGTATAGTCTTCCTCGGCCTCGACGCAGTGCCTGACGAGGTCCTGGCCATGCAGGCCGTGGCTGATTACCTGTCTTTCTCGTCTCTTTCGTCCCCGCGTCACAAGTCCCCTCGTAATAATCGTCCACAGGGAGAATAGTAAATGCCACTGCGCACTGGCGCCGAAGTCGCGGAGCAAGATTCTCAGTCCTTCAGCTCAGACCGCCTCACCTTCCTTTCCTTCAAGGAGAACGAGGAACCGCAGATCGTGCGGTTCTTCGACGACCACAAGGCATGGCCGGTCGCCGACATTCACATTCTCGTCTCCACGAAGCCGCGCCCCGCCAACCGGGCCGAGAACCAGAACTGGCCCAAGTCGATGACGTGCACCTGCCAGAACGACCGCGGGTACCGCATCGAGAAAGACGGCCAGCCCACCGACGAGTGGGAGCCGGAGAAGGGCGCCTGCTACATCCACGCCAACTACGGCGACAAGAAGGACAACTTCGGCAAGCCGCAGTCCAGGGCCCGTACCACCACCCACGCCCGCGTCATCCTGCGCAAGAAGGTCGGCGACGAGATCGTGGACCAGATGGAAGAACGCGAGCTGCCCGACGGCACCAAGCTGATGCTGCCGAAGATCCGGGTCATCGCCGCGTCCTACTCCAGCATCTTCGCGCCGGTCAAGGCCTCGGCCTGGCAGAGCAACACCGTCTGCAACATGGACTTCCGCATCAACAAGTCCGGCCGCGACATGGTGGTGGCGCCCGGCTCGGCCGACAGCCACCGGCCCGGCGCCGAGAGCTGGGCGGCCTACGAGGCTGCGATCGATAAGCTCGGTGACGCCGCCGACCTCATCGGCATGATCAACTACCAGGCCAGCACGGAGTGGTACCAGCGCTGGTACATCCCCGGCCCGTGGGACGACAGGAAGCCCGACGCCGAGAGCACCGGGGCGGGCACCGCGGTGACCGCCGACAGCGACCTGAACGAGGATGAGCAGGCCCAGCTCGCTGCCTACCGCGAGCGGCTGAAGAGCAGCCGGGCGTCGTCGTGACGCTCATTCACCAGCTCGCGCACAGCGAGCAGCGCCGGTCCCGCAAGGAGCCCGGCTTCACGCTGCTTGGCGTCAGCAGCCAGGGCCACGGCCTGCTGGCCTGGTTCTTCCTGTGGCGCCACCGCGGCCACAACGTGGTCCACATGAGCGACTGGCGGTGCTGCGGCTACATGTGCAAGACCTGCCCCGGGCACCCGATCTCCAGCGGCTGATGACGTTCGCCCACCTGCATAACCACACGGACTACAGCGCGCTCGACGGCCTCACGTTCCCCGCTGAGGCTGCCGGGCGCGCTGCGTCCCTGGGGCAGTCAGCCCTGGCGATTACCGATCATGGCGTGTGCTCCGGCCACCCGGCCCACCAGAAGGCCTGCGACGACGAGGGCATCAAGCCGATTTTCGGCATGGAGGGCTACTGGGTCCCCGACCGGCTGGAGCGGCCCGCGGCCGGGGACAAGGAAGCCCAGCAGCGCCTGCGGGCCAACCGGCACCTGATCCTGCTGGCCGCCTCGGACAAGGGCCTGCGCGACTTGTGGGCGCTGTCCACCGAGGCTTACGCGAGCGGCTTCTACTACCGGCCCCGCTGTGATGACGAGCTGCTGGAGCGCTACGGCAGCGACCTGATCGTGACTACTTCCTGCCTGGGCGGCCTGGTCTCCCGTGACCTGCTGGACGGCAGCCTGGATGCGGCCGGCCAGCGCCTGGCCCGCTGGCGCGACATGTTCCCCGGCCGGTTCTACCTGGAGATCCAGGGAAATGCCCTGCCCGAGCAGCGTCGCCTTAACATGCTGCTCGCCCAGATGGGCGACATCCTGGATATTCCGCTGGTAGCTGCATCTGACGCTCACTACCCCTCCGCGGCCGAATCGGAATTGCACCGGCTGTGGATGAGCTGCCAGACTAGTCCTGCGAATGATGCGTACTGGAATTACATTCACATGCAGGATGAGAGTGAAGTTCGTGATCTACTTGGTTACCTCGATCCTCGTTGCGTTGATAGTGCTATTCATAATAGCTTCGAGATAGCCGAGCAATGTAATGCCAGAATAGGCGGGATAGCTGATCCGCCGCACTTTACTGCTTCTCATGAGGAAGACGCCAGCCTGCTGCTGGATCTCTGCATTGCTGCCTGGGACCGGATTCGCGTGCCCGGCCGCAAGCAGGAGTACCGCGACCGGCTGGAGCGTGAGTGGCAGCTGGTGTCCAGAAAGCACCTGGCCGGCTGCTACCTGATCGTTCACGACGTGATCAGGTATGCCAGGTCCAGGGGCGAGCTGCCCGGCCCTGGGCGGGGGAGTGCCGCAGGCTCGCTGATGTCCTACCTGCTCGCCATTACCTCCATGGACCCGGTCCGCACCGGCCTGATGTTCGAGCGCTTCGTGACGCCGGGCCGCACCAGCCTGCCGGACTTCGACATGGACTTCGCCAGCTCTGCGCGCACCCACATCCAGGACTACGTCATCAGCAAGTACGGCGCCGAGCGCGTGGTCCGGGTCGGCACCCACATGCGCTACCGGTCCAAGGCCGTGCTCAACAAGCTGTTCTCCATCCTGCGGCCGGACGTCACTGACGACCCGCCGCGGATTGCCTCGATCATCGACGAGGCCGAGAGCCATACCGCGGGCCTGGGCCTGCCGTGGGACGACCTGATGGAAGAGGCTGCCTCGCCGCTGGAGGCCTTCATCGAGCGCTACGCGGGCGTCTTCGAGGCCGCCAGCCGCCTGGTCGGCCACCTCAACTCCTACGGCCAGCACCCGGCCGGGCTGGTGATCTCCACGAGCCAGGACCTGGCCTCCTCGCTGCCGATGCGCACCGGGGACAAGGGCCAGCAGATCAGCCAGTGGGACTTCCGCACCCTCGACACCCTCGGGCTGCTCAAGCTCGACTTCCTGACCCTGCGCACCCTGGACTCCATCCAGCAGGCCATCAGGCTCGTCAGCGTCCGCACCCAGCAGCCGCCCGACCCGCTGAGCTGGGAGGCCGAGCACGACGACCCGCAGGCCTGGGACGAGATCTGCGCGGGCAACACCCTCGGCATGTTCCGGATCGAGACCAGCCTGGGGATGGACTTCTGCCGCCGGATGAAGCCCCGGTCACTGCCCGACCTGGGCGCCCTGATCGCCCTGGTCCGCCCCGGTCCCCGCAACTCGGGGGTGGCCGAGGCCTACCTGCGGCGCCGGGCCGGACTGGAGGAGGTGACCTATCCTCATCCCCTGCTGGAGCCCTACCTCGGGCGCAGCTACGGGCTGATGATCTACCAGGAAGACATTCTCAGCGCCTGCCGCGTTCTCGCCGGATATGACGACGCTGAAGCCGATGAAGTCCGCAGCATCCTCGGAAAGAAAAAGAAAGAGAAGATCCCGGCGGCAGGAGAGAAGTTCGTCCGCCGCTGCTTCGAGCACAGCGGGATCAAGCCGGAGGACGGGGAGAAGATATTCGCGCAGATAGCGGAGTTCGGAAAGTACGGATTCAATCTTTCCCACGCCTACTCCTATGCGACGCTCTCCTACTGGACGGCCTGGCTGAAGGCACACTATCCCGTCGAGACGATTACCGCGATCCTGTCCACGCTGAGCGACAAGGACCGCATGCCTGCTTTCGCGGTGGAAGCACGGCGCATGGGCATTACCGTGCTGCCGCCTGATGTCCGGATTTCCGGCGCGGGCTTTACTGCCGAGGCCCTGTCCATCCGCTACGGGCTGTCATCAATCAAGGGACTCGGGCCCGCGGCCCTGACCTCCATCACCGCGGCGCAGCCCTACCAGTCCATGGATGACTTCGTCGCCCGCTCGAAGGCGGACGCGGGAGTGATCTACGCCCTGGCCCAGGCCGGGGCCCTGGACCCGCTGGTCGCCTCGCGCCGGGCCCTGGTGATGCGGCTGCAGGCCGACCGGTCGGGGGACGCCACCCGGTGCACCTTCAAGGACGAGAGCGTGCACGGGCCCAATGAGCTGCCCTGTACCTTCGACTGGGCCTCAGAGCCCGAACCTGAGCCGAGGTATGGCAGGAAAGGTCAGCCACTCAAGGTCATCCCGCTGAAGATCCCGGCGAGATGCACCCGCGCGTGCCGCCACTACTCCCCGCCGGCCCTGTCGTTCGCCGGGGTTCCGGAGTACTCAGCCGGGGAGCTATGGCGGCTGGAGACCGACATCTACGGCACCTGGATGACCCCGGCCGCGTTCGAGGAGATCGACGCCATCCAGCCGGGGCTGCGCATGCACTCGCGCAATGCCGCCCGGCTGCTGCCCGGCGCTCCCCGCGGCAGCTACCCGGTCATCGCAGTGCACGACGGACTGCGCTCGGCCATCACCCGGCGGGGCTCGGTGATGTGGTGGCAGCGCCTGGTCACCGAGGTCTCCGTGCTGTCGGTTGCCGTCTTCTCGCCGCGCCGCGAGGATGACCCTGACCTGCCCTCAGCGGTCCGCTACCTGCAGCGGGGCACCGTGGTGCTGGCCGAGGTCGTGAAGGACTCATACGTCACCCCCTCAGGCCAGCCTCGTGTATCGTGGCGGCTGGAGAGCGTCGCTCCGCTGAAAGGTTCATTGTCATGACGACATCGAAGGTCGTGGCGCCCTGGACATCAGACCAGGTAGCGAGCCTGAATGGCTATCAGGAGTCAGGCAAGTTCCATCCGTTCACCTGCGGGAACCCTGACTGCCCCCGGATCAGGGACCGGCCCTCGGTGCTCATCGCCCGCGTGCCCGGCTGGGTATGCCCGATGAACTGCGGCTACCAGCAGGACTGGGCCCACGACTGGATGGCGAACGGGTCCTGGAAGGACATGAGCAAGACGCGGGGAACTGCACCATGACGGCTACCCGGAGGGCCCTTGAGAATATCGGCCTGTTTCTTGCATGGGCCGCCGCTTCTCGCGGAGGTGATGAGACGCCGATTACCTATCCGTACGCTCTCCCGGCGGATAAAGCTCCGCCGCGGTTTTCGCTGGGAGACCTGAAGCAGGTATATGAGGTCGCACGGCTCTCTTACGAAAGAGTCCCGGCAGTGCCCGAGGATACTGCGCCATGAGCAGCGGGACTGAGATCCGGGAGGCAGTGAGGCTGCTCAGCACGGCTCGTTATCCTGCTGACGTCTTTCCGGATGACCCGGATCAGGCCAGGAAGCGCTACCGCCAGCTGGCCGGGCTGCTGCATCCTGACCGGAACCCGGCCACCGAGGACGTCTTCGCCAAGCTCACCACCTTGTGGAATGAGTACCAGAATCCTGCTCCCTCCGTCATTCACGGGGATATCGCTGACCTGTTTCCCGTCCCGGAGGGCCTGCTCAAGATAACGCGCCAGCCTGCTGATAATGACCTGATGGCACGGGAGGCAGAAGCACTTACCCGGCTGCATTTCAGTGACCTGGAGAAGTACCAGGCATTCTTCCCCGAGCTGATCTCCGCCGGGCGCCAGCGCGATCCTGCCACGGGCAATATCCGGCACGTAAACACCCTGCGCAGGCTAGAGGGATTCTTCACGCTGGAGGAAGTCCAGCGAGCCTACCCGGCGGGCCTGGAACCGCGGGACATCGCATGGATATGGCGGCGCGTCCTGACTGCGCTCGGCGCCGCTCACTCCGCGGGCATCATTCACGGGGCGGTTCTTCTGCCGCACATCATGATTCACCCGGCCGATCACGGGCTCGTGCTCGTTGACTGGTGCTACTCGTCCTCGCAGAAGAACATGCGAATTCCCGCTGTCGTCCGGAAATACAAGTACTGCTATGCCCCTGAGATCCTTAATAAGGAAGTTCCCTCTCCGGCCGCTGATATCTACATGGCCGCGAAAGTCATGGCCGCTCTTCTCGGGGATCCCGGCAAGCCGGGATATTACCAGCTGCTGGCTTTTGCCAAGGGCTGCATGCATCAGCGCCCGACATGGCGGCCTCAGCAGGCGTGGAGACTGCTGAAAGAGCTAGATGAGCTGCTGGAGCGGATATTCGGGCCGCCCCGGTTCCATCCGTTCGCGATGCCCGCGAACGTCAGCAACTAGGGAAAAGGAGACCGCCATGGGAGGCGGCAGCTACTCAGCTTCCACTTACGATGCCGTGCGCTCGTATAACTCCACGCACGGGATCGACGACTTCGTCTATGCCGCCAGCGGCGCCACCACGACGCACGAGTCCCTGGACGTCAAGGGCAAGGGCCTCGACGGCAAGGGCGCCACCCGCGAGAGCCGCGACAGCGCCGAGCATCCGCTCTCGCTGCCGATCGCGATCTTCGAGGACGTGACCGGCTCGATGGCCAGCGTCCCGCGGCTGCTGCTGGACAAGCTGCCCCAGCTGCAGGGCCTGCTGCAGCGCAAGGGCTACGCCACCGACCCGCAGATCATGTTCGCCGCCATCGGCGACGCCACGGTGGACAGCGCCCCGCTGCAGGTCGGCCAGTTCGAGTCCGACAACCGGATGGACAGCGACCTCACCAACCTCCTGCTCGAAGGCGGCGGGGGCGGCGGCCGGCAGGAGTCCTATGAGCTGGCGCTGTACTTCCTCGCCCGCCACACGGCCACCGACAGCTGGGAGAAGCGCGGCCATCGCGGCTACGCCTTCATCATCGGCGATGAGATGGCCTACCCGTTCGTCAAGCGCGCTGAGGTCGCCGAGCACATCGGCGACACCCTGCAGGACAACATCCCGCTCCAGGAGATCCTCGACGAGGTCCGGCAGAAGTGGGACATCTACTACATCCTGCCCGAGGGAGCCTCTTACGTCGGCGATGCCGAGCACCTGGCCTTCTGGCGCGGGCTGCTCGGGCAGAACGTGATCGAGCTGGGCAGCCTGGACGCGGTCTGCGAGACGATCGCGCTGACCATCGGGCTCGCCGAGGGCACCACCGACCTGACCACGGGGCTGTCCGACCTGAAGGACGTCGGCTCCTCCTCCGGCGATGTCGTCTCCAGGGCGCTGGCCACGATCGGGTCGGCGACCGGCCGGGGCGGCGTGGTGGCAGCGCCGCCGCCCGGTGCTCTTGACGCTCCCAGCGGCAGCGAGCGCCTCTGACATGAAAACTCCCCGCCATTACATCGTGGCTGACCTCGGCTACGGGGACAGCGGGAAGGGCACGGTGACGGACTGGCTCTGCTCACGCGACGCGGAGCCGGCCCGTCTCGTGGTCCGCTATAACGGCGGTGCCCAGGCCGGCCACAACGTCGTGCTGCCGGACGGCCGTCACCACTGCTTCAGCCAGTTCGGCTCCGGCACCCTGCAGGGTGCGCGCACCCACCTGTCCCGGTACATGATGGTGGACCCGCTCGCCCTGACGGCCGAGGCCGAGCACCTGACCGGGCTCGGCATCGCCAGCCCGTACTCGCTGCTGACCGTGGACCGGGATGCCCTGCTGACCACGCCCTATCACATCGCGGCTAACCGGGCCCGCGAGCTGGCCCGCGATGAGGACCGGCACGGCTCCTGCGGCAAGGGCATCGGCGAGACTGCCCGCTATGCCGAGCAGCATCCGCTGCGGGCTCCCAGGGCCGTGCATGCGCTTGCGCCCAGGAACATGGCTCGTTACCTGGATGCGCTGCGGCGGCAGCTGGAAGAGGAACTCGGGCCGCTGCAGGACGTGCCGGAGGTCAGCGAGCTAACTCGTGCCTACGCTGCCTTCGCCGACTGCGTCCGGCTGACGAGCGGGAATTACCTGACGCACCAGCTGGAAAGCGAGTCGGCGGTATTCGAGGGAGCGCAGGGCGTCCTGCTCGACGAGACCTACGGATTCCAGCCGTACACCACCTGGAGCACGACCACATTCCGCAATGCGGAACGACTGCTTGCTCCTTCTGGCATCAAGGGCCTGCGCATCGGGGTAATCCGCACCTACATGACCCGGCACGGGCCGGGTCCGTTCCCCACCGAGGACGAGATGCTCGGCATTCCTGAGCCGCACAATCCCCCGAACGACTGGCAGGGAACAGCACGACTGGGGCACCTGGACGGAGTGGTGCTTCGCTATGCAGTTAAGGTCTGCGGCGGAACTGATTTCCTTGCGGTCACCCATTACGATGCGCACCTGGATAATGTTTACGGTGGTCCCGCGCTGAAGATATGCCCGGCCTACCTGAGCAGAGAGGGCCCCGTTATCCGGGAGATCAGTCACGCTCCCGATGATCCTGAAGGCCTCACGAAGACCCTGATAGGCGCTCGGCCGGTCTATATGCGCCTGCCCCAGCACGGCTGGGGAGACCGGCTGCAGAAGATCACCGGGGTACCTGTCGGCATCGTCTCCCACGGGCCTACGTTCAGGCAGAAAGTCACCACCGACGCATGGGATGAAGCGGTTGCCGGCGCAGTTCAGACGGGATAGCGTGACGCCACTATGCCTCCCCGCGTGAACCCGTTGGCCCTGCACGCTCAGCAGCTGGCTAAGACCTACGGCAGCCGGGTCGGCACCCGGCCCTCAGCTCCGTACGCCGTGGTCTCCACCGGCTCGCTGACGCTCGACTACGCCCTGCGCTCAGGCGGCTGGGTGCAGGGCCGGATTCACGAGATCGTCGGGCCGCCGGATGTCGGGAAGTCCACCGTCGCGATCAGCTCCCTGCGCGAGCAGCAGCTCGCGGACCCCGAGCGCGGCGTGGCCTATATCGACGTCGAGGGCACCTTCGATTACGACTGGGCCGAGGGGCTCGGCCTGGACTGCTCGGACGAGGCGACTGCCGCGGGCCGCTGGGTGCACCTGTATGCCGGCACCAGCGAGGAGGCCAGTGACATGGCCCGCCAGTGCACCCGCAGCGGGCTGTACTCGATGGTCGCGGTGGACTCGATCGGCGGCATGGAGTCGAAGAAGGCCCTGGAAAGGGATGCCGAAGACGACCTGGTCGGCAAGAACGCCCAGGTCATCACGCGGATGGTCAAGCACCTCGCCTCCCTGGCGCGCACCGGCCGCACCACCTTGCTGCTGGTCAACCAGCACCGCCAGGTCGTCGGCCGGTTCGGCGGCAACACCTCCGCCGGCCCCATGGCCATGAAGCACGCCACGACGACCAAGGTCACGATGAGCCGGACGAACGAGGAGCAGCGCAAGCTGCGCTTCGAGACCGGCGGCCCGCTGGAGCCCGTCGCCACCCAGATGCGCGCCAGGGTGGACCGCTCGAAGATCGTGCCGCCAGGACGTGTCGCCGAGTACTGGATCTGCAACCGGCCGACCGAGCAGATGGGCCCTCCGGGCATTTACGTGATTGACGAGTACGCCGAGCTGGGCATCCGCCTGGGCGTGATCAAGCTGGGAGGCGCATGGTACACATTTCCCGGCGGCCTCAAGGTCCAGGGCCGCGAGAAAGTAGTCGCCGCCATGCAGGGGGACAAGAAAGTGATGGCCGAGGTACGGACCGCCATATTCGCCGGGGACGCCTCATGACGGCCGGAGACTACAGCATCGGATCAGGTAAGCTGCCGGGCCTGGCTAAGCTGGCCGAGGAATGCGGTGAGGTAATCCAGGTCATCGGGAAGATCATCGCCGCTGACGGGGCAGTGGCGCACTGGGACGGCAGCAACCTGATGACCCGGCTGGAAGACGAGATCGCCGATGTCCTGGCTGCCATGAAGTTCTTCAGTACAGCGAACAGCGTGGATATTCAGCGGATGGATTACCGGACGCTGGAAAAGCTGGCGCTCTTTCAGCGCTGGCACCAGGAAGCACGGGACGGGAGCCTGAGCAGAGATGGCCATTGAGACTGTCAAGATGGGTGAGCTGCACGTTAAGGCGCTCGCCGGGCTGATCGGCGGCCGGGTGACACCAGGATCGGGCAATCAGTGGAAAGACCCGATCGACGCCCGCGCCAATCACCTGGACACTGAGTTCGCTTTCGCCGCCGAGGGCAAGTCAACTCTCGGTGCCTCGATCTCATTCTCCCGCGCCCTGATCACCAAGGCCCGCGAGCAGGCCGGGGGTGAGCGCCCCCTGATCGGCCTGCGCTTTTACGGGTCGGAGGACCTGCGCGAGATAGACGAGGACTGGGTGGCCGTGCAGCTGGCTGATTTCGGCGAGCTGCTGGAAAGGGCGGGCCGCCCTGCTGAGGCTGAGCCTGCTTCTGATGAAGTGCTCCAGCTGCGCGCTGAGGTCATCGCGCTCCGCGGGCTGAATCAGGAGACTCGCGAGGCGGCCAACCAGGCCACGACCGCCCTGGAGCAGGCCAGGGCCGTGGCCCAGCAGGCGCAGTCCGGTGCCGCCGCACCACCCCCTGCGGAGGTCATGGCGGAACTGAGGCGCCTGCAGGAGGACGGCGAGTTCAAGACGCGCATCATCGCCGGGCTGCGGGACCAGCTGCAATCCGGCGGCCGGAGCACGCTGCAGGCTGCCATGTCCTCACCGCCGCCGGTCTTCCCGTGGCTGTCGGTCTTCCAGCTCCGCGGAGTGGACGGCCGTGCCCGGCACACCGGCATCTTCTACGACGCCACCGGCCAGATCGAGAGCATCAGCATCAGCACTGTCCGCGTCGAGCGCGAGATCGACAACATGCCCCGCCTGATCGTCAATGAGACTCTGGTGCGGCAGGGCGAGCTGTACATCGAGGGACAGCTGCATACCCGCGTCGGCGTGTCGTGATGGCCGAGAGCGTCTCATTTCGCATTACCACTTACCGTAAACTTGGGCGCGGCGAGACCGGAATCACCCAGGCGGGGAGCAGGCGAATCGCCCTGAGCGCGGTCCTGGACTGGATTCTCTCTGAGCTGCCGGATGAGGCAGTCAGTATTTCCCACTCAAGTGAGAGCGAGGCTTACCCGCGATCAGGTCCTGCTCGTGATGTCGTCAGTATTGCCATCGACTGGAATAAGGTGCCGGATTCCGTCCGGCACCCCCGTATTCCGAGACGGTACCGGTAATGGCCCTGCGCACGGCAGCCGCCTTTGCCGCCGACGGGTGCCTGATCAAGCCATTGCTCCTGCGTTTCTTCCAGGACCAGGGAATTGACTTCAGCTTTACCCTGGATATCACTCAGTCGAAAGACCGCCCGCCGGACGGCTGGTTTCATTCGTCCTCGCATCCGAGCATGACCGAGGACCAGCTGGTGGCCTATCTCAGCATGCCACCTCAGCCTGAGGAGACGACTTACGTCGGCACCATGTCACGGCTGTTCGGCACCGTGGTGGGAGATGTCATCCAGGCCGCCCTGGCTCACATGGGCATCATGGTGCCGCTGCCGCCCGGTAACTGCGTGGCCTGCGGGCTGCCCCGCCGCGGTAAAGTCCGCTGCAAGGAGCACGGCGCGATCGACATGGCCACGCATTCCCGCGGCCACCTGGACGGCATCGTCAGCCTCGGCCAGGACGGCGTCCGGGGCCTTGACGTCAAGACAATCAAGATGTGGGGCAAGTACGGAATCAAGGATGCCCCGGACATGGACCTGGATTTCTTCCGGGAGAACTGGCCGAAATATTATGCTCAGGGTCAGGACTACATGCGCATGACCGGGCTGCGCCAGTTCATTGTCTTTTTCATGGCGCTCGGGAACCCGTGGGAGATGCGGGAGTATCACTTCGACTTTGACCCGGCCTTCGCCCTCGGCATCGAGACGCGCTACAAGAAAGCGCTGCGGAGAGCGGCGTGACCATCGTCTCCGACGATCTCATCCGCCAGCGGCTGCGCCGTCAGGTAAAGCCGCCGAAATCTTCCTGGGCGCCTCCTGATATCACGGAATTCGCCACCGGAGTCCGGGTGCTGTGCTGGGACCCGTCGCTGCTGCATACCGGATTCGTGGACCTTACCTGCTATGGCAGCTCATTCGAGGTCCTGGCGCACCGTACCTTCAACATGCAGTCGGCAGAGATAATCGGCTACCGCAAGACGTGGGATCTTGCCACTCATCTGCACGATGAGATCAGCCAGGTATATGTCCAGAGATCCGGCCCCTTCTGCCATACCGCAATAGAATCTCCTTATATCGGATCCGGGCAGCGTACGGAGTCGGCACTCATTGCCGGCCTTCAGGTATGGGACGTAGCCCGCCGGGTCTGCCCGGTCTCCCGGATTCACGCTGTCTCCGCCAGCCACGTTTCGTCAGTGCTGTGCGGTAACGTCCGCCACGACAAGAAGGAGATCGCGGCAGCCGTCCTGCGCTACATCCCGGAGTCCGGGAGCCGCAGCTGGTCCGAGCACCAGCGCGACGCGGCGGCCGTCGGCCTGACGCTCCTGCATGACGACCTCGCGCATGAGGAGGAACCCGGCGATGGCAGTTAGCACCGGCGACAGCGAGCGTCATCAGGCTCAGATCGCCCGCGTGCTGAGCGACTCGGAGGTCCCTGACGACCGGACGCAGGAGCAGCCGCTGGAGCCTGACCCCCCGCCCGATCGCACCCGCCAGTTCCGGTACACCAACTTCTCCCGGATGCGCACCGAGTGGGGCCCCGAGGACAAGGTCCAGATCGAGGACATCCACCACCTGGCCCGCCGCGTCATGGAAGCCCGCTTCGCCGTGGCCTACGACGTCCTGGACCGCCTGTGGCTGTGCGTGCGCTCGCCCCTGATCGGGCCCGGCGGCAGCCCGGTACCCGGAGCCAACGGGCGCCCGCAGTGGGAGACGCACCCGAACGGCTCGCCGGTAGAGGACTGGAGCCAGCTGACCGACCGCCAGCGCGAGGACTTCATCCACGAGATCACCACGCACCTGTTCGAGTGGGAGCAGGAAGCAGCCGAATTGTGGACTGAGGCCATGTATGCCAAGGTCCGGTGGGAGCAGGCTTTCGCTAACGGGTACACGGCCCCGAACGGCCGCTATACCATCGACGACCGGACTCAGATGGGCCATCTGCAGAGCGCTAACGAGCGCTATTTCGGCATCTTCGAGGCCTCACTGTCGCGCCGCTCTGATGCCCTGGTCCGGTCTATGACGCGAGTCGTCCAGATCCTGGAAAAGACCTGGCGCTAGCAATTCTCATTGCAGGAATCTGACGCCATTAGCGCCTTGCTTGCATGGCAGGGATCTTGCCCTATCATGCAGCTAAGCGATGCGTCTATATTCCGGGCGGTGGCATGCAAGTCCCTCTCTCAGCGATCCGGCCCAATCCGTTCCGCAACATCGAGCGGTATCCCTACAGTCCGGTCAAGATCGAGAAGCTGCGGGAGTCGATCCGGAAGACGGGATTCTGGGACAACCTGCTCGGCCGGCGGGTGCCTGACGGCCAGGGCGGCCTGGCCTACGAGATCGCCTACGGCCACCACCGCTGGGAGGCCATGCGGCTGGAGATCGCCGAGCGCCCCGCGGGCAGTGAGCAGCCCCCGGCCGAGATCGGGCTCAACATCCGCATGCTCAGCGACGCCGACATGCTGCAGATCATGGCGCGCGAGAACATGCAGGAATGGGGCACCAGCGCCACCATAGAGATCGAGACCGTCCGGGCCGTGGTCAGCGCCTACGCCGAGGGCAAGATCAGCCTTCCGGCTCCGGAGACCTCGAATACCAGCGCCGTCCGCCATGCTCCGTCGTTCCAGCTGGGCAACGGGGAGACGTCTCCCGGTTATCCCTATACTGCCTCGACGATCGCCCCGTTCATCGGCTGGACGACCGACAAGGTCAAGGACACGCTCGCCGCCCTGGAGATGATCGAGGGCGGCGTTCTGTCTGATGCGGACTACGCCGACCTGTCCACCTCGCAGGCCCTGGCCATGACCCAGCGGGCCCGGCAGGTCCGCGACGAGGCACGCTCGCGGGTCCGCGAGCACGAGGCAGAGAGCGAGGAGTCGCGCCAGGCCGCCGCCGCCGCCCGGGCCGCAGAGGAAGAGGCCCGGCGCGAGCAGGAAGCTGCCCGCCAGCGGGCGATGGAGGAGCGCGACGAGCAGATGCGCCGTCACGCCCAGGAGGTCGAGCGCAAGGCGAAGGAAGCCTGGGAGGAGGCCAGGGCCCAGCGGGAGCTGCACGAGAGCAAGGCCGAGGGCGCCACCCAGGCGGCAGCCAGGGAGCGTGCTGAGGCCTCGTCCAGGGCCGCCCAGGCCGCTCGCAGCGCCGGGGACCAGATGCGCGGGGGCGCCTCGGTCCGCGAGGTGACCCGGCAGCCTCCTCCGCCGCCGCCCAGTGGCGCGCCGCTGTCGCCGCCGCCCTACCCGCTGGACGAGGACGCGACGAAGGCCGCCCAGATCCTGCAGCGGATGCTCAAGGAAAGCGACATCGCCGCCATCCTCATGCAGGCCACCGTCAACAAGGTCGTGGTCTCGCCGGAGTGCCGCGCGCTGCTCGCCGGGGCGCTGACGGCCCTGGCCGAGGATGCGGTCTCCTGGCGCGGCAAGCTGCTGGAGCTGGTCCCCGCCGGCGCGGGCGCGGTCTGACATGGACCTCGGGGCCCTGGCGGCGGTGCTATCTCATCTTCAGCAGTTCGAGGCGCTGTTCGAGGATGAGGGCACCGACACGATCACGGCCCCGGACGGCGAGCGCATCTGCCTGCATGACGTCCGGAAACTATATGACCAGCGGTATCTCCTCCCGCGTGATGACGCGGTAATCCTGGAGGTATCGCTTTATCATTCCGCCAACGGCTACCTGCCCGACGACCCGCATATCATCTCGATTCTTCGCCAGCTGTGCATTCTTACCGGCACCGATTACCAGGATCCTGCGCCGCAGTTCCTCGGACGGGGGGGATCCATGACATTCCTGGGGAGCGTGACATGACTGAGGTAATTCCCGAGCGCCAGCGGATGCGGCTGCGTCACGGCGTGTGCCACCAGCTGGAGGAAGAGGCAGACCGGCTTATCGCCGAGTCCCTGAAGGGATGCACGTCGCGGGAGGCAAAGTCCGATATTCTTACGCCGTGGAAGCTGGAGGACCGGATGAACCGGGAGATCCTCACGTCCACCGGCGTGGCTGACCCGGCAGTGCGCAAGGGAATGTTCAAGCGGACCTGGAACCCGAAGCATTCCCATCTCAACTCGCGTGACGGTCATTACCCCGTCCGGAGATTCGTCACCGACGGGCTGGATGAGACGGTCTCCGCTTATGACAGCGAGGAATGAGCTAAACACCCGCGTCATCGTGCTGCCCGACGGCAGCACGACCGAGGCCCTGTATGACGCTGCCTGCGGGGCCTGCCGCTCGCCGTGGATCATTGAGATCGACCGCGGCCTGGCTGAGGGCCTGGCGCCTTCAGCCATCCGCGGCTCCCTGGGCGGCCGTCGCCCGGCCTGCCCTAACGAGGGCATCCTGCGCGGGCACATCGCGCACCTGCCCCCGGCGCAGCGCGAGATGCGCGAGCAGCTGGAGACGCCCGAGCGCTCCCTGGTCGGCGTTCCCGAGGCCGTCCGCGAGGTCATCCAGCGCGGCTACCGCCAGCTGGCGGCCGGGCAGATGGAAGTCAGCGCCTCGGACTGGATCCGGGCCCTGGCACTGCAGTCCAGGATCGACCAGGCTGACGAGCGCGTTGCCTCGGCCCAGGCCTGGCAGGACGCCTTCATGGCCTTCTTCGAGATCGTGCGCCGCTACCTGCCGCCGGCGGAGTGGCAGGCATTCCAGGCCGAGTGCTACTCCAGTCCCGAGATCCTGGCCGTCAGCATGGCCGCGCCCCCGTCTCCCGCAGCCGGCACGTGATGGACATCGACCGCCTGCTGGCCGAGCTGACCGGGCTGACGCACCACCGCCCGCTCCAGCCGGGTGACGGCGCCCTGATCGCGCACAAGTTCAACCAGCTCAACAGCTGGCTGTGCTCGGGCGGCGTGCTGCCGGAGGCCTGGACGCGCCAGCAGCGGATTCACGCGGAAGCTCAGAAGCGCATTTCCGAGGAAGCGGGCTGCTGATGAGCGAGGAAGATCCCCGAGGCGTGAACCCGTGGCAGGAGAATCCCGAGTGGGTGGCCGAGTGGGATGTCTACCGCGATGAGCACGGGCGGCCGGTGACGATCACCGTGGAGCAGTCGCGCGCCATCTGGCATGCCATCAGGGTCGCGGATGCCGTGCGCGAGAAGGAGACGGGGGAGTCATTCTGGCAGGATGGCAGCGTGCAGGCTCAGGCCAACCTGGGCAAGAGCCGCCTGCTCGGCCGCATGCTCTTCGAGGGCAAGCCGCCGACTAAGACATCGCCGCCCATGGCCGACGGCGGCCCTGCCTGGTGGATGATGGAAGGCGGGGATCCGTTCGGTGATTGACATCTACGATTCCGAGATCGACAAGATTCTCGGAGTCCAGGCGAAACTGCAGGAGCGCGCCCGCGACCGTCCGCGCAATTACAACGACTTCGAGCGCGAGATAAAGGAGCGCTTCGAGGATATAGGCTTCACCGTAGCAGTGAACTGGCGCAATTATGCCCTCCACGGGATCGTGCAGGCCGGCTCCGCGATGCCCGAGGTAGAGATCACCGGCCGCTGCGACCCGAAATTCGTCTTCGATCCCGATCAGCAGGTGCATGAGGTGACCAGCAACGTGCTTGGGCTGCCCGGCGAGGAGGGCGTCATCAGGACCGATGACGGGGAGGCCTTCAAGAGGCTCCGTGCGGGCGACGGGCACGGGCCTCCTCATGCTTAAAGTAGACGAGATCATCAGCCAGTTCGTCGAGGGCATCGAGCCGGGCGGGCATCATTTCCTGCTGTACTGCCATCCGCTGGTATATCGCAGGCTCCTGCAGGCGGCGGATGAGGATGCGCGGAGCTACCTGTCGCTCACTCCTCCTTTTTACAACGGCACCCACGGGCACGGGGAGATTCGCGTAGAGGCATCGATGCCTCCCGGTGCCTGGCAGCTGTTCGAGAACAGGAAGCTGATGAGCAGCGGAGTTCTCGCCGGGGAGGCCTGATGGCCATCGGGGGACTGCAGCCTGCTTTTGACCCCCTGGCGATGATGTCATCATTCGGGGAACTGCCGATTCCTGACCCGATCACCTTCGTGATCGGGGAGAGGTGGCTGAATAAGCCCAACCTGTACCCGCGCCAGGCAACATTCCTGAAGATCCTTTTCCTCCGCACTGATCTCCTGACGGATTATGATCACGAGGTCATTGCCGAGTGGATTCAGATGTTCCGGGACTCCAACCCTGATGACGAGGAGCGCGAGGACCAGTTCGACGCCCACACCCTGGGCATCCAGCCGGATATCTACGAGCGCATCGCCTGGTGCCAGGAACGCGGGTACAAGTGGTTCCGCGAGCTGATCCTCGCCATCGGGCGCCGCGGGTCGAAGGGCTACGTAAGTGCCCTGGCGATGTCGTATGTCCTGTGGAATTACCTCGCCCTCGGTAATCCGCAGGAGCATTACGGGATCGCCCAGTCCAAGCAGATGGAAGTCATGATCTTCGCGGGGAAGCGAGATCAGGCGAAAGCCCACCTGTGGCGCGACCTCCACGACGTCATCGTGGAAAGCGAGTGCTTCACCGGCTCGATGGGCCGCAATTTCCTGTCCAAGGACGACGTGCTCCTGCTCAGCCTGTATGCCCCGTTCGACTGGGTGCGCATGCAGCGGCAGGCCGCCAAGGGGATTTACGGCGGCCAGGACATGGCCACCTTCCAGATCATGCCCAAGGAGTCCAACCCGCTGGCTGCCCGCGGGGGCGCCGGCTTCATCTTCGGCTTCGACGAGGCCGCCCACGTCAAGACCACCGGCATGACGCGCGAGTTCGGCGAGGTGTACAAGGCCGCCAAGCCCGCCCTCGACCAGTTCGGCCGGGACTCGTTCAGCTGCTTCCCCAGCTCCACCTGGGAGATGACCGGCCAGTTCTACGAGCTGTGGGTACAGTCCCTCCAGGATGACCCGCGGCAGCCCGGCGAGCCCCTGTTCCCCAACAAGCTCATGCTGCAGCTGTCCAGCTGGCACCCCTACGAGGACTGGGACCGCGCCCATCTGCTCCCGCTGTTCCCGCCCGGCTACGAGGGAGACCTCGGTGAGTACGCCGGGCAGGACCTGCCCGTGCTGCCGCCGCTGAAAGGCGCCATCCAGGCCTTCGACGAGGAAATGGAGAAGGAGGAGCGCGCTAACCCTGACACCTTCGCCGTGGAGCGCCGCTCGGCCTGGGCCACCGCGCTGGATGCTTACCTCAACCCGGCCAAGGTCAAGGAGATCTTCACCCCGTTCACTGCCCGGCTGGAGCAGAACGGGCGCCCCGAGCTGACCGAGCAGGCCCGCGGGCCGCTCTCGATCGCCTACATCGCTCACGGCGACCCGGCCACCGTCAACCACCGGTTCGGGTTCTGCCTCGGTCACGCCGAGACCGGCACCGACGGCATGCAGCACGCGGTCATCGACCTGGTCAACCACTGGGACCCGGCCGACTTTCCCGATCACACGATTGACTATGACCTGGTCATCGGGTGGATCTTCGAGAGTGTCGTGAAGATGTTCCAGCCGAATGAGCTGTCATTTGACCAGTTCAATGTCGTGTCCACCGTGCATGCCCTGCGGAAGAAGATTCACGACGAGCCGCTTCAGAAAAGCATCATGGTGTACGAGTCCAAGGCTACGCAGCTCATCAACTGGGCTCGGTGGGAATGCAGCAAGGCGGCCATAAACATGGGCTACGTGCATTCTTACTCTTACCCGGAGCTGGCCTCCGAGCTGAAATTCGCCCGCAAGCCCGAGGGCATCAACAAGGTTGTTCCCCCGGACTCCGGGCCGTGCGTCACCATCGACATCGCTGATGCCTTCACGCACGTGGTCTTCTCGCTGCTGGCCGAGCAGATGAACGTCTACCTGAGTGCTGAGCTGCGCAGCCTGCGGCCGGGGACCGCCATGTCGCCCGGAGCCACGGACCCCTTCCGCCGCTTCGATCCCGCTGATGCCCTCAGCAACCCCATGGCGGTGGCCATGTCCATGCAGGGCCGCGGGGCACTGGCCCGCGGGATGCGGCCGGGCTCGGGTGGCATGCCGCGCTCCTCGGTACCCCAGCGCGGCGCCCTGGCCCGCCGGGGACGGCATCGCTCCTAGGACCGCCGCAGCCCCGGCAGGATTACCTGCCGGGGCCGCGGTGGTCAAGGCTCGCCGTGGCTGACTTTATCAGGCCCGCAGGTCCTGCGCGGGCCGGGCCGTGCGGACCACCGGGCGCACCGGCTGGTCCGGGGCCGGGACCTCGAACGGCCAGGGCGCGTCACGGCCGCGCTCCAGCAGGCTCATCTGGGTGAAGGCGCCGTCACCCAGTCCGGCCAGCAGGTGGCGGGTTGGCCCCGTCGGGATCGCCCCGTAGGTGTACCCGGCCAGGTTCCACATGTAGACCGGGGTGTCCTTCGGGATGAGCTTGTCGATCTCCGTCGGTGCCCGGCCGCCCCGGCCGTAGCCGTGCATGTTCGAGGGCAGCAGGCCCGCCCGGGTCTGCTCGTCGGTGATGATGACGACCCGGTCATGCCCGTGCAGGTGACTGACCACGGCCGAGGGGATGTCGGTGCCCGACTCCAGCCGGCCAGACCCGTCGCCCTTGCCGAACCGCTCAACGACCTTCAGCACGGACTCGCCCCTGCTGAAGGGCACGGCGCCGGAGCGCCCGCTGAACTCGACCAGGTCGGCATGCTGCGCCCGGACGGCCAGCGCCGCGCCGAAGATGGCCGCGCCATCGGCCCAGTTCATCTTCGAGCGCTTGCTCATGTTCTTTTCCCACATGGACAGCGAGCGGTCCACCAGGATGAGCGTGTACCCGCTCAGGGCCGGGACATGCGACAGGGACTGGTTCAGCGCCCGCTCCAGGGGATAGGCCCACCGCAGTGACGCTGCGGCCCGGTAGGCCGCCAGGAAGCGGAACGGGAACTGCCGCGAGTTCGCGACCGCCTCGGGGGCCGACAGGCGCATGGCCACCTGCTCCGCCACCTCGTCGGGCACTCCCGCCTGGTCGAAGTTGCGCAGGTTGCGCAGCAGGGCCATGTAGCCCATCGACGGGATGCAGGCCTGCCACGCCGCTGCGTCCATCGGGCCCTGCAGCCAGCCGGAGACCGCCTCCCACTTGATGCCCGCGTCGGCGATGCGCTGGGCGCCGCCGGGCGAGACCAGGAACGCGCGCCGCTCCTCCCGCGGCATCGCGAAGATGCGCCGGGCCGCCGCGATGACCGGCAGGTGCTCCAGCATGGCCGCGTCCGGGCTGGAGTGCACCCGGTCGGTGATGTCGCGCCCGTGCCGGGTCATGATCGCGTAGCGGTACAGGTGATCGCGCCAGGTGCCGTAGGCCTCGCGATTGTACCGGGGCCGCGACAGCTCGATGACGTCTCCGAATCGCAGCGCCGCCTCGGCCGAGTCGTCACGCAGCAGGGCCCGCTCGGTGTACAGGCGGAAGACGCCGTCGGCGATCCCGCGCTGGAACGCATGCGGGGCCTTGCGGCCGTAATTGGCCAGCCAGTAGGCCCAGGCCTCGCCGGGCTCATCCCCGCGCTGCAGCACGCCGTCGAGCAGGAAGCGCCCGTAGGGCGCCTGCCTGGCGACGCTGCGGGCGCGGACGACCTCGGCGGCGGCCAGGACCGGGGCCGAGCGCATGTTGCCCTCCAGCCGCAGCCAGGGCAGGAAGCCGCGCATCCAGTCATAGTCAGCCAGGCCGACCTGCCGGATCAGGTCGCGGAAGCGGCCGTCGCGGGTCATGGCGTTCTCGTGGTGGGTGTCCTCGCCGACGAAGTTCGAGACGCCCAGCATGAACAGGGCGCTCTTCTCGTCGCGGGCATAGCCGGGATGGCCGAGCGCGGTGCGCCCCGAGGGATCGGCCTCGGCGGCCAGCGGGCCGCGGACGGCGGCCTGGACCTTCTGCTTGTTGAACTTGCCGGGCATGTGCTCCTCCTGCAGCAAGGGGGAGGGCCCTGGCTTTCCCTCATAACGGGACAGCGACATGACCGAGAACGAGTCGGCGAAAGAACCTGCTAGACCATTGCTCTGCCAAGCTGAGCTACGTCCCGGTTTCCCGGGACGACAGGACTTGAACCTGCGACCCACGGTGGGATGAAGTAACTCTCACCTGCAGTCCGGTCACATCGCTATCCAGTTATGGGGCCCCGGAACGGGATAGGAGCGCAGCGAAAACGATTCGGCGGCGGCATGCGCCTCTCCCAAAGAAGTAGCCGTTGCCATGCAGTCCGCTGCACCGCTATCCAGTTCGGGGTGGGTGCCGATAACGAGTCGGCTGAGGAAACGTAGCGCTCTGCCAATTGAGCTACGCCCCGGTACCCCAGGGCGACGGGGCTCGAACCCGCACCTCTCACTTATCAGGTGAAGTAACCCCTGCCTGTCAGTCCGGCACCCGCTAAGCCTTGAGCCCTCCCGATAACGAGTCGGCGGCGGTCTTGGCCTTCGAGCAAAGAAGTAACCGTTGCCATAGCAGTCCGGGAGGACCTGCAGGAGTCAACGTACCTGAGGGATGTGAGCCGCGCAAGCCATTAGGCAACATCCGGGTGCTAGCATCCTTGCCAGCCTCATGACGGAAGGAGGACGAGGTGCCGGAGATCATTATCCTGCTCGTGGCTCTCATGGCCGTGGTCGCCGGCGTGCCCGTGACCGTGATCATCCTCCGGGCCCGGAGGAAGCCGCCCGTGCTGAGTGCCTACGAGCAGCATGTGGACAACTTCATCCGGACCGGTGACTGGGCCGAGCTGGACCGGGCGACTGACGAGATAGGTAACGAAGACAGTAAGGAGTGATTCATGTTCTGGTTCTTTCTGGCGGTAGTTGTATTCCTGGGATGCCTCGGCTGCGTAGTGGGCGCTTTGGCTTCCCAGGATAAGAGGATGGCGGCTGGCGGCGCGGCAGTTATCTGCCTGATCGTTGCTCTTATCCTGTTCTTCATCAGCGGCATCAGGGAAGTGCCGAATAAGAGCATCGGCGTCCCGACCTCGATTGGCAAGGTGGGTACCGTCATGCGGCCCGGCCTGCACCATACGGCGCCGTGGACGCGGGTGAACATTCTTCCCGAGACCGTTCAGACGACGACCTTCGAGGGCTGCCAGGGCGCATTCTGCACGGGCAGCCATCCCACGCACGGGAACTGCCTGGAAGTCCGGATCGGCGGCCAGCAGACCGCCTGCCTGGACGTCACCATCCAGTGGCGCATTCTCGATTCCGGCGGCCCCGGCCTGTACAACAACTACGGCTCCTCGGGCAACGGCAGCGTGATCAGCGACATCACCAACGCCGTGGTGGTCCGCGAGCTGAAGTCCGTGGTCAACGCGCAGATGGGCGACTATAACCCGATCCAGGACGTGGCCGCGAACGCGACCAGCGGGAACAGCCAGTTCTCCAAGTTCGGCCCGAAGGTCCTCGCGCAGATGCGCAAGGACCTGGCTGGCCGGATCAAGGTGCTGAGCCTGTACATGCCGCTGCTGCGGTACGACGAGGCGACGCAGGCGCGCCTGAATTCCATTCAGGCGCAGTATGCCGAGACGGCCATTGCCGAGCAGCTGAAGAAGACCAACGAGGCGCAGGCAGCGGCCAATGCTGCCATCACCAGGTCGCTCAGCCAGGCGGACCTGACTTACCTGTGCCTGCAGATTGTGCAGAATGCAGAGAAGTCCGGGTACGGCGGCCTGCCGGCCACGCTCAACTGCGTCGGGTCAGGTTCCGGCCTGGTGGCCGTCAAGGGCTGAGCTGGTTCTCTGGCGTCACGCTGCTATCATCATTGTCAGTCAGCTGACGATGAGCACGGGCCCCGGGTTAGGCGCTGCTGACCCGGGGCCCTCGTGTTTCCTGCATTCCGGGGAGGAGAGGCAAATGTCGGCATCATCCTACGGATGCACTGTCTGCGGTCATCCGAAAGCACTGCACTCGAACGGGAGGACAGCCTGCCGGGCCACCGGGTGCAGCGTGTCGCCGGACGGCGCCCCGTGCCCGCACTTTGTTGGCGCCGTGCCCGAGCAGCAGCTGGAGGGGAGCTTAGTTGGCGGCTCCCAGGATCACCACGCCGGTCGGCTCGGCCGCCGCGGGCGCGGCCGTGGCCACGATCTCCTTCTGGCTCCTTAGCCTGTGGCCCGCCTGGCACCATGCTCCCCTGGAGGTCCAGGGCGCTACTGAGACGCTGATCGGCGCCGGGACGACCTACATGGCCGGGTGGCTCAAGGTCGTGCTCACGCCGGGCCAGAAGGCCGCTATGGAGCTGACCTCGGGCCCGCTGCCCACCCTGCAGCCCAGCCAGCCGCTTCAGCGCGTGCTGTCGGCCGCCGCGGACCTGCCGAGCCCCGTCCAGCCCTGGACGGGCCCCGTGCCTGATGAGCTGACGCAGCGGCTGCGTGCCGAGCTGGACGGGGCGTTCAGCTCGCCGGGCCGGCATGATCTCAGGGCTCCTGGCGCATCGCCCGCAGCTGGGCCCAGCACGTCCCCGCCGGAGGAGCAGCTGCCCCTCCCGCCTCATTCCGGTTCATCCTGACTCCTCGCCAGCCGGGCTCCAGGTAGGCCGCCAGGGCCTCCAGGCTGCCGATGATATTGTCCAGCCCGGCCCGCGCAGTCGTCCAGCGCATCTGCTCGGTGGCCACGTACTCCCGCAGCTGCATAGCCGACTGGCTGGCATACAGGAGCGTATGACGTGTCTCCGTGACCTGGCCGCGAGTCAGCAGCACATGATCGTTTGCCCGGTGCAGGGCCCGCAGCTCGGCCAGCAGCTGCATCTCGCGGTCGTGGCTCACCTGCGCTCCTGCCCGGCGGCTGCCTCCTCGCGCCAGGTCCGGCGCCAGCGGCAGATGGTGCGCTGATTGACTCCGACCCGCCGGGCGGCCTCGCGGACCGTGAGCCGGTCCCCGCCGATGAGGAAGTAGTCCTCCTGGCGGCTGAGCTTGCGCTCGTGCGAGATGATGGCGCCCTTGTTCATGCCGTCTTGTCTTGCCGCGCCTGGCGGGAGTCCAGCCACGCCAGTACCTCCCGTCCGCAGTTTGCCAGCATTGAGCGCGCCGCTGGCCCCAGCAGTTCCGGATTGTTGCCGCCTTCTGCCCAGCCCTCGGCCATGATCCGCAGTTCGTGCGTGCCGCCGGGCTGCCAGGTGAAGTCGGCCTCCTGGCGGCCGGCGGGATTGCTGACCTCGATCTTCTCGACCCAGAAGCTCGTCTCGCGCATCTGGGGATAGAAGGTGCGGTTCTTGTCGTCGCCTGAGGGAGCGGCTGCCCGGTAAGCCACCCAGATGACCAGCTGCCCGGACTCAGGGTAGTTATGGCTCGGCGCCCACAGGAAATAGCCGGGGATGATGGTGGTGCTCTCTGTCTCGCTGCGGGCCCAGGCCAGGAATTTTTCCTCAGCTGCCGCCTGGGCGTCGAGCTGCGTGGTCCAGAGGGAGTCCGTGGGATCCCCTGGCCAGCGCGTGCCGTCATCAGGATCGGGCTCCGGGGTCTTGTAGCTGCAGGCAGCCCAGATCGCAGTCAGGGGGATATCCGGGGGGCGGAGCAGCGGACTGAGGTAGCTGTTCAGCTCTCCCCCGACATTCAGGTCAGCAGAGTCGGTGATCTTCAGGATCGTGGACACGACTTGATCGATGAACATGATTATTCCTCCGGGGCATTCAGGATCAGGCAGATCGCCTCGGCCTTCAGGCGGCTGATGCCGCGGAGCACGAGAGCCGAGCGCCCGAACTCGTCTTCTTTTACTCCCTCGCCATTCCACGGTGGGATGGCGACAATCTCGATCTCGCCCGGCGCGCAGCCTGCCGTGCTGTTGCCATTCACCTGGTAGCGCGTTCCCGTCTCGTGCTGGCTCGTGACGGCATAGATCTTCTTCACCAGTCCCACTCCCGTTTCGCCGGGCCCGAGGCTGTTACGGGAGCGCACCAGCTCGACGATCGGGGCCACCCAGGGCGCCCGGTCGCCGAAGATGGCCATGGAGGCGTCGTGCCCGGTGGGAGTGCCGTCCTGCAGGTGCCATTTCCCGCGCACGCTGATCCTCGGCTCGTTATCCCCGCGGCGCATGGCGACGAAGATCATGGACGGCCGCAGCAGGCGGCGGGCGCGCCCGTGCCAGGCCACGTCAGGCCAGTCGTCATCCGGGTCGCGGCGGATCCGCAGCGTCCACTTCTCCTCGTGCTCGATCTCGCTGTTCACCGGTACAGCCCTCCGGGATTGCGGTCGGTAACCATGCCGAGGATGTCGATGGGCACGAGTGCCTTCAGCTCAGGGGTGTCATCCATGGCCGCGATGATCTCGCCCGCCGGCCAGTCCCGCACGGGGCAGTGGGCCAGGAAGCCCCAGCCCCTGATGTCCAGCGGCCCCAGCATGTCCAGGAAGGACTGCGCCAGCCCGGACAGGGGCTGAGCGGGGGTCAGCTCGATGACCGCTCCCCTGGCATTCTCCGGCCTGCCATAGGCCCAGATTGAGCCTGCGCCGTGCGGCCGGTGCGGCAGCCGGTGAGCCATGCTCACCACGATCGGGTCGGCATCGGCCAGCAGCGGGCTGTCGCCGCCGTGCTCGCGGGCCATCGAGGGCGTGATCGTCGGATCGACGATGATCGCCTGGCCGTCATAGACGTCGTCACCGAGCACGATCCAGGAGTGCTGGCTGCGCACGCCCGGCGCCCTCCCGCGGGCTATCCGGCCCGGGCCGAACTCGCCGGTGCGCAGGATGGCCAGCGCAATCTGGTGGCACTTGCCGGCCCACTTGCTGTAGGGCACCCCGATCAGCCCTGCGAGCCGCTCGGCATCTGAGGCGATGGCCCGTGCCTCGATCAGCTCCATCACAGCACGTCGCTGTCCAGGTCCCGGAGCAGCCGCTCCCAGTCCTCAGTGGACATGTGGTCGATGTTGTAGCCGTGGTCAGCCATGGCTGCCCTGACCTCGGCATGGCGGCGGCCGGCCGAGCACCATGCGCACGCCCTCCAGGTCTCGCCTGCCTTGTGGTAGATCACGTGGGAGGCCTCGTTGAGCAGCGCGATAGGAAATTCGATGGCCAGGATCTCGGTCATCAGCTCCTGCCTGGTGACCGGGCCGCCTGAGATCAGCTCGCTGCCCTGCCTGCGCACGTGGTCGCGGTAGCGGTCGCGCAGGCTCGGCGCCGTCTTGCGGGCGAGTACCTTGGCCCGGTCGTCATGAGCGGTGCGGTACTCCAGCGCCGACTCAATGGTGGGGAAGTTCTCGGTGGTGCTCATGACAACTGCTCCTCACGCTCGGCAACGTCCGCAGGCACGATGGCCGCGATGCGCTTGCCGTCGCCGTCGGTCAGCCAGGTGTGCTGTCCCTGGTCACTGGCCAGGTCGATGGCATCGGCTAGCTCCTGGCGGCACTCATAGTCGCCTTCCAGCTGCTGGCCGCCGCCAAGGGCCTCCAGCAGGCGCTCGGCATTCAGCTCGCGGGCGCTCATGCCGGCTGCTCCCCTGCTCGCGTGGCTCCGGTGGCGTCGGCATAGGCGTTGCGGGCCGCCTGCAGGCGCTGAGCCGCGCCCCGGTAGTCCTCCTGCAGCCGCAGGTACAGGTCCCTGGCCTCGTCGCACTCGGCGGCCAGGCTGCCCAGGTCGCGCTCGCAGCGGTTGCGCTGGGCCTCCAGCAGGATGACCGGATTGGCGCGCACGAACTCGCGCACGGCGTCGAGGATCGCATCGACCAGGAACGGCCGGGCGGACGCGCGCAGGCCGATGTTCCCCTCGCGGACATGCCGCAGGCCGTAGGCCCTAGTGACGTCGGCATTGTCTTCGCCCCAGCCGGTGGCGGCATACAGGTTGAGGGTGCCGGCGTAGCGGATGCTGCGCCAGGTCAGCACGTCCAGCGGGCCCGGATCACGGGCGGTCTGCGAGCGCCCGATGACCACGTGCGCGTGCTCGCCGCTGGTGAAGATCACGTGGCACGGGCCGAGGCGCGTGATCAGGTCGGTCACCGGCGCGCCCAGCGCGTTCAGCGTCCAGGGGTTCTCGTCCATGTCAGTTCCTGTACTCCGTCCAGGTCACGTGGCAGCGCTGGCACTCGCCATTGCGGAAATCGCGCAGGCGCTTAGGGCCCTCGTCATAGCCACGGGCCTCGCCGGTGTAACTGACAGAGTGCCCGTCGCCCTGGTGGGCATCGAACTCGGGCAGGCGCTGCAGCAGCTGCACGCCTGTCCAGATGCGGACCGAGCAGATGCCGGCTCGCACCAGCGCGTCCGCGGCGGCCCGGTGGACTCTGCGCGAGGCCTCGTCGGTGCGGCTGCTCACCTGCAGCGGGCCGTGCTTATCCAGCAGGGCCAGGATCCTGAGCTGAGCAGGAGTGATCAGGTGAGAGCTGCTCATCAGCTCCTCGCGCCGGTGGCTGGTGGGGTTCTCCGCCGTGCTCATGGTCGTCTCTCCTTACAGCCGCGCCTGGCGGCCGATCTCCTCCAGGAGCGCGAGGCCGCGCTCCGCGTCATCAGGCTTCGGGCGGCGGGCCTGCAGGGCCACTGTGATCTTGGCGCGTCCCTGCGGCCCGCAGTCCGGCACCTTGCGGAAGTCGATCTCGCCCTCGCCGTCGTCCAGGCCGTAGCACCAGTAGCTGGTAGTGCCGTTGCCGAAGCGGTGAGCCAGGATCTTGCACTCAGGCCGCTGACAGCGCTTCGTGCGCGGGCTGCGCTGCTCTGTCTCGTCCTCGGTGACCCAGCTGTGCCTCATGACAGTAGCCTATCAATGTTCCTTGTATTGTCAATCCGTACTAGGCTCTCCGCATGGATGATGAGCGGCCAATTCTAGGACTTGATGTAGACGGCGTCCTTAATGCCCTTAATCAGGGCGCCACGCCGCCCGGGTGGGAGTTCACCACGGTTCGCGGCAACCTGCCGATCTGCTATAACCCCCGCCACGGCGAGCAGCTGCAGAAGATCGCCTCCGACGGCGGCGCCGAGCTGGTCTGGTGCACCATCTGGGAGGACCTGGCCAACGAGCACATCGCCCCGCTGGTCGGCCTGCCGCAGCTGCCCTGGGTCACGATGGACGAGTCCATGGCCGCCGTGATCGCCGAGCGGCGCATCAAGTTCAGCCAGGCCATCCCGGTAGGCGCCGTCAAGGCACGGGCCATGGCCGTCTATGCCGCGGGGCGCCCGGTGTGCTGGCTGGAGGACGAGCCGGACGCGCCCGCCGAGTTCAGCTCCTACCCGGCCCCGCACCTGGTGGTGCAGACCGACTCGTTCGAGGGGCTGCAGGATATCCACCTTGCCGCGGCAGCAGCATGGCTGGCGTCGCTGCGCGCCTGAGGTGCTGCCCGGAAGCCTTCAGGAGGTACCGGTGCCTGATCCCCTGATTGCTGCCTTCAGCGACCCCCCTGACCTGGCCGCTCACTTCGGCGCCCGCGAGCGCTACCCCCGCGGCCAGTCACGCTGCGACTGCTGCGAGGGCAGCGGCAGCCACGGCCGCGACAAGTGCCGCCGCTGCCGCGGGCTGGGCCACGTGAAGGAGGGCTCGGCTGAGCCCTGGTGCGAGGAGTCGGAGGCGCCCCGGCCCCGCCGCCGGCACTGGCGGGAGAGCGAGCGCACCGCCTCGGACACCGGCTACCGCCAGTCGCACGAGGCGCCGGGCGATGACGACTACGGCGACCGGCTGCACGAGGTGGGCACGAAGCCCGGCGGCGGCATCTACCCGCCCGATGCCCTGAAGCGCCCGCATGACTACGGGGCCTTCCACTCCGAGACCGCCGACAAGGTGCGGCGGGCCAGCGGGAAGCCCGATCACAAGGTCTGGGTCTATCGCTCGATGCCCTCGCCGCACCGGGAGATCAACACCGGCGACTGGGTGGCCACGGCCGCCGAGTATGCCCGCCAGCACGGCCGCGAGTCCAGCGCTGCCGACGACTGGCCGGTGATCAAGTTCCAGGCCCGCGCTGATCAGCTGTCCAGCGTCGGCGACATGGAGGAGTGGGGCTACCACGGTCCCCCGGTGAAGCGGGGCCTGGTGCACTTCAGGGGCGGCAGGAACCAGCAGGGCGGCGTGCCCCGCGGCAAGACCGACGCCATGTGCCATGAGCACGAGCCGCAGGAGATGCAGGAGCACTACGGCCGGATCACGAACGAGCGCGTCAAGCGCCGGGGCGACGAGCGCGAGGCGCAGGGCCTGCCGCGGTACCGCACCCGGTCGCAGGGCGCCCGCCAGCCCTATGTGGTCTACCACGGGGCCCACCATGACGACGTGCCCTCGATCCTGCGCGAGGGCCTGCGTCCCGGCATCCGCGGCGCCACGGTCACCGACAGCCGCGAGGGGGCCTCGCTGATCGCTCACATGCGCGACTGGACCGACCCGCGGGTGGTCGAGATCCACGTCCCGCATGCCGAGCGCGACGCCTACCTCGGCGCTGGCCAGGACGGGCCCGAGGGCACCGCGCACGAGCTGCGCCGCCAGCTGCCCGCCAGCTGGGTGGCTCAGGTGCACACCGCCGCTTACGATGCGCCGCCGCGGGAGTATTCCGCCGGGCGCATGCTGGTGGCCGACATCAGGATCCCCGGCGAGGGACGGCTGTCCGAGCGCCCCTACACCCAGCGCGAGCTGGCCGCCGACATCCGGCGCAACGGCGTGCAGCAGCCCGTTGCCGTCGAGCACCTGCCCGCGCACGGCGGCCCGACCTCGTTCAACGGCATGCACCGCCTGGACGCCGCCCGCCGCGCCGGGGTCGCCGACGTGCCGGTGGTCGTCAAGCACCTGCCCGGCCAGCCCCCGCCCATGACCGGGCGCCGGGCGGCCAGCGAGCAGGAGTTTAACGATGCCTTCGACCTGGAGCGCGAGGGTCGGTGGGCCGGGCAGCACGAGGCGGCTCGCATCCTGCACCTCCCGCTGCACATGGTGAGCGAGATGGGCTCCGAGTACGGCCAGGATGAGCACGGCCGCCGGATCACCATGGCTGACATCGGGAAGTACTCTCCCGAGCGGATGGCGGATGAGCGCTACGCGCCAGCTGATCTGCGGGCCATGACTGAGAGCGTGCGCCGGGGCGGCGTCCGGAAGGCGCTGGACGTCGAGACAACCTCCGACGGGGACCGCGGCATCGTGCTGGACGGCACTCACCGGTACTGGGCAGCGGCCCAGGCCGGGCGCTCGCACGTGCCGGTGCGGTTCCACGGGCCTGACCCGGACCGGGCCCGCGCGCACTACCAGCAGCGCATCGAGAATGAGGAGCAGCGTCCCGGATCAGCGCGCACCGGGTCAGCTGAAGGACCCTGGTACCACGGCACCACTGATGAGTACGCGCCCGGCGACCAGATCGAGCACCACTACTGGAAGAAGTACCCGGACCGGCCTGATTTCCGCCAGCACAGCCCGCTGTACGTGACCGGGAACCCGTCCCTGGCCGCCCACATCGCCGACCTGCGGGAGCGCCAGTCCGGCCGCAGGGTGCCCGGCCGCATGTATGAAGTGAGGCCGTCCGGCTCCCTGTCCCCTGATGAGATCGCCGCCCCGATCGTGCGCAACCGTGATTCCTGGCAGGCGACCTCGCCGCTGCACGTGATCAGGGAAGTGCCCCGCGGGGAATGGCCGCAGGACCTGAGCGCCTGGCGCGTCACGCAGCAGCATGAGGGCCGCAGGCTGCCTGACTGGCTGGAGGAGACGTTCGAGCATGCGAGGAGCAGCCTGGCGAGCCTGCCCGCGTGGGCGCGCCCGGTGGTGACCCATCCAGCCCCCCGGCTATCTAGTCGCTCCGATGATCACCCTCCGCTTAGCCCGCAGCGCCATGACCAGGGACGGGTTTCAGGGTCAGCCGGCAGTGAGCATCGATCCGGGAGTGGTCATCCTCCGGTTACGGGCGCCCCCCGTATCAAGGTGCCTCTCGAAGGTGGCCACAACTGGGAGGAGAACCTGCGGCTGCTGCGTCATCGCAAGCGCAGTGAGCCCCTCATGCACCGGGGGATCGCGGTCGAGCTGCCGCCGGAGGTGCACAGCTTCGTTCATGATCAGTTCCAGGACCGGGACCGCCAGGCCCGTGCCATCGCCGAGCACCTGCGCGGCCGTCCTCTCGGCATGCACTGGTCGGCCGGCGAGAAGACGCCCCGCCATTTCGCTGACTTCGAGAAGAAGAAGAGCCTGCCCGGCTCGACCAAGGTCATCCTGCACGCAGCCCTGCCCGAGGTTGATCACATCGAGACGGACCGGGAGAAGCTCGCCGAGGGCGGCGTGCTCGGCTACGGGGCCATGGGCAGCAGCGAGTACGAGATCCCGGTGAAGGCCGGGGCACCGGTGCGCATCAAGGGCATCACCTGGTATGGCTACGGCAACCGCAAGCGCAGCGGGAATCTCTACGATCACGTTCACGAGGCCAGCCTGCGCACTGCTGCGGTGCCTGAGTACGGCCTCCGGCCTGAGTTCCGGATGGCTCCCGAGGACTGGGACGATGAGCGCCGCTCGGCCTATCACGAGCAGCAGTTCGGAGCCGAGCGTGCCTGGCGGCGCAGCATGCGCAACGGCCTGTCAATGGGCCACCTCACCAACGAGCAGGCCCTGGGCCTGGGCTACCACGGCCGCGGTCATGATCAGTCCTCCTACCACGCCGGCCCGGCCTGGAAGCCGTTGCCGCATGACCTCTACCACGTCACCACCGACATGGAGGGCGTCCGCCGCCATGGCCTGCTGGCTCCCGATGAGCGTGAGAACTTCCGGCCCACTGGCCTCGGCGGCAGCGAGGACGACTCGGTCTCGCTGACCTCCAGCCACGAGCGGGCCCGCGGCATCCTGCGGGCGATGCGCGAGTATCACCACGCGCTGCACTCTGACCCGCATGAGCTGTGGGAGCGGGCGCAGAGGGGCGACCAGGGCTCGGAGCCCTTCCATCGTGACCTGGCCCGCTACCATGACCGCGACTGGGAGCCCGGCCAGGAGCTGCCCCGCGAGCTGAGCGACCAGCTGAACGGCACCCGGCATGAGCACGGCATGGCCACGCGCGAGGAGAAGCCAGGCTGGACCCCGCTCGACGAGGGCATGAAGACGCCGAGGGGGCACTACCACTTCGGCTGGGAGCGCCCGGCCACCGACGAGGAGAAGCTGCACCAGCGCTCGGACCTGTTCAAGCACTTCGTGGCCTACCGCGGCTGGGCGGGCGGCCCGGAGAACCCGACGTTCATGGGCAACGACCCGAAGGCGTTCAGCAAGCTCGATCCCTCGAACTTCGGCATCGTGCACCTGCATCCGCACCCCGGCGCCCAGGGCTACCACCTGCCCGCCGAGGACGAGTACCGGATCACCACCGGCAAGGCGGTCTACCCGCACCACTGGCAGCACGAGGCAGCCTCCCGCAAGATCGCGGCCTCCTCAGCTCCGCACCCGGGCCGCCTGCAGGGCGGCTCCTGCAGGGAGTACTGCACCTACGGCGGCACCCACTGCGCGGTCTGCCACGAGCCGGTGAAGATCAACCTGCACAAGACCGAGGTCAACGGCGGCTGGCATCACCACGACAGCATCAAGCGCGACCACCCGGCCGTCCCCGCCGACCCGCAGGGCGTGATCGACTCGATCCCCGGCCAGCTGGCCAGCAGGGACCAGGTTCGCGCCGAGGTGGCTGACACCTTCCACCGCCAGCTGGAGGAGTACGGCGGCCGGCCGCTCCCCCGCCGCGGTGACGACCAGCTGCCCCCTGACCCGTTCACTCACGAGGGAGCGCGGGTGCCGTCCTCAGGCGCATCTTTTTACCGGGGCGGCCGGCAGGAATATCAGCCAGGTGACCTGATCTCGCCTCAAGATAGCACTCACGTCTATGCCACCTCTCATGCTGCCAATGCCAAGATGTATGGCCCGCATGTTTATGAAGTGGAATTCACTGGTCCGCACGAGCCTGATCCGGAGTATCTCGGTAATGGTGCTTTCCGGCGCTCGGTGCATCCGGTGCGCGTGATCAGAGACGCGACGGAGCATGCCACGGCTGAGGTAGGCGCAAGGCATTTCGGCGCCTGGGTGCCCAGCTCAGGTGTCTTCGGTCCCACTACCGGCCTCGACCCGCAGCTCTTCACTGAGGCGCAGCAGCTGCGCCCGCAGGTCCGCGAGGCGATCCTGGAGCGCCTGGCGGTAAGCCTGCATCAGCTGCTTGGCGAGGGGTGGCAGTCCCTCGTCCGGGTCTACCTCGCGGGGGGGAGCGCCAGCGAGTGGGCTGGCGCCCGCCCAGGTGAGCAGGGGGCTCGTGATCTCGACGTCCTCATCGGCCCGCAGGACCCGCAGGGTCTCGCCCGGGAGACTGGCCACGACGGCGTGGCCGGGAGCGGTCCGCACGCCGTGGGTGAAGGCGAGCAGGTAGCTCAGGTCATCAACCGCGTCCTGCGGGCTCACTTCAATGATGAGCACTGGCTCCCCGGTTTTGGCGGGTCCTGGTCCCTGACTGGCTATTACAATCCGCATGCCGGCGACATTACCGCGATCCATCCGTATGCGGCCTGGGACCTGACGAACAGCCGGTGGGCCGTGAAGCCGCCGCATCTGCCGCACCACTCGGTGGCTGACTTCGACCCGGCCGTGATCCGTCATGCACGGGCCATGGCCACCGAGGCCCGTGCCATCCTGCAGCTGCCCGAGCCGTTCCGTCACCAGCAGGCGAGGGACCTGTGGGACCGGCTGCACGCCGCCCGCTCGCGGGCCTTCTCCGACGAGGGCGCGGGCTGGCAGGATCCCGGTAACCTGGCCGAGAAGTGGCTGGCCTACAGCCCCCGCAATATCCTCGGCAGGATCAAGGAGCTGGCTCATGGCGCCGCCGGACCCGCTTGATCGAGACTGCCGACCATGCCGATCCCCTTGCTGCAGGCGGCTACGTGGCTGCCGTCGGCAGCTTCCTGCTCGCCGCCATCGGCTTCGAGCCGGAGGGAAAGGCCGAGGTGATGATAGAGATCGGCGCCGATCCCGAGCCGGACAAGGCGCGCATCATCCTGAGCTGGCCGCTGCCTGAGCAGGGGCCCGCCACCACCGGCCAGGGGTGCCCGGAAGCCATGTGACTGACCTGCTCGACCACTTCGCCGCGCCTGACCTCATGGAGCACTTCGGGGCCTACTACTATCACGGCACTAACCGGGACCTGAAGCCCGGCGACATGATCGAGCCGGGGCATGAGCAGGTCTGGGAGGGGTCGTCTCCGCATCACGTCTACATGACCCCCGACCACGACCTGGCGCACATGTACGCTGAGACGGCTGCCGCCATGAAGGAGCACGGCAGCCCTCGCGTCTACACCGTCGAGCCCACCGGCCCGCATGAGGACGACCCGGAGTTCGGCCGCGATGACGACGCCACTGAGGGCCTGGAGTCCTACCGGTCAGCTCACCCGCTGCGCGTGATCGAGGGCGCCGCCGACGCGGGCTTCCCCAATCCCTACCACGGCACCGCGCAGTTCGGCGGCCGTCCCGAGTGGTCTCGCACGTGGTTCCACGGCACGAGGGGCGTCCCGGAGTTCGGCGAGCGCCGCGGGCACGGCGACGACGTCGCCCGGACGCGCCTCCCGTTCGGGGAGCGCATGAAGGGCAGCGGCTGGCCGCAGCCCAACCAGATGATGGGCGTGCACTTCAGCCCGCTGCATGAGGTGGCCCACAAGTTCGCGGGCTCGGTCTCCTCCACTCCGTCGGCGATCGTCCACGCCCGGCTGCACATGAGCAACCCGGCGCACTACCCCTCGGAGATGCACCTCAACTACGCAGTCGCGCACTGGGCCAGCCAGCATTACCCGCACTGGCATGACCAGAAGGTCAATGATCACCTGGGCTGGAACTACTCCGACCGCGAGGGCACGCACCGCGACTTCTCCTCGGTACCGGACCGGAAGTACGCTCACGACAAGGCTCAGGACGTCCTCCAGTGGCACCCGCACCTGCCCGAGATCCTGCACGGCTTCCGGCAGCACCTGCGCGAGCAGGGCCACCGCGGCATCACCTACGGCAACAACGTCGAGGGCCCGTACGAGACCGATGCCACCCGCGGCGGCGAGGCGGGCATGAAGGCCATCCGCAAGCGCGAGGGCATGGGCGGCAGCCCGGTCTCGATCTCGGCGATCGTGCATCCGGGTGACATCGAGATCACTCATGCCGAGCACATCTCGCCCTGGCGCAAGGAGCCTGAGCCGCACGAGCGCACCTGGGAGGCCGTCAGCGACGCCGACGAGCCCGACGAGATGCGCGACCGGGTCCTGGCCTGGCACCGCGAGCACGGCGGCGCCTACCCCCGCCAGGAGCGCACTGCCGCCCGCATGGCCGCCTCCGGGAGCCAGCTGGAAGGCCGTGACTACGAGGGCACCGAGGGCAACCCGAGCCACATCACGCGCACCGAGCTGGGCATGATCCGCACCGACGCCATCGCCGGGCTGCACGGGGTCAAGGGCGAGCGGCCCGGCGAGCACCGTAACCGGCAGGGCGCGAAGTGGGACGAGTTCAAGCAGGACATCGCGAGTAACGGCATCAGGCACCCGGTCTTCATCACCGTTGATCACGGCGAGGAGCCGAAGATCAGCGAGGGCAATCACCGGCGGGACGCCGCGGTCGAGCTGGGCCACAGCCACGTGCCGGCCGAGATCACCTACTTCGGCCATGCCGAGCGCGCGGGCACCGTGGAGTCCAGGGGCCTGTCCCGGCACAGCCGCCAGCGCATTGACGAGCACCTGCGCACCCATAACTGGTGCGCCCAGTGCAGCCGCGACGTCCGCAAGGACGAGTGGGCCCGGCACGTGAATGATCATCACCGGACGGCTGCCCGCTCCCCGGTCATGTATCACGCCTCGCCTTACCACAACCGGGCCGGTATCGCCCGGCTGCACCCGCACACTGCAGCGGCTGGCCGCGTCTGGTACCACGGCACGCCTGACGAGCGGACCTGGGAGCACGGCGCCGGATATGGCATTCACATCGGTACCGAGGATGCTGCACGCCAGGCGCTGCATGCCCGCATTGGCAAGCCGGCTGAGGGCGAGTGGGATGGCACCCGTGAGTACGGCAAGACACTGCTGAACCGGGATCAGCGCCGCTGGGAATGGAAAGACGGCAAGATGACCGATCATGTCGATCATCATCCGCCGTCTTATCCAGATCCGGAAGGAGGCCCGTCATATTCGGGCGGCGAGCGCATTCCCATGGATGCGCGCCCGAGTGTCTTCCCGGTGCATATCAAGGGCCCGATGACAAATACCCCTGATAATCCGCACCCGGACTTTCATGCCAATGGTTACATGCACGGGCAGATTAAGCGCGGGAGAGCAAAGTCGGGGTACTTCTATACAAATGTCAGCGAGGACGAGGGATCTATCTCTGCGGTTGTTCCCTCGGCTGCGCACCTGGAGCGCATTCACCCGCCGCATGAGGCCGCGCGCAGGACTACGGCGGTATCGCACTGGCAGCACCGCGACTGCGGCGTCTATGCCTATGCCCTGACCCAGAAGGACCCGGCCCTGCGGATCGGCGAGCTGAGTGAAGAAGAGCACAAGATGCTCCCGGCTGCACACCGCCATATCCGAGAGAACAAGGTCCTGGGAGATCGCGGCCAGAAGACCGCTAAAAGCGAGAAGCCGACGCGCTCGAAGGCCAGCGTTAATTACCGGCATGCCACGGGAAAGCACCGGTGCGGCAACTGCGTGATGTTCCGGCTGCATTCCCCGGACTTCGAGTCAGGCGGCTGCACCCTGGTGAAGGGAGCGATTAAGGCAAGCGATACCTGCGATAAGTGGTATCCGCAGGATAAGGCGAGTAAGAGCGGGGGCCTGCTTGCCCACTTCGGCGCGGCCGAGGACGACGAGCCCAACCGGGCCGTTCATGCGCTGGTTGAGCACAGGGTCAGCCAGCAGCACCCCGAGGTGAATGAGCCCGTCACCGATCACACCGCCACGCTGCGGGCGATGCTCGGCCGGGCCAGCTTCTTCATGCCCCGCGAGGAGATCGACTCTGCCACCGCCGGGCCCGAGCACGGGCAGACCACTCAGGAGCTGGCCCACCACGCCGCCCACGTGATGACGGGCAGGCGCCAGGCGCGGGAGGAAGCGCAGCCCCGCGAGGCCTGGGACCGGCGCGTGCGCCCGAGCGAGAAGGATCCTGACGAGCGCCGCCACGGCAAGGACTTCACCTGGCACTATGCCCTGGCCCTCGACGGCGCCGGGCACCCGGACGCGGCCGACACTGCCCGCCATCATTACCCCGAGGCCCAGGTGCAGGTGGCCCATGAGCGCCACGCCCGCGGCCTGTCCCGCGACTTCCCCGGCAGCGGCCTGAGCCCCGACATGCCCCCGGACCTGAGCCACCTGCCCCCGATGATCCCCGCCCAGCGCGAGGGCCTTGCGGCGTGGGATTCCCGCGACTACAGCCGCCGGATGCTGGACGTTGCCCGTGACCCGCAGCCCGGCCTGCGGCTGTGGCGCGGCGAGCGCCGGCCCGCCGCCGATGACGTCCCCGGCGCGTCCTCGGTCGGCATGCACTGGAGCGCCAAGCCCGAGGCCGTGATCACCGCCCGCGACCGCGGCGACGACACGCGCCCGGTGGTCTGGCAGGCCCGGCTGGAGCACCCGGACTCCCAGGCCATCCCGCGCTCGCACCCCGTCTGGCGGGGCATCCACCAGTCCATGGACTCCGAGGCCGAGGTGCGGCTGCGCCCCGGCTCCTCCGTCCACGTCGAGGGCGCCTGGGTCGGTCCCTCCGGGCAGGACAGCACGGTGCACCCGCTTCACCCCGAGCGCAACCCGCCAGGCTGGAAGTGGCACCCGGTCGGCCGCCACGTCCCGGTCAGCAACCGGCCCGGCGAGCACTCCATGATTGACTACACCGACGCCGGATTCCCGCGCGAGGGCCTGCTGGAGCACTTCGGCGCCGTCTCCACCCCGTGCCAGACGCCGGGCACCATGTACTCCACCGATATCGGCGAGGACGGCGACGGCCACCTCCAGGTGAGCACGCGCACCACGCTGCCCATGGCCGTCGATCTTGATGAGGCCGGGGCGCGGCTGCTGGAAGACCAGCTGCACAACACCACCGAGCTGGTCCTCGCACCGTACTTCCGCAAGGATGCCCTGCTGGAGCATTTCGCCACGTATGGCGAGGGCGCGCAGCAGCCCGTCATCCCGGCCAGCCAGTTCCCGAAGGCTCACCTGCCCCGCACCTGGCGCCACGAGGACGCCAGCCAGGAGTTCCTCAATCGCCTGATGAAGGGCGTCGGGAAAGACGAGCCGATGGAGCCCGTCCGCCCCGTCCGCGGTCACGACGAGGAGCGCATCCGGGACCTGGAGCCGAGGATCCGCGGCCGCAACGAGCGCAACATGCGCCGCGAGATGGGCGAGCACCTGAAGGGCGATAACCCGCTGGCCGAGGCCCTCGACAAGGGCGGCGCCGAGCACAGCGCCGAGGAGCGCGAGCGCGAGCACGGCACGGGCTATGACACCAGCCAGGCCAGCGGCGTGCCCCTCCAGCCCCGCGGCTACGGGAGCGAGGTGCACCTGCGGTCGTCCTGGCACATGGCCGAGGCGCCGCTGATGAAGCACATCGAGGGCGGCAGCTGGCCCGACGATGCGACACGCGAGCAGTTCGAGCGCCGCCGCGGCTACGGCCGCAAGCGGGTACGGCGCCTGTGGGAGCGCGCCACCGGCAAGCCTCTGGCCTGCGAGCACGAGTCCTGCCCGCCGTGGGAGCACCGCGAGGGGCACACGGCTGGCAGGATCGGCCTCATGGCACACTTCGGCTCCTCCGACGGCGACCGGTTCGTCACCTGCGATCAGGGCCACGACCACTGGGGCGCCTATGGCGCGGCCGGCCTGCTGGTCCGCCACAAGGATCCCCGCGACGGCCGCCAGCGCTACCTGCTGCAGAAGCGCTCCCCGTGGGTCCAGCACGGCAGCACCTGGTCCACGCCGGGCGGGGCGATCGGCCAGCACGAGACCCCCGAGGCCGGGGCGATGCGCGAGGCCCGCGAGGAGCTGGGCCCGCTGCCCCGTGACCTGACCCACCACCACACCGTGACTGATGATCATGGCGGCTGGAAGTACCACACCGTGGTCATGGACTCGCCCGGGCGCTTCACCACCCGCGGCGGAGACGACGGCGAGACCGCGGGCTCGGGCTGGTTCACCCACGAGGAGATGCAGAGCCTGCGGCTGCACCCCGGCTTCGCGAAGTCCTGGGACACCGTGCGCCGGTCGCGAGTCGATAAGGAAGCCATCCGGCACTGGGATGACAAGACCGCGGGCGGTGTCTACCTCCGGTTCGGGCACTGGCCTGAGGACGAGCACTCGCGCAACAACGTGACCGGCTTCCGCGAGGAGGGCGTCAGCACTTACGACCTTGATCATGAGGGCCACCCGAAGGACCCTGATCCCGGCGCCGAGCGCGGCCATTTCCACGATGAGAGCTGCGCGCCGGACTGTGACTTTGACCTGGACAATGAGGATTACGGAAACGACACCCGCGAGGAAATGGAGGGCCGGGTGCGCCGGGCCGAGCGCAACCGGTATGAGGGCCGCGATATCAAGGGCGAGACCGCGCACCTGGTTCGCGGCGACTTGGCGGGCCTGGGCCACGACGCCGAGCCGATCCTGCGTAACGTGCGCCGGGTTGGCGACTGGATTGATCACCGGCACCTGTTCATCCCCGGTGCGAAGCCCCACCGGCTGGCTCGCAGCCCGCACGACGAGGACTACGAGCCGCCCGAGGAAGCGCCGCCAGCTCACCACACCGCTGCCTCGGGCTACGACCTCAGCCCCGGCTCGGGCATGATCAGCCTCGACATCCCGCCCGGCACGATCGAGCCCCATCCCGGCGGCGTCGATGATCACCACATCACCGTGGCGTACCTCGGCAAGGGCCTGGACGATGAGGCCTACTCGAAGGCCTGCCACCGCGCCCGCGAGGCTGCCGCCTCGGTGCCGGGCCCGTTCGGCGCCGTGCTGCACGGCCTGGGCACCTTCCCGCCGTCGGACTCCTCGGACGGCAAGGTGCCGCTCTACATGAACGTGCACGCGCTCGTCCCGCACATGAGCATGCTGCGTGACCAGCTGGCGGACCTGTCGGCCTCCGAGCACAAGGACTGGAAGCCGCACGTCACCCTGGCCTACCTGGAGCCGGGCGAGCAGCTGCCGCCGGAGCGGCGCCCGGCTGGCATCCGGTTCACGCACCTGTCGGTGCACCGCGGCGATGACACTGCGCGCTTCCCGCTCGGCGGATAGGCTCGCGCCATGATCGTTGTCTATGCCGTCACCCTGAGCCTGCCCGATGACGCTGCGATTGACGAGGCCGACCGGCGCCTGAGCGCCCTGGTCACCGAGCTGGATCCCGGCACGGCGCTCCTGCAGCGCAGCGTCTCCGAGAAGAAGCCTGACTACCGGGCCGCGGGCCTGCTGCACGGCGGCGAGCCCCGCCTCGGGGGCGCCATCCCGATAGCGGGAGCGGCCGTCGGGGGCTAGGCTTGCCCGCCGTGACCTCGCATACCATCTTCGACCCCGATGACGACGCGCCCCCGGTCTCTGACCTGATCACCCTGCTGAGGGAGCGGGCGCCCCGGATCGCGCTCAGCCTGGCCGCGGGACAGGCTGCCTGGCCGGCCGTGCAGTGGGCCCGCGAGCAGGTGAAGGACCGCTTCACCTACACCGTGAAGATCCCCGGCACCGACGTCCTGTACGACATCCTGCACGAGTGGGTGCTCTCCCGGCTGGAGACCAGCCGCCAGCGCGCCCTGGTCGCCTGGTCAGGCCATATGTACGGGCTCATCGCCCCCGACAGCTCGCGCACCCGCGCCCCCATCCCGTCGCTGCGGCTGCGCTACGACGGCTCGCGCGAGCAGGTCGTCATGCTGGGCCAGTACAAGATCCGGGTCTCGGTGACCGAGTACGACGTCACCACGTCCGCCCAGCGGGAGAAGCCACCGGAGATCATCTTCACGATGCGCTCGGCCGGCGCCCGTGACGCCTTCCTGACGATGCTGGCTGACCTGCTGCGCCACCACCACGAGGCTGAGCGCAAGCCCGCGTTCCGGATGCTGGACACCTGGGGCGACTGGGCCAAGCTCGACGACCTGCCGCCGCGGGCCCTGGACAGCGTCGTGCTGCCGAAGGGCCAGCTGGAGCGCCTGGCCGCTGATGTCCAGCGGTTCCTGGACTCTGAGGAGGTGTACGTCCGGCGCTCCCTGCCCTGGCACCGGGGGCACCTGTACGAGGGACCGCCCGGCACCGGCAAGACCTCGGTCGCCCGCGCCCTGGCCAGCCACTTCGGGCTCGACCTGTGGTACCTGCCGCTGGCCGACGTCAAGAAGGACAGCGAGCTGATCGGCATGCTGCGCTCGATCGGCCCGCGCTCCATGCTGCTGCTGGAGGACATCGACGTCTTCCACGCCGCTACCAAGCGCACCGACGAGGAGGGCGGCCTGACGCTGTCCGGGCTGCTGAACGCCCTGGACGGCATCGCCACCCCGCACGGGCTGCTGACCGTGGCCACGACCAACAAGCCCGGCGTGCTCGACGACGCCGTGGACCGGCCCGGCCGCCTGGACCTGCGCGAGCACTTCGGCCTCGCCGGCGACGACCAGGCCGCCCGGCTCGTCGAGCGGTTCTACGGAGAGGTCCTGACCATGGAGGAGTCCGAGGGGCTCGGCGGCCTGGTCCCGGCCGCGATCGTGGAGACCTGCAAGCTGCATGAGGACATGCGCGATGCCGCGGACTCACTGCGCCGGCAGCTGCGCCCCCTGGTGGGCTAGGATCCCCGCTATGGCTGTTGACAAGAAGTACGGCAGGGTCACGCTGGAGCACGGGAACATCGGCGAGGACGAGCCGGTCATGGTGTTCCGGGCGCAGGATAAGCTGCTGCCGCCGCTGATTGCTTACTACCTCATGCTCTGCCTGAACGCGGGCTCGCCCATGCGTCACCTCCGCCTCGTGAGCGAGCGGCATGACGAGATCGTCGCCTGGCAGGACGAGCACCACTCCCGGGTGCCCAACAGCGAGAGCAGCCGCGCCTGGATGGAGAACGGCGCATGACCGTCACCCGCACCCCGGCCTGATGGCCGGCCGGGTCACGCAGGTCATCCGGCCAGGTGATGTCTTCGGCCGGCTGACCGTGACCGCGGAGTCCGCGGTCTACCAGAACGGCAAGCGGCGCCGGATCGGCATCTGCAGCTGCTCATGCGGCGCCCGCTCTGTTTCCGTCCTGGTGAGCGCGCTCGCTGCCGGGGACACGCGCTCATGCGGCTGCCTGCGCCGCGAGGTGCGGGCCGCTCTCAACCAGGGCCTCCCGGCCTCCTCGGTGCCGGTGTCGCCAGTGCCCGCTGACTGCTAGGGTCCGTTCCATGGCTTCTCCCACCGCCATCGAGACCGGAGGCGATCCGCGGGTCATGTTCCGCGCCTTCATCAGCGCTTATCATGACCGCGATCATAAGGAGGACCGGTGAACGCGGACCGGCGCGCCCGCAAGAAAGAGAACCGCACGAGCGCGGGAAAGACGCACGAGCACCTGAAAGGGCTGCGCTGCACGGTATGCCAGCCCCTGGGCGCCCCTGACGTTCCCGCCTTCATCGACAAGGCGGCGGCCTGGCGCAGTCCGGCCCGGTCTCTGCTGGGCGGCCGGCGCGGCGGAAGGCGCACGCGGTGAGGCTGACGGGCCTGCGGAGGGCAGCACGGGCGCACCGGCACGTCGGCATGCGCCTGGTTATCGCCGCGGATGCTTTCATGGCGGATATCCCGGTGCCCGCCCTCTACTGCGAGAGCACCGGGGACCGGGCACAGTGGCGCATCCCGGAGGGAATCCTGCCGCCGGGAATTCAGATCACGGTTGAGGGTGACCCTTTCCCGGTAAGCGCCGGGCACTGGTTTAATCCCCGCAGTCACAAGAAGGGTATTCCCGGATGAAGATCGCGGAGTATCCGCAGCGCAAGTGCCGCATTAATGTCGCAGGCGACTGGCAGGATTACCCGTGCGAGGTGCGCGAGTATCACCCCGGTCCCTGCGCCACTCGCTCAGTCGCCCGCAGCGTGACCGCCCGCGAGGCATTCGAGAAGGCCAACCCGGAATGGGAGAAGCAGATGAAGTACGACGATCCGTTCGGGGGGCCGAAGCCATCATGAGCAAGGACGAGTTCCCGGGCCTGCTGAAGGACCTGCTCTTCCTGCTCGATCATGAAGCGGCCTGCGGCATAAGCGAGATCATCCGCCAGCGCCGTCTCCAGCTCGACCGCGGTTATACCCCCGAGCATGACCGGGACGAGAACTCGCCTCTTGTGGACCGGGCCGTCGACGCCATTGAAGGCGCTCGCGCCTGTGACAAGGGCCCCGTGCATTCCTACGCCAAGGCCGGGGCCCTGCTCGCCGCCGAGATCGACCGCTACCGCACGCCGACCGCGGCCACGCAGGCCTACGGCGCCACGGGGTGCACATGATGGTCCCCGTCCGCATCCGCCAGGACATCGTGTGCAGCATCCCGGAGATTGCCTACGTTTATGGCCAGGAGGTCAGGCGGTACCTCCCGGCTGTGCCGCGCTCCGGGGACTTTGTCGAGCTGGCGCCCGGATGGTCCTCAGCCGTCGTGGATTACACGACTTTCTGCGCTGATCCTGATGAGCCAGCAGACGTAAAGCTCAGGACGATCAAGACTGATAATCCCGAGACCATTGAAGAGCATCAGCAGCTCGTCGATGAGCACGGCTGGAGATGGAATACCCCTCCGCCGGACCCGGATTACGTGGCCAGCGTCCGGCGGCGGAAGGAGCGCTGATGGCCGCGCCGGGGGACCACGGCCTGGAGAATGCTCAGCGCAAGACCAGGGCCGACAAGGGCCGCTGCACGCGCGTCTTCGTGCCCCTGACTGCCGACGGCAGCCGTACCAATTACCGGCGCACCTGCCTGTGCGGCGGTCGCAAGGACCACGAGCCGCCTCACCGCTGCCCGGCATGCGGCGGTACCTGGGAAGGACCCTGACCATGACAGACGGCCGCCAGCTGGCCCTGGACAAGGTCCTGGAGACCTACGCTGCTGCCCCCATGCTGCAGGAGCTGGCCGCCCGGAGCCCGCTCGTGCGGCCGTCCGGGCCGCTGAATGCGCCGCTCATGCTCGTCGGCGAGGCCCCCGGCCGCGACGAGGTCATCCAGGGCGCGCCGTTCGTCGGGGCCGCGGGCACGCTGCTCGATCACCTGCTGGAGCGCGCCGGGATCATCCGCCGTTACGCCTACGTGACTAATACCGTGCTGTACCGGCCGCCGGGCAACCGCACGCCGTACCCGTTCGAGATCCAGGTCTCGGCGCCGCGCCTGCAGCAGGAGATCATGATCGTCCGGCCCGAGATCGTCATCGCGCTCGGCAGTACCGCGGCCAGGGCCATCGGCCCGCGTAACGTCCCCGTGACCGAGCTGCGCGGGAAGTGGCATGCCCTCAACACCGGCGATCACCACTGTGACCTGCTGGTGACCTGGCATCCGGCCGCTGCCCTCCGCGACCGCACGGCCGAGCAGGAGCTGGCAAAGCACCTGATTACCGTCATGAACCGGGAAGCCGCATGAATGATCCCCTAGGCCCGAAGAGCCGCAGCGTCGTGCCGCCGCCGGATGCGCTGCGCCCGGATGCGCCCGAGGAGGAAGAGAGCGTCGAGGCCGACTGGGTGCCGGTGGCCCGCTGGCCGGCCGAGGCCCTGGAGGCGATCGAGGACATCGAGGAGATCCAGCGCGTCCAGCTGCGGCTGAAGAACGCCCTGGACACCCCGGCGGTGGGCCAGGCCCGCCGTATCCTGGAGGCAGGCCTGAACGGGCGCCGCGAGGAGCTGGCCACTGCCATCGTGAGGCTGCACGGCGGCCAGGAGGAGTAATGGCAGCGGGCTGCTATGAGTGCGACTGGAGGACCCCCGAGGTCGTCCGGCACATCGCGGGCTGCCAGGCGACCTGGCACGTCTATGAAGAGCACCCGGTCACCTGGGCGCTGACTGCAGGTGACCGGCCGCCCGCCGATCCGGACGCCCGCATCCCCGAGATCTACATGGCGCTGTCCTTCGCTCACGGCATGGGGGCGTGCCTTGTCGGATGACAGCGAAGAGCAGCTCGTCCGGGAGCTTCAGGCAGCTCACGCCGATCAGCAGCGCGTGCTTGCCGAGATGGTTGTGGTCGCGCAGCGGCGGCGCGCCGCCGTCGAGGCCCTGCGCAGGCGGGGCCGGTCGCAGACCTGGATAGCCGCCCGCATCGGGATAAGCAAGCAGGCCGTCTCGCTGCTGCTGAAGGGAAGTCCGCTTCGTGGCGGGTAAGGGCACGACCTACTTGATTCACCTCGATCAGCCGCTCGGGCATGCCCGGCACTATCTCGGCTGGGCCAAGAACCTGAAGCGCCGGCTCGACCATCACGCCGCAGGCACCGGAGCCCGGATGCTGGCTGTCTGCATCGAGCGCGGCATCACCTGGCAGCTGGCCCGCACCTGGCCTGATACCACCCGCGCCCGTGAGGCCCAGCTGAAGAAGCAGGGCGGCCGGGCCCGCATGTGCCCCCTGTGCGGCGTGGTGCCCTCGGAGCGCCTTGATCCGCGGCGGGCCGCCTGATCACCTCAGGGCCCGGCCGGGCGCGGGCTTTCGCCCTGCACTGCAGTCGGTGCTCGCGGAGCTTTTCTGCTGCAGCCGCCCGGCCGGACGCTCAGGTGCCAGGACTGGTCAGCTGCCGGCGCCTCCGAGGACATGGTCCTTCTTGACGATGGTGCGGGCCGTCCGCGGATGTACCAGGTGCAGACCGAGCCGCGCATGGGCGATCGGACCCGCCCCGAAGGTGTACGCGACCACCGTCTTCCACGGGTGCTTCGTTCCGGGGAACCAGCGGATCTGCCAGCCCCACTGGTAGACCTGACCGCCCACCGTTTCGAGACCCAGTTTCTCCTTTCCGCACTTCACGTAGCTGTAGCCGTGCTTCTTGCCGGTACCCGTAACGTAGCGCGCCGCGTTGTAGTTCTTGAATCGCTCGATACCGTGACCGAAGTCGAACTGGCAGCGAATCCACGCCCGCGACGGCGCATGCGAAGCGTTCTTGAGCACGATAATATGCTCATCGACTCGGCCAAGGTACACGTTAGCGAGAGCGTACTTCTTACCATTGGTGCTCTCGCTGGACTTATGACTGGGTCGCAGAATCCTTGCGATTCGAATGGCGGGCAGGTCGTGATCGCACACGGACCACGGACCGGCGCACCACCAGCCGGGCCAGCCATTCAGCACGGCTTTGGTATTCGAGAACACGGTCTGATGCGCCTGGCTTGCCGCCGAGTACACCTGCACGTTCTCGTTGTTGAGGTTGTGTACCGATCCGCGTTCTCCCTGCGGGATCTCGATCCAGGTACCGTAGTTTCCGGACACGTCGCTGGCCGTGTAGTCCTTCACGTTACCGGTGTAGTCGTTGTTCTGGAAGAAGCACAGGTTCAGGTAGCCGCAGGTGAACCTACGGACGAACGCCGTTGTCGTCGCGACGTGACGGTGCGTGGCCACGCAGCAGGGCGTCCCGACGATGTTCCACTGGCAGTCGGACAGGCTCCCGCTGAACCGGCCGGTCACGTAGCGCACGCCGTTGACCGGGAACTCGCCCTGGCACACGTACACCGAACGATTGGCGGAAGCGGACCCGGTGACCGTCACCCAGTTGTGCTTGCTCGTCTTGACGAACGCCGTGCCGGTGTCGCTGGTCTGGCCCTCGTACAGGTTGTTGTTCGCCCACTCCATCGCGCCGATCTTGCCGGGCGAGTCGGGATTGCACGAGACGATGTTCAGCCGCCCGTAGGGCTTGCCCCGCCACTTCCGGTCCAGCGCGACGTGCCGCTGGTTCCAGGGCGCCGGAGGATGGACTGACACGTTGCCGAAGACGCCGTTGTTCTGGAACTGCATGCACGCGGCATGATCGGAGAACGAGTGGATCGTGACCCGCATGCCGACGTGACGGATGTGCATGCAGTTCCGCTGATGGGAGCTGCTGATGCACAGTGCCTGGCTGTCAGGGCCCGACCGGGCTGACCGGGTCGCTACGGGAACATTGTTGTGGCCGATCTCGTGCCAGATCCACTTGCCGTTCTTCCGGATCTTGTACTGGTAGCCCCACAGGCGCCAGCTGCCGACATTGAAGGTGCAGTCCGCGACCGACTTGGTCGCCTTGCCATGCGGGCTGACCGGGCCGCGGACGATGCTGCCGTAGGCCCACCAGTCATGGGGGAAGATGCCGCCCTGGCATCTAGCCGCCGCCCGCATCTGCTGACCGCAGGAATCCCGGTAGACCGTGAGGCCGTACCGCGTGATCCCCGGCCCGTTCTTCGAGGTCTTCCGGATGCACGAGCCGGCGGCGTGCGCGGATGCCGCGCCTGCTCGCGGGCTGGCGCTGGCCGCGGAGGCGAAGGTGCCTCCGGCCAGGCCGAGGGCACTCGCCGCGACGGCGAGCATGGTAATGATCTTTCTCATGGGGTCCTTCCTTTTCCTGGAATGGTGCCACGCCTATCGTAGCGGCTCCCGGATCCCTTCCACGGAAGTCCTGGGAGGCCGGGGCATGCTGCAGAACATCTGGGAGCCGGGCACGCTGTGCAAGGGCTGCGAGCGCGAGTTCACCTATGGCGAGGAAGCGCTGTACGGGCGCTGCCTGGACTGCGCCAAGGTCAAGGCTGATGAGCGTCACGCCGAGCCGGACACCCTGCAGATCGCCCGCGGCAAGCTTGCCGCCTCCGGGCGCCTGACCTTTACCGGCCGCCAGCTGCGCGAGCTGGTGCGCCTGTCCGGCGTCGAGCCGGTCCGCAAGCCCGACCACGGCCAGAAGCTCGTCTGGTATGCCCGGATGCCCGGCTGGTCGGCGGCGCGCGTGGCCGGCGAGCTGAGCGCCGCCGAGGTCGCGGGCCTGTGGCTCGACTTCCTCGACGTCGGCAAGATCCCGCCCGTGCGGCATTGCGATCTGGGAACGGTGCTGGCCAGCATCGGCTCGGCTCAGGTCACGACCTGATAACGGGGCGCTTTCCCGGCCCCGGAAGCCTCAGGAACCGCTCCTGGAGGCGTCATGACCGACCGTTCCGCTCTTGTCCGGGCCGTGCAGGAGGCCGCCAGGACTGACGGGCGCTCCCTTGCCGCCGCGGTGGCCGCGCTCGATGCGCACGACCGCGGGCTGCGCGCTCAGGCCGCCCAGGACCGCGAGCTGGACCTCGCCGGGCAGCACGTTGCCCGCGTGATGGCCTCCGGCCCGATGAACGGGGACCGGCACACCGCGGCGACCGACTGGCTGGCCGACGTCGCCGACCCGCGGCTGGACTACCGCACGGCCATGGCGGCCGAGGCGGCCGGGTGGGTGCGCCAGCTGCCCCGCGAGGTGCTGGCCGACCAGCACGAGTTCAGCGAGCAGGCCCTCGGCCGGGCCCGGACCGCGGCCTCGGCCTACGGCTCGCAGATGCAGGACGCCTATAACGAGTTCCTGACTCACGTGGCCTACCAGTCCAGCGCCCTGCAGAAGGGCGCGGCCTCGGGCCTGCCGCAGATCGACCAGCTGACCGACCCGAACAACCAGCCCTCGCAGACCCCTTATCCCACCGAGGTCTTCGATACCTTCGGGCCCGAGACCAATGAGTACAACGGCGGGGTCGAGGGCGACAACCACGACAGCCAGGTCTCCAGCCAGAATGCCCCGATGATCCAGCAGGTCGAGCAGATGGACGGCTCGGGCTCGGGATTCGGCTCCGGCCCGGAGAAGCCCGACAGCCACACCACCGGCTTCGACACGAGCAATTCCTACGCCGAGGTGCCCCTCGGGCCGCCCGGTACCATTCCCTCGGCCGGCCCTGGCCAGGGCACCTCAGTGCGCAGCACCCCCTCGGGCGTCGAGAACGCGGCGACGCCGGGCACGCATGCGGGGGAGGATGAGGAGCAGGCCCGCGGCAGCCGGGTCACCGGCGCGCACTACACGCCGCCGGACCGCCTCGGCTACCGCTGGCTGGCCAGCCCGTCGGAGGTCTACCACCCGTTCCATGAGAAGTGCGCCGCGTCGCACTGGCCGGATGAGGACTGCACCCCGGCCATGCCGCATGTGGCGTCGGTGGCCATCGACCACTCCATGACCCTGGAAGGTGCCTGGAGAATCGCCTCCTGCGAGCGCACGGGCGCCCAGGAGGGCCTGCGGGCAATTGCCGGGGCCAGGACCTCGGGCGAGTTCCTGCGCACGCTGGCGGCCCATCACAACCGCCTGGCGCAGGCCTGGGGCGGCTCGGACCGCAGTGCCGAGGACACCGCGGTGCTGCGCGGATTCCAGGCCGTCGTGCGGCCCGTCCTGGCCGAGGGCAATTCGCCGGGAGGCGGCTACCAGCAGTGCTCCGCATGCGAGGACGGCGACTGCAAGCGCTGCTCAGGCGGCAGCTGCACCTGCGCTCATTCCGGGCGCCGCACGGCCGCGAAGGACTCGAAGATCTGCAAGAAGTGCGCCAGCGGCAGCTGCAAGAAGTGCAAGGGCGACGGCTGCACCTGCTCGCACCCGGCCATGAGCCGGACCGCGGCGGGCGGCTACGCAGCGGGCGGAGTGAGCGAGAAGGAGCGCCGGGACGCTCCGCACCACCTGCCCGGTACTGACAAGTTCCCGATCGGCAGCGGCGCTGACGTCGAGAACGCCAAGCACGACATCGGCCGCACGGACGAGCCCCATGGCAAGGTCGTGCGCTACATCGACGAGATGGCGAGGGAGTACGGGGAGGCACCCGTCGGCTCTGACCGCAAGGCTGCGAGCCGCCTGGATTTTCCCCGGGGCCGGGAGGCCGCTCTCAGTAAGGGCGCCCCCTTCGCCGGGTACCGGGACTTCGCCGACTGCGTCGCGCGCAACAGTGACAAGAACAACCCCGAGGCCTACTGCGGGTCCATCAAGCACCAGGTCGAGGGAGTCAGCCAGCTGCCCGAGATCCAGCAGGTGCTGGGGCCCGACGGGCTGCCCACGCCGGGTACCGACGTGCTGCCCGAGGGCGTCATGTTCCCGCTGACCCCCGGCTTCGGCGGCACCGGCGACGGCACGCCGGGCAGCGAGCAGCAGAAGCAGGCGGCCCGGCGCAGCACGACCCCGTCCCGCAGTGCGCTCAAGCTGTTCGGCCGCATGGACGCCATGGAGGGCAAGAAGCCCCACCACAAGGACGGTTACCCGTTCGGCGCCAACGCGCACGGCACCTACCTGCGCGCCTGGAACGGCACCCGGGGCGGGATCGATGCCCTGGCCCAGCGCAGGCCGATCCCCTACAGCGAGTACGGCCCGATGACCGGGCGCCCGGACCTGCACAACCACTACCTGGGCTCGTTCTACGACGCCGGCGGCCGGACGCCCGAGGACTCCGGCTGGGATCAGGGGCAGGATGCCTCGCGCAATCCGGGCCACACGGGCACGCGCCGGACCGCCGACCAGTACCACCTGCCTGACGACGACTGCCGCCCGGCCGAGGAGATGCCCACCGGCGAGCACGTCGGCGACCAGGACCACGACCGGTGGGACTACGGCGCCGACAACGGCAGCGAGGACAAGTCCGACCGGATCGCCGCCCGCCGCGTTGCCGGCCAGTGCCGCACCTGCGGGCGCCCGATGGTCAGCGGCGACTGCGGCGGCTGCAAGCGGCCCTCAGCCGACTGCACATGCGTCCCGGCCCGCAAGGCCGTCCGGCGCCGGGCGGACTTCATGAGCCAGCCGCACCAGAGCACCGACGACCAGCAGCCGCCGTTCAACAGCGCTGACACCACGCCGCAGCCGGCCTCGCAGAATGCCAGCCCGCAGGCGGCCGACGAGCAGGCGGGCTTCCACGACGGGCAGGAGGATGCCCTCGCCGGCCGCAGGCCGACGTTCATGGACAACTCCAGCGGCGTCTCGGGCTACGTCACCGGCTACACCAAGGGCTACTCCCACGTGCAGCCCGACGCCCGGCCTGACACGGGCGGTCATCCCGGCGCGCCACCGCAGAACCCTGACGTGCCCGGCTCAATGGGCGGCGACTCCGGCCAGGCGCGCAACGCCGAGGAGGCCAAGCAGAAGTTCCAGGTCGCCCGCGCCAGCCTGGGCACCTCGGCCCGGTTCGTCACCAGGACCGCCGCCCGCAGCCCGGAGTTCGCGAAGGGCTACCGGTTCGCCCGGCGCTGGCAGCCGGGAGACCGGCTCGTCGGCCAGGGGCGGCCGGAGTTCGAGGCCGGGCTGTACGCGGGGATGACCGACCACCCGCGAGCGCAGAACGAGTGGATCGCGGCCCATGCCACGCTGGCGGTGGCCCATCCCGAGCTGTCCCGCCGCCTGGAGCGCCACCGCAGCTTCACCGCCCAGCTGACCGGCTCGGGCTATGCGCTGCGCGCCAACGGCTTCTACGGGCGCCTGCCGAAGACGGCCGGCACGACCACGGACCTGATCTCCGACGGGCCCGGCACGAGCCCGGACCCGATGGGCTCGACGCCGCTGAACGGGCCCGGCACCCCGCCGCCCTCAGGCGGCCGGAGTGATCCGGCCCGGCCCGGCGGGCCGCCGCCGCAGAACGGCGCCCAGCCGGCCAGCCAGGGCCCGGTCGTGGGCGACGACGAGATGGGCCCGGCCCAGCAGGGGCCGCAGCCCTCCGGCCCGCTCGGGCAGGGCTTCAGCGGGCCCGGCCCCGGCTACGGCAACCAGGACCAGGTCCCGCCGACGGTCAGCCATGCGCAGGACCTGGCCCCGGCCGCCCCGGATGCTGCCGCCGGGCCCGGCTACTCCAATCCGGGCGCCTACCAGGGCAGCCCGCGGGGCAGCGACAAGGTCGCCCGGATGCAGGCCTTCCGCACCACGGTGGGGATGAACCTGCAGCGGATGCGCGAGGGAGCGCGGGCCTAGTAGACCTGCGGGGCCGTGCTACGGCGCCTGCGCTTTCCTCCCGTGCGCATGCCGGGTGCCCTGGTGCTGCCCCGCGGCAGGTCGTGCGCGTCCTCGAAGGCGTCATGAACCGGGCGCGGGATCCGGTGGCCGCCGCCGGGCAGCGCCTTGACCTCGAAACCCTGGGCTGCCGCCCAGTCACGGATGATCTGCAGCTGGGCCCGGCGGGCGGCCGGGCTGGCCAGTGCCGAGGACCTGGGCTCGTCCACCTTGCGGCCGAGCTTCAGGTACCGCTCGGAGATGCGGGCCAGCTCGTTGTAGCTGCGCTCGCCCAGGTCCAGCTCGACGGTGGTGCCGTCGAAGCTGAACCGGACGCCGTGATGGGTGGCCGGGACTTTCCCTGTCTCCAGGTCATCCCAGACGAGGACCGAGATCTCGCGCATTGTCAGGCCAGCTGGCCGGGGAGCAGCACCCGGTCGGCGACGACGGGCGCATCCGGCTCGACCGGCGGGCGCCTGGCCTTCGGGCCCTCGCCGCGCTCGAACAGGCGGACGTTGCGCGGGCTCATGTCGGTCTCCACGACGTTGGTCAGCGTCAGGAAGCTGCCGGTGGGCAGCTCGCCGATGAACTTGACCGCGGCCGTGGCCAGGTCGAAAGTGCGCGTGCGCAGGCCGAGAGCCAGGTAGTGGACGATGAACTCCTCGCCATTGGTGATCTCGGCGTCCATGCCCGGCACCTGGACCGGGCGGATCACGTTGTGCGTCAGCCCGAGGAAGTCTTTCCTGTCGAGCCTCGCGACGAATGCCAGCGCCTTCTTTGTCTCGTCGAAGCGGCGCGTGTGCGGTCCCTTCGCGTGATAGCGGACCTTGTAGGTCTCAATCCGTGCCATGTGACTCCTGCCTCCGTGATCGAGGATGCCATGTACCTGACTCTGCGAGAGCCGCCGGGCCGCTGCCCTGCGGTTTCCTCTCTCGATGTCATGAGGCTATCAACATACCTTGCAGTCGGTCAAAGAGATGCTCCGTGCTCGGAAGACAGGAGGAGAAAAGGAGCCCGCGGTGACGACACTCTGGGACGAGGCGAGCCTCGATCATGAGCAGCTGGCCCGCGAGGCAGCCCTGGACCGGGTCACTGCCGAGCTGAATGCGGTGATGCCCTTCCTGCTGGCCGCCCGCGGCCCGCAGGAGTACGGGCACCGGCGCGCCCTGGCCGAGACCAGGCTGGAGGCCATCGCCCTGCGCCACGGCATCAGCCCGGAGCACGTCCTGGAGATGGCCGACCGGCACTTCGCGCTCTACCGCGAGGCCCTTATGGAGGGCCAGGACCCGGTCGAGGAGATGGTGTCCTCGACCCGCGGCTACGGCACCGGGCCCGAGCGCCCGGATTCTCACACCACCGGCCCCGACTACAGCGGAGGCTACAGCGAGGTCCCGCAGGGCGTGCCCGGCGGCCCGGACCCGCGGGTCGTCACCCCCGATTTCCCCGGACCCGGCGACGACCTGGGCTCGGGCGAGGAGGGGCGCGAGTCGTCGAGCCCCAGGACGGGCCGCAAGGCCGCGAAGCGGACTCGCCGGCAGGAGATCCTGATCGAGGGACGCCGGCGCCACCATGCCCAGCACCAGCGGCTGGCCCAGGGATCAGGCGACTACCTGTCCCAGACGCCGCCGGACACCGGGACGGGCGCGGGCTCGCAGGACATGTCGCCCATGCAGGCGGCCGGGCCGCCGTCGGTGGCCGCGGGCGGGGGCGCCGGGGGCGGCAACCTTCCGGCCGGGGTGCCGTTCGCGCCCCCGTCGATCGGCCAGGTCACCTCCAGCCGGGACCCGGTGCACCAGCAGATCATCGCCGTGGCCGCCTCGGTCCGGGCCTCCAACCCCTGGCTGCCGCAGGCCGAGTGCCGTCGTATCGCCCGCCAGACGGTGGCCCGGTACCTCACCGCGGTGACCGACTGGACCAACAACGCCGTGCACGACGGGCCGCCGACTCAGACCTCCGACAAGGGCAGCGGCGGCGGGGGCGGCAACCCGCTGGAGCACATGCTGGAGGGCCAGGGCCTGCGCTCGATGCTGCCCGGCATGGGGGGCGGCGCCGGGGCCGCGGGTGAGGCGGGAGGAGCCGCCGAGGCAGCCGAGCTGCTGCCGCTGGCTGCTCTCTGACATGAGCGAGGGCCGTCCCGCCACGGACGGCCCTCGTGCCGCAGATGCGACGTTTCTCCGTGGCCGACCCTAGCACGGAGGTGTGCCATGACCCTGTACACCCTGAAGGGGATCAAGGTCCGGCCCGCCGACTGGGCCGTGACTCGCGTGAACGGCTTCGCCGGCAGGTTCATCCGCGTCGGCCAGTGGCTGAACGGATCGGGCTTCCGTGACTGGGAGCACGCCTGTTTTTACGCGGGCGGCGATGATGATCTCATTCTTGAGGCCGAGCCCGGCGGCGCGAAACTGCGGCCTTATCATTACCCGGCTGATCAGGTCCTGTGGTCGTGCGATAACCCGGAGCTGGCGGACGTCCTGACTGATGAGCAGCGTGCCATGGCCATGGACGTCGCCCGGCACTACGAGGGCATTCCCTACTCATTCCTGGACTATGACGCGATTGCCGCGCACCGGCTGCACATCCCGGCGCCGGGGCTGAAGCACTACATCGCCGACACCGGGCACCAGATCTGCTCCCAGCTCACTGATCAGTGCTGCCTGGACCTGGGCTGGCACCTGTTCACCGACGGCCGCTGGCCCGGCTACGTCGATCCTGAGGACCTCGCCAACCTGGCCAGCCCGCGCTAGGATCCCGGCATGCTCCCGAGCGCCGTTCCCCTCAGTGCCCTGAACAGGGCCCGTGCTATTGCCTCAGCGTGCGAGCCCGAGGACGAGACCTGGCCGCGTATCCCTGACGAGCAGCTGCGGCTGCTGATCGCGGGCGCGCTGTCCCCTGACCGGGATCCCTCGCAGCAGTACACGGCGGAGGAGCTGGAAGCCTCCCTGCGGTGCTTCCTGCACGAGGGCGGCGTCCTCGGCTCTGACCTCGGCGGCTCCAAGCTGGTCTTCCTCGATACTCCGTTCGGCCAGCTGCCCCTCCAGCAGGTCGCCGTCGGCTTCAGCGCCCGCAGCCTGATCGTGCTGAAGCTGACGGGCGGCTTTGACGTTCCTGCGGTACCCTAGGGACCTAGGCGGGGTGGAGCAGTTCGGTAGCTCGACGGGCTCATAATCCGTAGGTCGTCAGTTCAAATCTGGCCCCCGCTACGAACCGCCCGGCGCTTCGGGGCGGCATAGCAAGTACCGAGCGGGCGATCCCGCGTAGCTCAATTGGCAGAGCAGCGCCCTGTTAAGGCGCAGGTTACAGGTTCGATTCCTCTCGCGGGAGCCATTTAGTGATTGACGTCTGGATTATTCCCCGTATTTTCCCTCAGCAGTGGAGCTGGCACCAGTCCTTGGCATTCAGCATTGAGAAAGTACGTGAGCTGGTAGCCCAGGACCCGGTTTTCGCCGAGGACATCCGCTCTCTTCGCGAGTCAATGCCTTTCGTCATCATGACCGGCGAGGCCAGTGCCCCGCTGGCATGCCAGTACTGCAGTACCCCGATCCATGCGGTGCCCGAGCGCAACGTTGCCGACCCGGACCGGATCTGGCACCGCGCCCTGTGGGAGCCGGAGACGGGCCGCAAGCACACTGAGCGCCGGTGCAGGGTCCTGCGCGCCCCGGAGCCCTGTGGTAAGACAGGGCCGTGAGCAGGAAGCTGGCCGGAGGGCCGCCGTCGGGCCGGGCGAAGGCGCTGTCCTTCCGGCTGCCGACGTCCCTCGATCAGGGCATCCGCGAGTGCGCGGACGCGCTGGGCATTGACGTCAGTGACTGGATCCGCAGCGCGCTGACCGACGCCGTGCGCGAGCAGCGCTCCCCGACCAGGGAGATCGCCGGGTGGCAGTGTGCTCATGTCTCCATCATCGGCACCCGGCTGCTGCCCCCCTGGTGCGAGCACGGCTGCGAGATGAAGCCGGTCTACCGCAGCATCGCCTGAGGTCCCCGGAAGCTACGTGAGCGCCGTCATCCACATCGCCGGGCCTGACATCCAGGTCGGTCCTCAGCTGCGCCAGCGATGTGCCTGGTGCGGGGCCGTGCTGAACGACTACAACCTGGAGCTGATCGCCGTTCCCGCCGGCCAGGACCCGCGGCCGGGCATGTGGCCCGTCGGCGAGCTTGTGGCCGTTGACGGATCGCTCAGCTACGTCGTCGGGCACGAGGACGGGGCTCAGCTTCCCGAGGGCTCCTGCGGCCAGCTCGACCCCGCGGTGACGGCATGACAACCGCCGCCTTCCGCCGGACCGCCCACGATCCGGGCGACGCGCAGATCACTAGTCACTGCCCGTTCTGCGGTAGCGGCCAGGTCGTCGGCCGCTCGGACGGCAACATCGAGTGCTCGTTCTGCGGCATGACCTACCTGGTCCGCATCCAGCCGATGTTCACCGGCATGCCCGGCAACCCGGCCCCCGGCTTCGGCGGCGAGACCAGCATGGCTCCGGACCTCATGGATCCCGCGATGGTCGGCCCGGACGGCATGCCGATGGGCGAGGAGATGGGCGAGCCGCCGCCAGGCGAGGATGCGCCCCCCTTCGGTGACGAGGAGGCCGGGGAGGGCCCGCCTGACGACGAGGCACCGGATGATGCGGCGGGACCGCCCCCGGCCGCAGACGACGATAGCGGGGCGCCCCCGCCCAAGGGCAGCGATACGAAGAAGAAGCCCTCCAAGAGCAAGAAGGGCGCACGCACCGCTGAGGGGCGCCGGAAGACCGCGCGGGTCGAGGACAGCCACGAGGATATGTCCGAAGCTGAGCTGCGCGCTCACATGCGGCAGCAGCACGGCTACTGGGACTCGCCGGATGACCCGGACGCGGTGATCGACCAGACGCACAAGGACGAGCACGCCGACTACAAGCATGATCATGTGCATCCGGACCTGGAGCACGAGCATGACCTGGATCTCCACCTGGGCGACCGGGACTGGATGCACCAGAACGGCATCGAGGCCTCGCGTCGTATTGCCGCGAGCAAGGTCCGCCGGTGCAAGTTCCCTTCCGCTGACGGTAAGACCTGCGGAGAGCTGATCATCCAGGACCAGAGCAAGGGCCCGTATCGGCATCAGGATCCCGCACTGGACGAGCAGCATGAGGCTCAGGCATGGTGGTCTGCGCCCGGAGCACAGCACGAGGGGCGCCGGTACCGCACCATCGCCGGGGACGTGCTGCCCGAGGCGGCTTACATGCGGCACCTGGCCGTGCTGCACGGCGGGACCGAGATTCTCCGGAGCGCAGGCCAGCGCCCCTGAGGAGAAGCGTCCCACGGCCTTTCGGGCCGTACTATCCGCGGGTGCCAATTCCGCGAGGGACTCTTGCGACCTGTTCCTCAGGGGCGCTGACGTCTTGCGGGGTCAGACGGCCGGCAGGGGCTCTACCCAGACGTGACCGTCCATGTGCCGGGGCTCGGTGCCGTACTTGGCCAGGAGAGCAGCCTCGCCCGGGTCGGCAGCGTAGTCCCAGCCCTCCTCCATCCGGGCCTGCGCGTCGATGTGGTCATGGCCGACGGTGCACTCGTAGCCGATCTCGCGGCCCGCGGCATTGAACAGCTGGCGCGACCAGGCGCCGCACTCTGTCGGCGGGTGGCCGCCGTCCTCGCACATCCCGCACTCGGGCTGGCGGCAGAACGGGCGCTCGACCAGCCAGCTGCACTTCCAGGGGGCGCAGCGCTTGCCGGAGTGGTGCTCGGCCGCGCACTGGCGGACCTCGGCCAGGCTGGCGTGGGTGAAGCGGCAGTGGCCGCAGGCAATCGCGATGATGGTCTCGATCAGCGTGGTCGTCATGTCGGTCCCTCTCGTTGTGCTTACGCCACGAGCCTAGCAAGGAACATTGTATTTAGTCAACAAGTCCGGAGCATGCACGGAAGCTCTGGAGGCAAAACGTGAAGATCAGCTACTCACCCCGTGCGGCCAGCATCTCGGACCGGCGCGTGTTCGGCGACATGAGCCGGGTTATCGCGCACGGCGCGAGGGACCTGCGCGAGGAAGACCCGCAGGTCACCGAGATGCGCAAGAACCGGCGCGTCTCCAGCCGACTGGCCCGCACGGCGTCCCTGGGGAGCCGGACGGCCTCCGGCGGCGGCTCGGGCGCGGGATCGGGCTTCTCCGACATCCAGTTCGCCACCGGCCGGCCGCGGGACCCGCTGTTCTACTGGCGGCAGAACAACCTGCCTTACGACTTCAGCCAGAACGAGGAGCTGGCCAAGGTCCGCGCATTCTGCCGCCTGCTCTACCAGACCGATCCGATCATCGGCGCGTGCATCGACATCTTCTCCAAGTTCCCGGTCATGGGCTGGGAGCTGGAATGCAAGGACAGCAAGCTGGAGGACTTCTACGGCGAGCTGTTCTTCGACGATGGGGACAACTCCCTCGACTATGACGAGTTTCTCGTCGATATCGGCCGCGAGTACTTTATCGCCGGAGAGGCATGGCCTTTCGCCACCTTCGACGAGGACCTCGGAATCTGGTCAGACGAGGAACTGCTCAACCCCGATGACATCAAGGTCGAGCGGTCGCCGTTCCTGAAGGAGCCCAGGTATTTCATCAGGCTGCCGTGGACGATCCGGCAGATCCTCCAGACGCGGCAGCCCGCCTGGGAGTACAACAAGCTCATCAAGGAATACCCCGAGCTGGCCGCCTATACCTCCGAGAATTCCTTCATGCCGGTCAGCAATGTCCTGCTGAAGCAGCTGAAGTTCAAGGGCGATACCTTTAATATCCGCGGCCTGCCGCTGCTGACCAGGGCCATGCGCTCCATGCTGCAGCAGGAGATGCTGAACACCGCGATGGACGCCATCGCCGACCGGCTGTACACCCCGCTGATCCTGTGCAAGCTGGGCGCCAGCGCCTCCGACCTCGGCACCTCGGTCCCGTGGATCCCGACCGACGACGACCTGGAGAACTTCGAGCTGGCCCTGGATGCCGCGCTGGCCGCGGACTTCAGGGCCCTGGTGTACAACTTCGGCGTCGAGATGGCCCCGGTGCTCGGCCGGGAGAACATGCCCGACCTGACCCCGGACTTCGAGCGGATCGAGGACCGGGTGCTGATGGTCTTCGGCCTGTCCCGCTCCCTGCTGGTCGGCGCCGGAACGGGCCAGACCTACGCCGCGGACGCGCTGAACCGCGACCTGGTCACCATGCTGATGACGCGCTACCAGCGATTCCTGACCCGGCACTTCCGCCAGCGCGCCATGATCGTTGCCGAGGCCCAGGAGCACTACGACTTCGAGGAGCGCAACGGGCGCCGGTACGTGATCATGGAAGAGGTCCTGGAGACCGACGAGGAGACCGGCGAGAAGCACATCGTCGAGCAGCCCCGGCTGCTGGTTCCTGACCTGCGGTTCAAGACCCTCAACTTCCATGACGAGGACACCCGGCGCCAGTTCATTGAGGGCCTGCGCGCTACCGGCGTGCCGATCAGCCAGCGCACCCGCACCCGTGACCTCGGCATCGACCTGGACGAGGAGACCGAGCGGTCCAAGGACGAGGCAGTCTCCCAGATCGTCGATGAGCAGGAGGTCCGCAAGCGCGCCTACGTGGCGCTGAAGGATGCCGGCCTGCCGCTCGCCCCGGACCTGGTCGCCGACTTCGCTCCCCAGGCCCAGGTCGAGAACATGCCGCCGGGCATCGCCGCCGAGATGCTGATGCAGGAGCGCTTCGGCACCGACCCGACCGACATCCCCGACATCGCCCCCACCCCCGAGGACATGGCCGAGGAGGTGCCGCCCGACGCCGAGATGGGCTCCGAGGCCCCTCCGGACGAGGGGATGTACGAGGAAGGGGGCGAGGACCAGGACCAGCGGCCTGACGAGTCCGATGAGCAGCGGGCCGACATGCCGAAGAAGGGCGCCAGGATGAAGGACTACAGGGGGCGCGGGCTGCCGTCGCAGGCGGCGCTGTTCCGCCGCACCGCCCGCGTCCGGGATATCATCGCCACCCGCCGGATCGAGGAGGCGACCCTGCAGGCCGAGGCCGCACGCGAGGCACTGCTGGATGGCCGCGAGGTGAGCTGGGAGATGCAGGTCCATGCCAAGGAGCATCCCGAGGCCAAGGACTGGGTATCCGGGCCCGAGGTGCCCTGCTACGCCACGCCGCCCCACGTCGGCGCCCGGCGCGAGCTGACTATCACTGATGACCTGGCGGACAGGGATCGCTATCCGGCGGTGAGGCGGTGACAGAGCCGAAACCCTGAACCCAGGCGCGCACGATGGCGGCCAGCCGTCGCTCTATGCCGCCGACCGGTGCCTCAATATTGCCATTGTCCACCCGCTTGATGAACTGCAGGAGCCAGTAGCAGCCGCTGCCGTCGGCATACCGGCCGAAAGCGGCATGATGCAGGTCCAGCTTCTGCGGTTCTTTCATGGCATATACAAGAGCCTCCTGCAGGACCTCTTCCTCGGTCCGGGGCTTCTTAGAGCCAGTCATACCCTGATCCGGCCTTTCCGCGAGAACAGGCTGCGCCACCAGGGACGCTCCTCTGCTCGCTTTCTCTCGTTATTGACTGTCCGGTAGAGGAACAGGGAGCGCCGGATGATCTCGGCCGCCGTGCAGTCCTGCTCGGACGCCTCGCCCAGGAGCCAGTCGCGCTCTGTCTGCCCGAGCCCCACCGAGATCCGGTGCGTCGAGGGAGGACGCGAGTGCATGATCCGGCGCACGGCTCCCTGCAGCTGGTCCGAGAGGATGATCACCCCGAAGTCTCTCAGGGTGATCATGACACCCCCGGGCTCGCTGCGCTGGACCCCCTCGACCGGGTACAGCACGCCGTTGTGCAGGTAGTCATCGCCCTTGCGGACCTTGCCGATGCCGAGGATCTTATCCACCGGAGGGCTCCGGCCCCAGTGGCGGCCAGGGCAGCGGGAACGCATTCGTGAGCGCGCGGGCGCGCTCGGTGTACAGCTCCCGCTGCCACCAGGACGGGAGGCCCTCGGCCGCTGCGGCCTCCAGGTAGGCCCTCCAGGCGCATGGCTCGATTACCAGGGCGAATTCCAGGGCCACCCCGGCCTCGGCCTGCTGCTGCGGGGTTCCCGCAACGGCGGCGACGATGCTGGCCGCCCTGGCCCAGATGGTCGCGACGGAAACGTTCCTCGCGACCTCCAGGGTCAGCTGAGACGGCGTCTTCGGCAGGGTCTGCCGGGCGTGCCTGCCCATCTACTCCTCCTGCGGGACCCTGGCCAGCAGGCGCTCCAGGGCGCTGCGGGCTGTCTTCCGGTCGGGATACCGGCCGCTGTCGGCGGGAATGCTCATCCCGCCGTGGGTGATCAGGAACAGGCCCCCGCCGGGACCGGGCCAGAAGTACGGCGCGGGCAGCTGCTCGACCGTCCAGCGGACTCCGTAGCCGGCCTGCTCTTCCTCGGTCACGCGCTGGCCGGCGAGGACCATGTCCCTGGGATTCACCGGATGTAATCCGGGGCGGTCAGCGGCAGGTCGTTCTCGGTCAGCCACGTCCGGGCCCGGTCGGCGCCGATGCCGCCATCAGCCAGCATCCGGTAGGCCTCGCGCTCGGGGGTGGTGAAGCCGCCCTGGACCTCGACGGCATGCATGGCCGCAGTGACCGGCGAGTGGTAGTGCCCGTCGGCGTCCATGTACCTGTCGCCGTCTGCAGCTGGCACGAGGCTGGGCAGGGGCTGCGAGGCCAGGCGCTCCATCTTGCGCCGCTTCAGGACATTCTGGTACTGGATGCGCTCGATGTCGTTCATGCCCATGATCCTCTGGTACCAGCGCAGCACCTCGTTGATCCCCGCCAGGAAGGCCACGGCCTCGCCCTTGCCGGTGATCGTGCGGATGGTGTCGCCGATGCCGAGCACCCACTTCTCGCCGAGAGGGATGCTGGGCAGCACGTACTTGATGATCCCGGCGTCCTGGTGCTCCAGGAGCTTGTCGTAGACCTCCTGATCGGTCAGGACGTCCCCAGGCTCGTCAGCCATTGCTCGTGATCCTTTCCGGGTGCGTTTCCTCGGCGAAGAAGTGCGGCATGCCCATCATGCGGCACCGGTAATGCGGCAGCGCCCCGCAGAGAGGGCAGCCTTTCCTGAGGTCACCAAGCGGGCGGAAGCGGTCGCCGAGGCGCTCGCCGTCCCTGACGGCGACATCCATCCGCTGGGCGGACCTGCGGGCGCCGGCAGCGCCGCGACTCGTCATGATCTTTCCTCCGGGCCGTCGATGTTGCCGCGAACCTATCAAGGTTCCTTGCAGTCGTCAAGCGATTCGGCAGCCGCCCGGAAGCCTCGGGAGGATTCATGGCGCAGCGCAGGATCACCAGGCATGCCACCCGGCTGTCAGCAGCTCACGAGGCTGCTCTCGACGCCGTGTTTCACGTGAATCAGCGGGTGGTCACCCCCGAGGGCCTCACCGGCCGCATCCTTCTGGTCACCGAGTCATTCTCTCCCGGCAACACCGAGTACCAGGTGGTGCTCGACAGTGGCATGGGCGGCGGCACCTACCTGACCAGCCAGCTGCAGCCAGTCCCCGACAGCCTGCAGGCGGCGCCCGGCACCTCGAACCTGCCCGCCGGGGTGACCGCCCGCTACCTCACCCAGGATGAGGCGCGCCAGGCGTGGCTCGACTCTCCCGCGGCGAAGGCAGGGCTGACCGCGGAGGAGCATCTCGCCCGGGCCTGCGCCGACCAGGACGAGGCCTTCCACACCGCGAACCTCGATTACCCCGAGATGGGCACCATCCTGCACGACCGGCCCGACCCGGCCCGGCAGATCACGATGATCGGCTCCCGGCACACCGCGGCCCCGCTGCCCCACTCCCAGCTCAAGATGTTCACCATGCCGCACGAGAATCCTTCGTGTCCTACCTGCGGTTACCAGCGCGGGGACGACCAGGAGTACCAGTTCTCGCACTACAAGCACACGATGCAGGAGCGCGGCGAGTACGAGCCCCGCGAGTGCGAGCACTGCGGCGGCGACCTGAACGACCGCGACGAGCACGAGGATCACCATCAGCAGTGGCTCGCCGACCAGGACTGGTACACCGACTGGGACGCCGAGGGCCCCGGCGACACCCTGCACCGCGGTATCGGCGTCAGCCTGCCCAGCGGCCTGCACCAGCACGTGCACGACCAGTCCCGCCCTGTGGCCGAGCGCGCTCACGCGCTGGCGAAGCACGTCCTGCGCAATCAGGCCGAGGGCAGCCCGCACGGCGGTCTCGGCAACTTCTGGTCCTCCGACCCGGACGTGTCCAAGGTGTACGCCGAGACGTCTGACCGTCGTTACGGCCAGCATGAGCCGAGCACTCCGGTCATGCTGCACGTGCACACCCCGCCGATGGAGCACATCGAGACCGACCCGGATACCCTGCAGCACTGGGGCGTGTTCTCCTATCACCGGGCCGGTAACCGTGAGGTACCCATCCAGAATCAGGCGCCCCTCAGGATCAAGGGCATCTCCTGGGCTGCGCCCGGGCACAGGCCCGAGGGGCCGCACTACTCGGACCCGAAGTGGCATGAGCCAGGCCCGCATCGCTTTGACCAGGACCCGGCCTGGACCCATCACGAGTTCGGGGGCGAGGGCATCCGGGCGCACGCCGCTGGAGTCGTCACCGACCACATCGACGACCACGGCGATGCTCCCGACCATGGTCTGATCCCGCGCGCTGCCGACCCGGATTCCTACGACACGCGGTCCACTGAGGGCCAGCCTGACCCGACCTGGAATGAGGATCCCTACCGCCAGAAGTCAAAGGATGCCCCGTCGCCGAGCACCGGCAACGAGGGGCCCGATGGCACCGGCGGCCCGCCTGACGGCATGGGCCCCGGCGACGGCGGGATTCCCGCGATGGCCAGCCTGCTCGATGACCCGCGACGGCACCTGATCGAGGATCACGGCTACCGGCCCGAGGACGTGGAATCCCTCGGCCAGGCCCGGCAGGCTCACGAGGACGACCACGCGCCGGGGTCACACTGGCAGGAATGGGCTCACTCCGAGGACCTGCATGATCATGACTGGCCGGAGCATGACCCGGAAGACGACTGGGCTTATCTCGGGGATGCGACTGGCACGCATGGCTTCACCGGCTCGCGCGCCGACATCGGCGATTCCTGGCACGAGTTCCGCAACCGCTCCCATCCTGATGCTCTGCACCGCGGCATCCACGTCGAGCTGCCCGCCCACATCCACGACATCGTCCACGACCCGGGCCTGCCGCGGGCCGACCGGGCAGAGGTCCTGTCGGATCACTTCAGCCGCCAGGGCCTGGGCATGCACTGGACCCCGCACCTGGACATCGCCCAGCGCGCCATCAGCAACGCCGCCGACAAGGCCCGCGGCGGGTCAGGCTGGGACGACGAGGACTCCCTCAGCGACTGGGACGAGCCCGGTGACGAGGGCGCCCCGAAGACCGATGTCATGCTCCACATCCGGCGCCCCGGCGAGCGCAACGTCGTTCGCAGTCCCCGGCTGCTGCACGAGCACGGCATCGGCTGGCAGTTCTCGCCCGACGAGGCCGAGATGCCCCTGAAGCCCGGCTCCCCGGCCCGGCTCACCGGCATCAGCTGGCGGCAACACGAGCCTGAGTACCCGATGCAGCCCTACGAGCACCACGATTTCGCGCGCCCCATGCGGCACGAGGCCCGCGTGCCCTGGACGGATCACCAGCGCACCCTGCTGCATTCCTGGCAGGTCGTGCCCACCGTGACAGAAGGTGATTTCGTGCCGTCCTACAATTTCACCAATCACGTGCCAGTGACGGGGCCGGTCACTGAGCCCGAGCCGGAGGCTGAGCCGATGGAGGTCACCGCCGGGCTGGCCGGGTACCCGGAATACGAGGATCCCCGCGAGCTGCATCAGCACCTGGATTATCATCACGGCGCTGAGCCGTGGAGCATGGAAATGCACGGCGACAGCCATGAGGAAATGCAGCGCTATCACCAGCGCCTGCACAGGGACGACGAGCACCACCCGGTCTTCGAGCACCACCACGACCCCGGCGCCTACCGGCAGTCCGGCATCTCCTACGAGCACTTCCACCCGGACGAGGCGGAGCACCCCGGCCGCTCCGGGACGCCCGGCGACGTCGGCACGGCCTGGAAGGCCCTCCCCGAGGACGTCGCCACCCCGGAGCAGCACGCTGACCCCTCCACTCGCACCCGGGTCATGCACACGCTGTCCTCGCGCGCCGGCCAGGTGCGCGGTCACCATGAGCACCGCGCCTCGATCGGCATCCACGCCGATGCCGCTGATACTGAGGCAGACGCTGCCAGGCGCAAGGCCGAGAGCCACTGGGCCCGGCACCTGAGCGGCCAGCACGGCTGGACTCCGGACCGGCTTGCCCGAGTCCGCCAGTACGGGGAGAGCTTCGCGGACAATCACGCCGCGGCGCATGACGCGGGGACGGCCGATCATGATCATGACCCGGCAGCTGACGCGCGTCGCGAGCACCAGGTGAGCGAGCAGTTCGGGGCGCCCTCGCACCCGTTCTCCCGTGCCATGTCGCCGGGTCACGGCGGCCATTCGCACCGCGATCCGGCAAGCGCGATGGAGCGCGCGCAGAATATCGTGCCCGAGGACGTCCGCGACTTCCACGCGGGCACTTTCCCCTTGTCCCGGCTGAACGCGCTGGACCCGCGGACCGCCCTCCAGCGCAAGATCGCTGACGACGTCTACGGCCAGCTGGCGAAGGACTACCCGCATCACGCCATCAGCTGGGTGCACGACGTCCCGTGGGAGGGTCCCGGCACCACGGCGCTGCACGACATCGACTGGGATGACCGGCGGTCCTGGGCGGCCTACAACCAGCCCGAGCGCATCGCCAGGGTCAGCAAGAAGGCGAACAAGAAGATCGACCGGGGCGAGGACCCCAAGCCGGCCATCCTCATGCGCCCGGCCGGGGACCGCCGCTCCCGCATCAGCGACGGCCACCACCGGGCTCTCGGCGCCCTCCTGGACGGCCGCGCGCTGCACAGCTACACCGCTCAGGTCCCGGACGCCGGGGGTCCCTGGGACACCATGCACGATCAGCAGTTCACTGAGCAGGAAGGCGGCAGTCCTAATGCTGCCGAGCGCGGTCCCGACGGCAGCCCGGAGGACCGCGAGCAGCTGCACCGCGACGTCGAGGGGCGCGTGGCTACCCTGCCGTCTGCTGGCAGCGATGAGGAGGACGGGCTCGGCGACAGCCTGGACTTCGCTGCCGAGGATGATGACGCCCCGCAGGCCGGACAGGAGCCCGGAGGCTCGGCGGGTGACAGCCTGCCCGGACCTCCCGGCAGTCCCTCGGGTGTGAATCCGGCGGGGCCGCCCGGTTCGCCTCCGGTGACCTACGGGGCGCCGATGACCCAGGGTAGCTCAGACGGGCGCCGTGAGCGCCAGAAGGGCCTGATCCTGCAGACCCCGCAGGACGCCCAGGCCGAGGCCGAGAAGAAGGCCCAGCTAGAAGAGCTGGGCGACGACAACAGCGACAGCGACAGCGACAGCGACAGCGACAGCGACGAGAGCACGCCGCCGTCCAAGAAAGAGAAGAAGGCTGCCCTGCGGCTGTTCCGCGAGGCGGCGCGCTCGCCCGCGTTCGGCTTCGAGTTCATCGCCAGCTGGCGGGACGTGGTCGCCAAGGCGAAGCGGTTGCGCACGGCCGGCCGGGTGCGGATCACCGCGGTGGCCGCCGGGTACGTGATCGGCGAGGTCGGCGGCGATCATGACGTCTACGAATCTTCGGTCCAGCGCCGCCCCGGTCACCCGAACTCGATCCTGGCGTTTGCCTGCGGATGCCCGTGGGCCAGCTTCCACCAGGACAAGAGCTACCCCGGTCGGCTGAACGGCCGTCCGTGCTCGCACGCCTATGCCGTGCACCTGGAGAGCCTGTCCCGGCGGATGAATGGGCGCCCGATGACAGCCGATCCCGAGCTGCCGGGCTGGCTCACCCAGAACGTCGTCGTCAAGTCGCTGCCTCCGTGGGGGCAGGGCGGCTGGGCGGAGACCTGGACGGCCCCGGCGACCGCCCGGCCGTTCTATGCCTCGCTCCGGTCAGCGGAGTCCGCCCCCGCGCATGAGGCCGCGCGCCTGCTGCTTGACGGCGGTACTTCCCCGGGCGCCGTCAGGGCCCTGATGACGCTGGCCGGGGTGGCGGGCTCCGACAGGCTGATGGCCCGGCACCTGGAGACGGCACACGGCTGGCCAGCTGACTACCTGGACGGCCTGCGCGAGGGCGATGAGCCGCTGGACTACTTCCACGACCGTTCGCACGCCGCCGGGTCAGCGAGCAAGATCCCTCATCGTCATGAGCAGGAGCCCGGCAGTCCCGGCCCGCTGCGCCTGGTCGAGGGAGTGGAGTTCGCTCACGAGGAGAATCCCTACGGAGCCGGGTTCGACCCGGATCACTACAAGATCGACGAGTGGGGCGGCGTCTACCACGACAAGGGCACCTACCAGAACCAGTTCGAGAACCCCGGCGAGCTGCTCGACCACACTGAGCCCTGGCGCACCCCCGAGCCGCGCCACCTCAGCATGCTCCAGGCCGAGGCGGACCAGGCCAACGCGCCGTGGGGCTCGGACAACACGGCCCCGCACTCCCCGACGAAGCCCTACGGCGCCACCGAGCCCCCGCAGAAGGACATGGACCCCGGCAGCTACGGGTTCCTGGCCGGGCCGGACCCGGAGAACTGGGGCGAGATCCAGGACAACAGCGCCGTGCAGATGCCGCTGGGCAACGAGGCCGTCCGGCACACCGCGGACGAGACCCGCAGCCTGCTGGTGCCGACCGCGCCCAGCCCGCTGCCACCGGACCTGAACTATCCCGACGTCGGCGACTTCCACGAGCGCCAGGAGAGCTTCCCCTACGCTGACCAGGCGAATGCCGCGGGCCCGAGCACCTCGATCACCCCGCGCGATCCGCAGGGCATCAGGATGGAAGAGGCCCTGCAGCGCGCCCTGGCCGAGGTGACGGCAGCCGGGGTGAAGCCCATGCCGAAGCTCGCGCCCAAGGGCAATGAGCCCCCGGACGAGCCCGATCACCCGCACGACTGCACGTGCACGGAATGCGAGTACAGCCGCTACCACTCCAAGCACGGGCGCCCGGTCTGGGCGACTGCCTCTCCCTCGGACGCCGAGGCGCCTCAGCTGTCCGGCGGCCTGGGCGCCGACCTGAAGGACGAGCCCGACGCCGCGCTCGACCCGCATGGCCTCACCGGGGGCGATACCCCGGTCGGGGGCGGAGACGCGGGCACCGGCGCCGACGCCCCCTCTCCGGCAGCCACGGCCGGGATGGGCGAGTGGGGCGCCAGCCGGCGCGCGGGCATCCGGGCCCGGATTGCCGGCGACTTCCACGACGGGGCTCCGGGCGGGTACGCGCTCGATGCGGACACCACCGGCGGCGGCCCCGGCATGAGCCAGCACGACGAGGACTCGCTCGGCTGGGACGAGCCATCGATCCAGACCATGGGGCAGCAGCAGTGGTCCGGCGGCGGTGCCGACTCCGATGAGGGGGCCGTCCCGGCCGGCCAGCCGCAGGGCCCGGCGATCGACGGCGGCGGCCTGGATGCCATGGCCTCGGCCGGCGAGCGCGAGATCATCGCGCAGTTCCAGGCCAGCGCGGCGGCACGCAGCCTCGGCACGGGCGGGGCTGCCAGTCCTGGCGCTGACTCTGGCGGCGGCATCGCTGCAGCAGCCCGCCACTTCCTGAGGACCGGCAAGGTACTGTCCGACGAGGAGGCAGGCGAGCTGATCGCCGAGGGCCGCGGGACCCGCGCCCGCAACCTCGACCTGCTTGACCTGGAAGGCACCCATTACGAGGCGGAGGACGAGGCAATGAAGCGCCGCGGCCTGTCCCTGGACAATTTCGATGACGACCTGGTGCTGATATGAGCCAGCTCGCCTACCGTGCAGAGACGCTGACGCCCGAGGAAATAGCTGCTCAGGATCCATTTTGCGGAAATGGCGTGCGCCTGGAGCATGATTCTCAGGATCTTGCCGCAGTCGCTGAGCTGGTGCTCGGGATGCTCGGCACGCCATGCGTCGTTTTCCCCGGCTGCGCCTGGGCAGACTTGTCCGATCAGGAATTCGATGCCAGTGAGGCCCGGAAGCAGTGGCACGAGATCCTGGAAGGACAACATGACGGGATTGTCCCAGCTCCTGCTGACTTACGGGCCGCTGGGCGCACTGGTTCTCATGCTGCTGGTGCCAGTGCCCGGCGCAGGAGTGCCCGTCCTGGTTACCTACTGGTACGTTGTCAAGCAGCAGAAGGAGCTAGACCTGAAGCAGCAGGCGCTAGACCTGGAGCGCGAGGCGGCTAAGCGAGCAGTCGGGGAGCTGGAGATGGCGAACCGGCTGGTCGGCGAGCTGCGCACGATCGCTGCTGCCCGCACCGGAGGGATTCCGGATGTCACGGCATCACGGAAAGATCCGTAACATGCTTGCGACCATTACCGGCCATCATCCCGCAGCAGGCGGCCTGGATGAGCGGATCGAGACAGCACACCAGGAAGTCGCCGAGGCTGCTGACCGGCTGGAGGCGGCCAAGAGGGAAGCCCGTCAGGCGCGCACCTATATCAATGAGAACCGGTTCGCTGCGCTGATCGCGGATTCACTGGGCATACAGCATCCCCGGCACAATTCTCACTGACTGTCTCTACCGCCCGGTACGATCTTCCCGGGAAGTATCAGGGAGGGGTCGTGATGATGGAGAACTCTGCAAAGCCGCGCGGACGTGCTCGCGCAATTTGGCGCGTGGCCTGGGCTCCGGGAATGAACCGGTCCTGGGTCATTATCGGTGTTCTTATCGTCGCCTGGATCGTGTGCGGGTTTTTCCTTGACCGCACGCAGTTCGGGCCGGACCTGTATAATGTTTCCATTGTAGCGCTTCCGGCAGCAGCCCTGCTGTTCAGCCTGGAATACACGGTGATGGGATTCCGGGGATCAGCCAAGTGGTGGACGAATGACCTCGGCACCACGATCGTGATGAAGGACGTTGCCATCATCACCTCGAATATCGTCCTGGCCTGGGCCCAGCTGTTTAACCATGGCCTGATTGATACCCCGCTGCCTGCATGGATTTACGTCGGCGGCGTTACCGGGGCGGTGCTCATCCTGGTCTGGCGCATCCTGGTCTGGCTGCGCGTTTACCGCCAGGAGCGGATATCGGGCCGTCAGCCGGACGGCGGCGCCTGATAAAGCTGCCGGCGCGCATCAAGCCACGCCTGGTAAGCCGTGTCGGCCACGGCCCTTGCCCGGAACGCCGCCCCGTAGGCCCGTCCCGCGGCCGGGGCGAAGCCGCCGGCCTGCATGATCTGCGCCCAGGTGACGAAAAGCTGCCGGGCTTGCGCCTCCGCTGCGGTGTAAGCGCTCCACAGGGCGTCGATCTCGGCCATCGCGTGCTCTCTCAGCTCGGCGGCGCATTGTAGATCTGCTGGTAAAACGTCATCCAGGCGTCATAGGCGTCTCCGGCTGCGATCTGCGCCTGGTAAGCCGCCGAGAAGGCCGAGGCGCTGCGCCAGGAATGGCCGCCGAGCGTCGTCATGTGCTCTTCCCACTTGCGGCTCAGCTGGCTCGCGGTGGCCTGAGCCTGCTGGTAGGCAGCCCACAGGGTGCCGAGATCAGCGTCTGTCAGCTGGGCCATGAGTTTCTCCCGGGAGCGCATGGCTTCCCTGGAAGAGGCGAGACCACCACGTCCTGGGGAGGGCCCCGATGACAGAGCAGCCGGCAGGCGGCCGGGATGTCCTGGCTGAGCTGGACTCGCTGGGCGAGTACCTCCTCGCCCTGATCGGCGACAATCCGCAGCCGGGCCAGGACGCCAACAAGACCGACCTCGTATCCCGGCTGTTCCACCTCAAGACGGTGGCGCAGAACATCAGCGAGCTGCACGCGGTTTATGCCTCCGGCGTCACGCACGACCAGCTGGTACGCCGCAGCCGGGGCATGAGCGAGGCCGACACCGCTGCGCAGGAGCGCATCGCCGAACTGGAACGCCAGCTTGCCGAGGCCCGAGGGAGTGCCAGTGCCCAGGTATAACGCCCAGTGGCAGACGGCTGCCGCCCTGGCGAGTAACAGCGTGCTGGCCTGGATGGGCTTCACCGTGGTCCCCGCCCGGCTACGCCGGTGCACGATCGGCGTCGCGAACTCCGGCGGCACGATCACCAGCATGCAGTGCCAGGTGGGCCTGAACCTTGCCACCACCGGCAGTCCGGCCACTCCGGTGAACGTCACCTCGAACAACATGGCGCCGTTCGGCGGCACGCCAGTAGCCTCGACGAACAAGCTGATCAGCGCCTGGACCACGGCGCCGACGCTGGGTGCGCAGACCACCGACGCCTACACGATCACCTTCAATGACCAGCTGATGGGCGACCTGCCCTGGGAGCTGCTGGAGGAGTTCTGGTTCTCGGGAGCGGGCCTGGCCGCCAATGGCGGCATCGCCTTCGTGAACCGCAGCGGCGCCGCACTGCCCGGCTCGCACTACTTCACCATCGCGGTGGAATGGGAAGAGTAATCAGTTCGTCGGAGGCGCCGGGTACAGCGCCTTTCTGGCGTCATCCCAGGCCTTCCAGGCTGCGTCCTTAGCCTGATCCGCGGTATACAGCTGCGCGTAGATCGAGCCGGCCGTCCCGTCGGTCCGGGCGGCCGAGGCGATCATGCGCCAGTTGCGCTCCAGCTGCGCATGGCGCTCAGCTGCCGCCAGGTAAGCGATCCACAGAGTCGCCAGGTTGGTCTGGGCTGGCGCTGCAGTCGCGGTCAGCACCGAGGGAGCCGACAGGGCGGCCTGCGCCAGGGCAGCGCACACGGCGCTCGCCGTCAGCACCGACGAGGCGCTCAGGGCAGCCGAGCCGAAGACCGTGGCCGGGCCCGCCGGAGGCGGCGGGGGAAGCTGCGCCGGCCGGGTCTTCCTGAAGGCCAGCGACGGGCGCCGCTTCGGCGCCAGCAGGGTGATCCGGGCGAGGAGTCCCCGGTAAAGCCGCGAGCGTGACGATATGACCTGCGGGCGCCCGGCGCGCCGCATGCCGGGCGGGAGTGCTGCCGGTGGCGGGACGCGCCGCAGGACCCGGCGCTCCCCCTTCGCAGCCAGCCGGGATGCCCGGCGCCCGGTCACGCCATGGGAAACCGCTGCCGGCAGGATGACGGCCGCGGGCACCGCCTGCTGCGTCCGGCTGCGGACCGGGGAGGACGCGGGCCGGCGCCGGGACACTGGGGCGCGCAGGATGACGGCCGCGGGCACGGCAAGCACCGGCGGGCGCCCGGGCTCTCGCGTGCGCCGCAGGTCCGCGGTGCGCAGCGGCAGCCGCCGCGCCTGGGGCAGCACGGGGACCACCAGGGAGCCCTGCAGCTGCGGCCTGCGGATCCTGGAGACAGCCGATGCCGTGCGAGGCCGCTGCGCCTGCGGGACGAGCGTCACCGTGGCGTTTCCCGGCGCGATGGCCATGCACAGGCCTATCCACTCGCCGGCGCTTCCCTGTGTTCCCGAGAAGGTGAACGTGCCCGTGGACGAGCTGATCTGGTAGCCCAGGACGCTGTTGTTGGCGGCGCTGAGTCCCTGGCTGGTCCAGGGAGCGCCCGGGAGCGTGGGCAGGCCGTTGAACTGGACCAGCAGCCCGAGGATGAACTCGGCCAGCTGAGTGGTGAGGGAAGTGGGCCCGGAGGAGACCGCGGTGCTGTTGCCGGTGGCGATGCCCGCGGTGCCGTCCAGGAAGGGCGAGCTGCCCAGGCCCGATACCTCGGCATACATCAGGCCGACGACCGCAGCCAGGGACCCGTTGGGCACGGAGATCGACACGGCGCTCTGGCCGCCCGCGATGGACGGCTTCATCCAGGCTGCGCCGTAGACCTCGTTGCTGCTGTAGCCCGACAGCTCGGCAGCCGGGTTCGTCCAGCCGGTGGTCACGCCGCCCAGGGACGGACCGGAGGAGCTGATCGCGACATTGGAGGTAGAGAAGCTGGTGGGCAGCAGGAACAGCGTGTTGCCTGCGCCGGTTGCCTGCGAGAGGCTGCCGGAGAAGGCATTGGGGATCGACCCCGACTGCACTACGGCGATCGCCACGTGACCCTCCTCTGCTTCTGATTACCGAAGGCAGCATGCAGGGTTTCCGGTTGACGTTATGCAAGAAACCTTGATAGTGTTTTGGCATGAGCAGCGGACAGGCAGGGGCGGTCATGAATCAGCGGATGGCTAGCGATGACCTGATGACCGAGATCAGCCAGCTGGCTGCCGAGCGGCAGCACGTGCTGACTGCCGACATGACCGGATCGAGGCGCCTGACCCTGGCCAGCGCGCTGAGCGTGCGGTCCCACCTGCAGGGGCGCCCGGCCCGCCACCCTGCCCAGGAACCTGCCCCGGCTCCGGTGCGCAGTGCCCCGGCCGACGGTTCTCTTCCTCCCGTCACGGCCTTCCGGCACGTGCCGCCTGGCCGGTACGCCGTCGAGAGCCGGACCGGGAACAACGACCTGGACTTCTTCGAGGTGCGCCGGCCCGAGGAGGGCAAGTGGGCGGGCTACACCTTCGTCGAGCGGATCATCGGCGGCCATGACAACGCGCCGGTCCGCGGCATTGCCGCCCGGCGGGCACTGCAGGCCATCGTGCGCGCGGGGTTCGATGAGTCCAGGCTGCGGGCCGCTCAGGAGCTGGGGCTGTGCAAGGAGTGCGGGCGCCACCTGACCGATGAGGAGTCGCGACTGGCGGGCATGGGGCCCTACTGCAGGAACAAGTAACGACCACCGCGGGGCAGCCGGAGCGCTGCCCCGCTGTCATGCGGGAAGGCAACCATGAACTACAACGAGCCCTGGCTGTATGCCGTGATCGCCGGGCTGTTCCTGGTCCTGGTGCTCCTGGAGCGCCTCGGCCCGGTCAGCATCCGGCAGGAGATCACCAGCCGCCTGCAGCACCTGCATCATTCTCAGGAACGCCTGGTCGTTATCCACGAAACGGATGCTGAGCCTGCCCCGGAGCCCCCGGCGGTCCGGATCCTGCCGGGGCCCGGTTACGTGCTGCCTCCTGCCGCCCCGGCGGTCCCCGGTCACGAGCCCCTGCTGATGCCATCGCAGCCGACCGGCAAGCCCACCCTGCTGTCGGACGAGGCCCGCACGGAGCAGCTGGCGTCTCTTCGCGCCGACTGCGAGTACTGCGGCGAGGACCACGTCGGCGACTGCGAGAAGAGCCTCCTGGCCCGGGCGCTGCGCAAGCGCGGTGTCCAGCCCGGCTCGATCGCCTTCGAGAAGGCGCTCGGCCGCCCGGCGCCTCCTGGCGCCGAGGATACGATTCCGGACATGAAGCAGCCTCCTGAGCCCCGGCCCCCTGTCCGGGTGCGCCCCGGCGAGCAGGTCCGGATCGAGCTGCCGCCGCCGCCCGCCATCCCGGAGATCGATCTCCTGGGTGATTACGACCCGGACTCAGTGGCCGCCCGGATCAGGGCCGCTTACGAGCGTGCCGAGGCTGACCAGCAGCTGCGGATCGACGAGGCGGCGCAGCTGAGCCGCCAGGTCTGGGCAGCGGAGCACCCGCCAGCAGGCTGATCCTCTCGCGGCATGCAGGGAAGCCTAGAGGAGGCCCGGATGCTGCGGAAGTACGCCAGTCTTGCTGTCCTGGATGCCTGGCAGGTCCCGGCGCGGCCGGGGCCTGCCTCGCTGCGCAAGACCGCTCACCGGGTGGACTTCGAGTACACCCCGCGGCCGGGCTACCTGTACGTGCGCTCGCGGGCGATCTCCAGCCGGGCCAACGACAACCACGACGAGTTCCCGGCCGCCGAGATCGAGAAGTCCTACAAGACCTTCCTCGGCAAGCCGGTCTTCGTCAACCACCACAACGCCAACCACCGCCGGGCCCGCGGCGTGATCGTCGCGGTCGCCCTGCACCGTGACCGCAACCCGGACGGCACTCCCGACACCTGGGCCGAGGTCCTGCAGGAGATCGACGCGCGCCGCTTCCCCAAGCTGGCCCAGGCCATTCTGGCCGGCCGGGTGGACCGCACCTCCATGGGCGTGGACGTCGAGGAGTCGCAGTGCACTGCCTGCGGCAACAAGGCCACCGACCCGGCTCAGTACTGCCGTCACCTGCCCGCCCTGAAGGGCCAGAAGATCCGCAGGCGCGGCAGCGACGGCAAGCTCCGCGAGGAGATCATCCGCGAGATCTGCCGGGGCCTGTCCTTCTTCGAGAACAGCCTGCTGGTCGAGGAGCCCGCTGACCCGACGGCCTACGTGCTCGGCACCCCTGATGACCGCGGCCTGAAGATGACCGCGGCGGCCCTGCCGAAGAGCCTGCGGTTCCGGTTCATGCACGCCAGCGAGACCATGTCCGGGTCCCACGAGCTGACTGCGCACGTGCCCGGCCGGGACAAGCCGGTCGGCGAGATCAAGTGGCACCCCGCCAGCGGCGCCGTGGACCTTGTCGGCACCCATCCCTCTTATCAGGGCCGCGGGCTGGCCACCCACCTGTGGAACCGGGCTCACGAGATCTCGGCCGAGCGCGGCTTCCCGTTTCCCCGGCACACCGGCAGCGAGCCCGGAGACGCACCGGGCGTCCAGACCCCGGAGGGCGCCCAGTGGGCCCGGCACGCTCCTAACCCCGGCTACGTGCACGGCCAGGAGCCGATGATCCCCCGCCAGCGGGGCAACCAGACCCGCGACATCCGGCCCGAGCTGATCGACCCGGCCGCGACCGACATGGCCGAGCACATGATCAGCGACCACGGGTTCTACGACTCGGCCAGCCGGATCCGGGCCTCAGATCCTGAGGCCGTCGCAGCCATGCATGACGCCCAGCATGCCGGGCCCGTCCGGCGCCCGCACCGTCACGCGGCACTGCCGCCGCACGTCAACTGGGACGCCGTCACCGGCCTGCAGCATGTCGTTCCCGTGACATTCAGCGGCGACTCGTCAGAGCCCTATGAGTTCCCGATGGGCAGCCCGCATACTCACGACGTCTGCCGCGATCACCTTCCCTCAGTAATGTCGCTGCCGGAAGGCGAGGCGCGGATTCACCCGGAGAACCCGCGCCGGGGAACCTGCGTTTACTGCGGGCGCGGCCCCGAGGGCATCATCGGCAATCCCCAGAACCTGGACGTGCCGAGCCGCGAGGGCGGCGGCACTTATCCTTATTCTCAGCGTCACCTGCCGGAGATGCTGCGCCAGCTAGGAGAAGGTCAGCACGACTTGAGCCCCTACGACCCGCACAACCCGAAGTTTGATTACCATTCGGGAATCGACCAGCGGCTGCCCTACCGCATGAACTCGCTGCGCCGCGAGGCGATCACGGGCGAGGAGGCGGAGCCTGGCCACAGCATCTGGGCCGTCCCGAACGGCGAGAGCCCGGCCGCCGACGAGGTCTACCAGAACATGCACACCCGCGATCCGGGCGAGCACGGCGAGGGCTGGTACAAGGGCACGGCCTATCACGGGCCGTACCACATCATCCGGCACCCCGAGACCCGGTCCACCCACGTGGTGGACGCCCGCGGCCGGGACACCCGGCCCGGCAGCCCCGGCGGCTACGGCAACTGGGAGCGCGACGGCAACTGGGGCGAGAGCGCCGCCGAGGACCACTGGCGCGGCCTGGAGTCAGTCGGCCCCGACCACGCCCGGACCGGCACTCACGAGGATCCCTCGTACGCCCTGCAGAAGGAGCGCACCCCAGCCTTCCCGCACTCGCGCATCGATCCCGAGGACCTGCGCCGGGCCGAGCGCCCGGACGCCCGCGTGCACAAGCCGGAAGGGCACAGTCCGGAGGATGAGTGGCACGGGCCCTATGAGGTCGTGAGGCACCCGGAGACCAGCAGGTTCCACGTGGTGGACAACGCCGGGCGCGTTGCCCCCCATGGGTGGCAGGGACACCCGACGCAGATGGGAGCAGAGCGCTCTCGCGATTACACTGACCGCCGCCAGCAGTCCAAGGACCGGGCCAAGGGCATCGCCGGCGCCATGTGGGAGGGCATGCAGCAGGTCTTCGACCCCGGCTCGACCCCCGACAGCCGGCAGTCCGACAGGAACCTGGCCGAGGGTCAGGAGCTGATGACCCGCTATGCGGGCGGGCGCGGGCGCGTGAAATTCGACCCGGATGAAGATGGCGGCGCGCCCTACTATCACCGCGAGCACTACCTGCCGAACGGGAATGAGTCCGGCTGGTACGTAAAGCATTACGGCGGCGCTCACGCGGACATTTATCATCACGCCACGGGTGATGAATCGGGTCATGACATGATCCGATTCCCCGAGCATCCTGATGACGAGAACTCAATGGCGCCGCGGATTCACCCGGACTTCGACGACATCAGCATGGGCAAGGCGCTGAAGGACTGGCACGACGACACCGAGGCCGGGGCACGCCGGCACTGGGAGGACGCGAGCCCCGGCTATGGCGGTCATCCGGTCGGGGACGCCCGGATCATCCGCTGGAAGCGGCGCTACCCCAACGGGCGCCCTCCCCGCCCGCAGCAGCACGAGGGCGCCCGCTACGAGAGCCCGGCCGACCACCCGTTCTTTCAGGCCAACCCGGTCAGCAAGGAGCACCTCAAGCACGCCTTTTACGACTCGACGCCGGACGAGCACGAGCAGGGCAGCCGCTGGTACCCCGATGCCCACCACGTGGCTACGGCTATCGCCGGGGGCGACTCTGCCCGTGGAGCCGGCCTGGTAGCCGCTTACTCTCCGCGCACCGCGTGGCCATCCAACCTGTTTAACGCCTCGAAGGCTCATCGGGAGAACCGGGCCTTCGGCGGCCCCGGCGAGGGCGCCATGGGCATGCACCGCAACCTGGCCGCCCCGATTATCGCCGGAGTCCACCACTCCGAGGCCTTCTCCCGCTCCGCGCCCAAGATCCGGGCCTTTGCTCACCTGATCGAGCACGGCGGCGATCTTCCCGAGGACGTCGGCACCGACCGCGAGCACGTTGTCATCGACCGGCATGCCCTGTCCGCCGCCATCGGCCGCCGGGTTACTGACGACGACCTCAGCCGGGTCCCGCTCGACCATCCGCGCTTCTACGAGCACGTGGCCAGTACCTACCGTGCCGCGGCACGGGACCTGTCGGCTGATCTCGGCCTCCACATCCCCTCCCACCGGCTCCAGGCCACCGTCTGGAAGCGTCAGCTGCGCCTGAACGCTGCTGAGGACGCCGGGCAGCCCTGGGGTGGCCGAGGTCGTAACAAGCGCACGGAGAACGCCTGGACCCGCTGGAACCAGCACGCCCAGGAGCACCACCCCGAACTGGGGCCGGAGAACATGCACCGCCAGGGAGCCCAGCGCATGGCCTACGGGGAGACTCGCGTGCCGCCGCAGATTGACACGCTGCGGGCCGAGGAGTGCCCGGTCTGCGGCGAGGACCAGGTGTGGACCGGCCAGCGCTGCCCCGTGTGCGGATACGTCAGCCCGCCGGACCTGTTCCGGGACCCGGACACCAGCCGGGCCATGCAGGTCCGCGAGCAGCTCGACAGCGGCGACGTGGACATCCCGCCGGAGGGCCAGGGCTCCTGGCCTGATGCCGACGCCCAGCTCTACCACCCCGACCAGATCGCGCCCAACGGCGTGCCCGGCCCGGATGCCACCGTCCAGGATCCCGGTGACGGCCAGCTGCCCCAGGAGGGCGGGGAGGGGGCCCTGGCCTGCCCCGAGTGCGGCGCTCAGTTCGGGCCCGAGGACGGCCTGGCCGAGGGTGACCCGTGCCCCGAGTGCGGCCAGGGCCAGCTGGTGGCCGCCGACTTCGCCGGGGACGAGGGCGAGCTGCCGCCGGACGAGGAGATGGCGGAAGAGGGCGAGGAGCTGCCGCCGGGCGAGGAGCTGCCTGAGGATGAGGAAGAGCCGCCCGAGGAGGAGGATGAGGGCGAGGATGACGAGCCTGACCCCAGGGAGAAGAAGCGCAAGTGAGCACCAACAATAGTGCGGGTACCCCAACTATCGTGGGTCCGCTCTGGTGAAGCCGCCAAGGTGGCGCCGGGGCGGCTGGGTGGACGAGCGCTGGCGCCATCGTGCGGCGCAGCGGACGCGAGCGGCAGACAAGGCGATCGAGATGGGACTGACGAGCGACCCGGCTGACCCCCGGCTCGGCCACGGCGAGGATAAGTCCCCGCAGCCGATGCAGGAGATGTACCTGATCCTGTCCGACCACGAGCGGGCCCGCGGCTTCGTGCGGCCGGTCCGGCGCTCCTACCGGCACCAGGACCCCGAGTGCGGCGTGGTGACGACGATGGCGCTGCCGCTGGCCGAGACCTACGCCGCCAACCCGGCCTTCTACGGGGCGACCTACTGCACCGGCTGCCGCATGCACCGGCCGGTCGGCCAGCACGGCGAGTTCACCTGGATGGACAACGACGGCAGCGATACCGCGGAGCTGGTGGGAACATGAGCGAGGGTTACGACCCGGCGCAGGACCCGGTTCACGGGAGCGGCTGGAACTCCGCGGCCCGCTGGGGCGGCTGGGACTGGCGCGAGCCCCGCGGGGCGCAGCACTACCGGACCTGCTCGTTCTGCGGCAGCATCAGCCCGCAGGACCTGGCCGCCGAGCCTGCGGGCACGGGCTGCGGGTTCCCCGGCTGTCCCGAGCCGCACAGCGAGCTGAGCAACGTCCACTTTCCTGGCCCGGAGGCCTACTGGAACACGGAGCTGCAGACCAGCGCGGGCCATCCGTTCCTGAACACGGGCTGGCGCGCCAGCTGGGCCGACCAGAAGTACGGCTGGCCGCACAAGTTCTACGTCAAGGGCCTGGTCAACCGCCATCCTGAGATCAAGCGCATTGTCACCGCGCTGAGCGAGGATCAGTACCAGGCGATGCTGGCCGGAAAGGACTGGCCCGTCCGCCAGGACGCCTATGAGTGGCATCGCGCCAGCGATATCCCGGACGGCTATGACGCCTCCGGCTGGCGCCTGGAGGATGGCCGTTACGCCTGGGTGGGATTCGGCTCCGACAAGACCCATCACGCGAAGTTCTACTCGGTTCACCTGGCCGATCCTGCGATCGGCGACGAGGTGCGGGAAACCGTCTCGCGAGTCTGCGGGCTGCGGTTCACGTTCACCGGCGGCAAGGTCAGCTGGAAGGCCTATGCGCCGCCTGAGGAGCCCGCGGCGGAGTAAATGCCACGGGATCGCAGCCGGGCAGAATGCGGCTGCAACCCCGGTCCGCCCCGGCGTGCACCGGCACGCTCCGCGCGCTGCCTGGTGGGGTGACGGCTGCGATCCCTGGATCAGGCCTGCACGGGCCATCCCCGCGCTGAATCCTATCGGCCCCGGAAGGTGCAGTAGCACCGCCGGAAGGGGACTCGATGGGTGGCGCCAAGTCAGCTGCTCGCGAGATGCAGGCGCAGCATGTTGCTGCCCTGATCCGCGAGAACCAGATCCTGCGCGCTCAGCTGCATTTCGTGGCCGACCTGGCCGGCGTGCGCCCGGAGCTGGAGCAGATCCGCCGCCAGGCGGACATGAACAACCCGGCGTCCCCGGTTCCGGACCCGCCGGAGGAGCCTCCGAGCGAGACCACCGAGGAGACCCTGGCGCCGGACGCCAACGGGGACGCCTCGCGGCCCGGTGCCGAGCCCGGCTCGCTGACCCGCGTCCCGGCCGAGCAGATGACCACGTCGATGACCCCCGGCGTGGAGATCCAGACTCCCCCGGCGTCCAACCTGGTCTCGGTGACGGCCCCGGTCCAGGGCACCAACCCCGACCAGGACGGCGGGGTGCCGATCCAGCAGCGCCGCATCGAGACCGACGTGCGCATCGACCCGGATCCGCTCAAGGCCGGGGGCCCCGGTATCGGCGGCATCGGCGGCAACGGGGCCGCGTTCCCGTGGATGCTGGATGCCCGCGAGCCCGGCCAACAGGGCGGCCAGCAGAAGGCAGCGGCCCTGCAGCCGCCCGCCTCGGCTGAGGACGTCTCCGGGGCGCGCACGATGGCCTCTATCCGGCTGGCCCGGCTGCGGGTGCACGCGGGCCTGGCCCGCGGCGACGAGCTGGTCCTCGGCACGCAGATCGAGCGTGACGCCTCACTGTCCACGCCGGCGATCGAGCACGAGATCGGCATCCTGCAGCAGGTGGCCGCCGTGCGCCCGCCGGAGCGCCCGCGGCCGATGGCCCGCCAGGCCGCCCGCAGCGCGCCCTCCCTCGCGCCGACGATGGCGCCGGTCTATGCCTCGGCCTCCGCGGCCGGGGACAGCGACGACCTCTCGGACCTGTTCAGTGACTGACGCGGCGCGCGTCACGGCGCTGGAAGCGGAAATAGCCCGGCTGCGCGAGACCGTGGCGCAGCTGCAGTCCCGGGCAGTCAGCCAGGCAATTACCTGTCAGCCGTTCCCGCTGACCGCATGCGCGGGCGTCATACCGCCGGTCTATTACCCCGCGATGGGGCCCGGCTGGATGACGTTCTCGCTGCCGCCCGCGGGCGCTGCGCCGGTGCCGGCGCTGCAGTGGGTCGAGTTCGGAAATTCCGGGAGCCGCGTCTCCCTGACGCCCCCGGAAACGGCGCCAGAAGGATGACGCCCGGAAGAGTCAGCAGGCAGATGGCAGCGAGCCTGAGCCGGATGCAGAAGGAGATACCGGAATGATCCGGACCTATCTGGCCAACGACTACATCAAGCGGACGATCCGCCCGCTGTACTCGTGGACCCAGGCGACGCCAAAGCCATGCTTCCTGGACCCGGCGTGGACCCGGGCCGTGCCGATCTGGCCCGGCATGGGCTTCATCCGCACCGGCGGCGACCTGGTCACGCTCGCGGGCGCCAACAGCGTCCAGATGGGCAGCGCCAAGACCATGTACGGCACCGCGGGCAGCGGCAACAACGGCGTCGTGCTGAGCGCCAACGAGCCCTACCCGGTCTACGGCCTGGGCGCCCTGTACGTCGGCGGCGACGGCGTGGACGAGCTGCTCTACGCCGGCATCAACGCCTTCGCGGTGTGGGTCCTCGGCCCGGATGCCGAGTTCGAGATCCTCGCCCCGGCGTTCGACCCCACCTCCACGTGGACCGACCCGCCCGCGATGGGCACCGGTGCCACCAACTACCCCGGCTCGCAGCTGATCGGCGTCGCCACGCAGAACGGCGGCGGCACGGGCACCGGCCTGCAGACCGGCACCCTGCAGGGCCAGCTGGTGCCGTGGAGCAACGGCACCGGCGTCTCCTCGCCGGTCGCCCGGCTGCTGAAGGTGAACTCCTCGACCAAGATCACCATCGGCGGCCTCAGCTTCACCGACCTGGCCAGCAACGCCAACCTGGCGACCACCAACTAGCCCGGCCCGCCCGGGACGGACACGGCAGCTCGCACGCACGCGGAAGGACACCCAGATGTCAACAGCACTGGCGCCGGTCACGGCAGGCCACCTGGCGCCCGCGCCGGCCTATGCGCCGGCCGAGGGGCTGCGGCGTGCGACCGCCCGCAAGTCCGACGACTACGTGGCGCAGATCGAGGCGCGCCGGTCGCGGACGGCCCCGCTTACCCGCGAGGCCAAGCTGCGCAAGATGGCGCTCGTCCTCTCGGACGAGATGCACGGCTTCCGGCGCCTGGGCGTCGGCATGGTCGGCCCGATCCAGCTCAAGCTCCGCTACCAGGGCATCGTGCGCAACGTCCTGGTCGAGGACCCGGTCACGCCGGGCACCCCGGTGGAGTACGACGTCTGGGACGACCTCGGCCAGGCCTACATCCTGTCCGGGACTGAGGGCGAGGTCCGGGTCACTCCCTTCGAGGGCAAGCGGATCCCGGTGCGCTTCTTCCGCATCGCGGCCCGCCCGGCGCTGCGCAAGGAAGACCTGTTCTACCTGCGGATCAACGCGGTCGAGCAGGCGCAGGACGAGACCAAGCAGGCGATCCTCAAGCAGGAGGACGCCCGGCTGCTGGTCATCCTGCAGGCCGCGGTCACCGACTACGCCACCCGGCCCGATCACGTGGTCACCCCCAACCACAACATCACCGAGGCGTCGGGCTACCTGACCCCCGGCTCGCTCTACAGCGCGGTCGCGATGACCGACCTGCACGAGCTGCCCTCGGCCCGGATCCTGATCAAC